TGGAACAATCAAGTCTTCAAATCTCTGTACTGAAATTATTGAGTACACAGATAAGAATGAGACTGCTGTTTGTAATCTTGCTTCTATTGCATTGCCAAAATATGTAATCATCCCATCTGGTAAAGTTCGTGAGAAAGATAAGAAGTTACGTAAGTATGACTTCAAATTCTTGTTCGATGTTGTTTATCAAGCAACAGTCAACTTGAATCAGGTCATCGACGTAAATTACTATCCAACTCCAGAAACAAAGGCATCAAATCTGAAGCATCGTCCTATTGGATTAGGTGTTCAGGGATTGGCTGACACTTTTGTTATGATGGGTCTTCCGTTTGAATCAGAAGAAGCTCGTAAATTGAACAAGGATATCTTTGAAACAATTTACTTTGCTGCTCTTACTGCATCTAAGGATTTGGCAAAGAAATATGGCTCTTATGCGTCTTTTGAAGGATCTCCAGCATCTCAAGGTTCACTACAATATGACTTATGGGGACTTAATGAGAATGATCTTTCCGGTATGTGGGATTTTTCAGCGCTCAAAGAAGAAATCAAGCAATTTGGTTTGAGAAATTCACTTCTTGTTGCTCCAATGCCCACTGCTTCAACTGCACAAATTCTTGGAAATAATGAGTGTTTTGAGCCTTTTACTACCAATCTCTACAAGCGTAATACTTTGAGTGGTGAATATGCTGTTATCAATAAGCATTTAGTTGAGGATCTTGTCAATCTTGGTATATGGAGTGACAATGTTAGACTGAAATTGTTCAATGAGAATGGTTCAGTTCAAAACATTCCTGAAATTCCAACTGATATCAAAGAAGTTTACAAGACAGTTTGGGAGATGAAGGGTAAGTCTCTTCTTGAAATGGCTCGTGATCGTTCATACTTCATTGATCAATCACAATCATTGAATATGTTTATGGCTGAACCAACTGCAAGTAAATTATCTTCTGCTCATATGTATGGTTGGAAATTAGGTTTGAAGACAGGTATGTATTACTTACGTGTCAAGCCAAAAGCGCAAGCATTAAAGGGTCTTGGAATTGATCTTTCTAGCGCATCAATCCAAGAGGTAGAAAAACCTAAAGAAGTGGAGCAAATGAAGGATTTTGATCCTAATGAATTTACTGCAAAAGTCTGTTCATTAGATAATCCAGATTGCGAAAGCTGCGGAGCATAAAAAAAGAGGGGAGAAATCCCCTCTTTTTTTATTTTGGTTTGTAATACATTGTTCTAGAAAATGTATCTGTCAAATCGTAATCTTTTCTTCTTCCAGCATTATCTACAAATTCATTTCGCTCATAAAATCTTTGAAGAGCACCCTTTTTACCTTTTTCAGGTTCAGGATTAAGAACAATAGGTTTGTTTGCTCTTTGGCTATATTCCTTAATAGCAGTAATAATTTCTGTTCCTATACCCATACCTCTCATCTCTTTGGGAATGAATATTTTATCTAACTTGATTTTGTTTTCAAATTCTGTAATTCTTAAGATAACTTCAGGATATTTATTCATAAAGAAGTTAATTAATTTTTGAATATCATTTTGATCTTGAGCCAATCGATACCACATATTATTGCCTTGTATTGTTTATCAATTGTTGTATACTTTGGTTGACATTCATTTGATTTTGTAATCCTTCAACGCCTTCTAAAGCTGTAGATGAAATAGAACCTAAAAGTGCTCCAAAAATATCTTTATTAGTAATATTGAAAAGATTGATACCTATTTTTCCAGAATGCAAAATAATCTTGGAATTTATAAAATCAATTGCTAATTTATCATCTGTAGATAAGGGTTGTTTTCTTTCAAGTGCAGACTTGACTTCTCTTAACTTATATTCTAAATAAAAGTTTAAAAGTAAATCAAAAACTTCTGTATAGTTCAAAATTTTTGTAGGAAATTTTTTGATAATTTTTTTTACAATATCAAATTTTGGATCTGTAGCATTATTAATGAAAAAGCTTGTAATCTCATAAACATCTGAGCTTGACTTAATATTTGAAAAAATATTTAAATTACCTTGGGCATTTAGATATTCCTTAAATAATTTATCAGCATCCTTGAATTCACCGTCTTCATAACGGCCTACAGTTCTTTTATCAACAATAGACTTAATATTATTTGTGATATTGATTTTTTGTTTAAATACTTGATTACTTACATCATTAATAAGATTATTCCAATTCTCCATTCTGTCTTGAGAAGAGAATGAGCTTTGAGATGAATTTTGTTGTCTTAATTCATATAATCTATTTTTAAACTCTAATTGGTCTTCTGGTTTCAATTGCCTTATAAGTTTATTTATCTTATCTTCTATAGCAATAAAATTATTCTCTCCAGATGCTAAATTACTAACGGTTGGATCTGAAATAAATGAAGGCAAAAAAGAACCTAGTTGAGCTAATCGGTACCACATAATTTACATTTTACTATTTATAAGATATAATCCTTGTATGGCAAAATCAGTAGTTAGAGAAGTTAAGATTTTAGATGCAGTATTGAAGGAAGATGAAGGCACTGAGGACGAGCCTACAATTGTTCAATTTATTTGGCTTCAACTTCAAGATGTAAAGTCTGAAAGAGTGTATACTGCTGTGTTATCACTGGAAGATATTAAAGATTTGACAAAGATGGATCGATATTTAGAAGGTAGAGAATTGATCAATTTTACGATTGCTCTTAAAAATCGTGAACATCCATTGTCTCTTATATTCAATCCAGAAGCCGAAGAAATTACTGCAGATATGATTAAGAATGAGGAAGGTATTTAATATGGCAGCATCAGGTAGTGGACAGGTTTCAGTATCAGGTCCTAAAGCAACAGTTGAGATCAAGGCTTTTCGTGAGGATGCAGTTATTCCTAAGAAAGCCACTGAAAGTGCAGCAGGTTATGATATTTGTGCTTGGTTAAAAGATTCTTATGATGAACAAACTCTTGTTGCACCACATTCAACTTTGATTGTTCCTACTGGTCTTAATGTAAATATTCCAAATGGTTACGAAATTCAAATTCGTCCTAGATCTGGCTTGGCTGCTAAGTTTGGTGTTACTGTTCTCAATACTCCAGGCACTATTGACAGTGATTATTGTGGTGATGGTGAAGATTTTGAACTTAAGGTAATTCTTATCAATCACAACAAGATTCCATTTTCAATCAAGCACGGTGATCGAATTGCTCAAATGGTTGTGGCAAAGTTAGCTGATCACGAACTTGTCGAAGTTGAAGAATTTGGAAAGACTGATAAGACATCCCGTAAAGGTGGATTGGGCAGTACAGGTAAGTAATGGAACACAATATTGATCAAGCCACAAAGAATTACACTATTTTTTGTGATTTAGACGGAACACTTTGGGAGCAAGGTGATCCCACTGAAATTGCGAAGCCTGGATATCAACCAAAAATTATTCACGGAACTGTAGATAAGATTCGTGAATGGGATAGCAAAGGTTTTAAGATTATTCTCACTACTGGCAGAAAAGAAAGTTTGCGTGATGTAACAGTCAAGCAGCTTTCTTATGCTGGAATTGTTTACGATCAATTGGTAATGGGTATTGGTGGTGGGTCTAGAGTTCTTATTAATGACTTGAGAGCCAATGGAGACCAATCAGGTTTCTTGTATCAGCCAAAGCGTAATGAGGGTATTGCAGGTATCAATTTATGATGTATCCAGAATTTAAGAAATTTGTGAACTTGATTGGGCACGATATTACAATTTCAGGATATGGAACTTTACCAAGAGCAGAAAATCCTTGCTTTGTTCAAACTAAACAAAGAATTATTGGTAAAGTTGCAAGCGTTCCTGTTGCTGAAACTCATTTTGAAAAAATTGTAAATCTTCCTGATCCTGAGGATGGTGTTTATTACATCGTTAGTCGAGTTTCGATGGAATTCATTCCATTTGATCGTGAAGATGTATTCAGTGTAGATACAGGCCCAACAGCAATTCGTGATGAGAATGGTCAAGTTGTTGCAGTGACACAATTATCATTATGAGTGATCCAGAATTTATAGAATCCATTGAGTGCCAAGAAATTGCAGAAAAGCTTGTTTCTAAATATTATCCATTTTTAGGATATGTAAATTTGGATCTAGTTCATTTTGTAGAGATGGATGGATATAAAGGAAAGAATGCCCCGCCATATATTATGTCGGGGCTAACTCAATCTTGGGCTAGGGGAATTTTACAATCTCTTGGTAATGGAAAAGTTTACTGCCTTGGTGTGTGGTCTGACTTATGGGAAGAATTAGAACAGTCTAAAAAGGAATGGATTATTTTCCGTTGCTTGTATTCGATAAGTCCTTCATTGGATGGTAAAATTCGTACATTCGACGTTCAAGATTATGGCTTTATTACAGAATATTTTGTTAGAACTGGATTTGGTCCTTATTGGATGTCGAAGGAAGGTTTGCCCTCTCTTTTAGAAGGTACTCACGCCTTACCTCTTATATTACCGATGGAAGATGATGATTAGTCAAAGCTATTATAATAAATATCGCCCCAAAACATTCAAAGATATAAAGGGCAGTAAATCAGCAGAAATTCTTGAAATTCAAATTAAGAATACCAGGACTACTCACGCCTATATTTTTTCTGGCCCTCCTGGTACTGGTAAGACAACTCTTGCTCGTGTTGCTTCAGCACATCTTCTTTGCAATGATGATCAAGACGATTTGAAAGATATGGTCTTGAATGATGAACATCCAGATGTTTATGAAATCAATTGTGCTGTAAATAATGGCGTTGATCACATCCGAGAAAATGTAGTTCAATTATCTCGTCTTGCTCCAACATTAGGTAAATACAAGATTTTTATTCTTGATGAAGCTCAAATGCTTACCACTCAAGCACAAACATCTCTTATCAAGCTTACTGAAGAACCACCAGCATATGTAAAGTTTTTCTTTTGCACAACAGATCCTCATAAGATTCTTCGTGCCATCCATACTCGTTGCCAGACATTTATGATGAAAAAGTTGACTAAACAAAATTTAGTTGAACTGCTTTCAGATGTTTGTGAGAAAGAAAATCTTGTTTTTGAAGAAGAGGCATTAGATCTTATTGCCACTGATGCTGAAGGTAGTGCTAGAACTGCATTATCTATTCTTGAGCAAGCTTCTTATAAAGATATATCTGAAGAAAACATCAGAGAATTGCTTGATAGATCGCCAAAACAGCTTGCAATTGATCTTTCTTACACAATTATCAACGAAGATTTTGCTAATGCGTTTAGATTAATTCAATCAGCCAACGCAGAGGGAAGAAATTTAGGTAATTTATTAGCAGAAACATCAAATATCTTCATTACAGCCTTCAGATATGTTGTTATTAAAACAAAAAAGGTTGAAAGAGATGAAGATATAGAAAATATAGCCAAGTCTGTTGATACTTTGTTGCTTATAGATATCGCAGAACAATTGTATAACATTTCAAAAGACATAAGGCAAACTGTTTCCGAGGACATTGTTGCAACTACAGGTGTTCTCAAAATTATAGAAAAGTACGCAAATAGGGAAAAGGCGTAAAAAGAAGTTTTGTGATGATTTGTGCCTTCGGGAGTTTTGATGGCAACCGAAGATTTCAGAATAGTAAGAATAGTTAATAGAGCAAAAGCAGGTAATGAAGCAGCCTTTAAAAAGCTGCTTAAGATGGTAGAACCAGATCTCAAGAAAATTGCACCTCACTTTTTCATTGTCGGTGGAGACAGAGAAGATGTAATGCAAGAATTGAGATTAGGTGTATTTAAAGCAGTAAATTCCTACGATTGCACCAAAGACACAACATTCAAGAACTTTTGCGTAAATTTAGTTTGTAAAAGACATCTTGCCACAGCTATAGCATCTGCGAAAAGAATGAAGAATTCAGCGTTGAACGATTCTATTTCGTTAGATGCTCCTTTTATTTTAAATGATGATGGCAATTTTCATTCTTTAGGAGATTATATTCCTGATAAGAAAAATCCTTATGATGAATCTCCAGAAGTAAATTTAGTAGAAGATCTTATTGTCAGAGAAGAATTAGAATTAAACTCTGAAATGTTGATGGATAAACTCACCCCATTAGAAGCAGACATATTTGTAGAATACGGACACAATTCATCATATAAAGAAATTTCCTATACTTTGAATGTTCCAGCCAAGTGTGTTGACAATGCACTCACTCGCATCAGAAAAAAAGCATCTGAAGTTTATGTTCAATTCAAAGATGATGAGAAAAAGGATGCCTCTCACAAAATGCCAAAGAAGTAAGTATGTTTAACTTTCTTCGCACAGCATCTATTTTGGATAATTTAGGCTGCTATAAGCTTGCTGATAAATTTACCAAAGTAGCAATTGACGCTTCTGATTTAGATTTCGATCAAGTATATAAGAATCCTGAAACATTTTCTGATTTTGCATTAATTAGAGCAAGAAAAGAAGGTAGAGATCCTATTGAAGTTTTAGGTGATGATAAATTTATTTTTGATCCATCTAAGGATCCTGTCGAACAAATTGCTGACAAACATAAAGGTACAAGAAAACATTTCGAGCTTTATCCGCAAATTTTATTATTTCCTGAAAATGGTGTTTGGAAATTTTTCTTTATGGATCCTTTGTCATTTAAGGCATTATCAGCAGGGTCTGATAAAGAGGGTAAACTAATTACAGATCAATTGTCTATTCCTGGCTTAGAAGAATTGTATAGTGATGAAGAAGATGCAGAAGAAATTCACCACGAGGTTGTTTTCACCACTAATTTACCATTAGAAGATTACAGCAAAGACGAAGCAATAAGTAGATTAAGACAAAAATTCCCTGATGCCCACATTGATTTTCAAATGAATGGTGTGGATGACAGGGAATTTTTTGATGAAGAAAAAGATATAGATTTAACCTAAACTTTTTCTGAAATTATAAACTTTAGCTGTCTTATTTTCATTCTGCTCTATTGACAGATCAACTTGTTGTTCGTCTTGTTCAGCATCATCAAATCCTGGGAAATTACCTGATGGTCTTCCTGGTCCTTTATATCTAGGAATAATAACATCAATTTTTCTACCACTTGGGATTGGTTCTGTTTGTTGAATTTGGAATCTTGAATGCTGTCTAATATCTTGGGCTGTTGGAGGTTCTTGCTTTTTAGCTTCTTCTCTCAATTGCTCATTTTCCAATCTTCTATCTGCACCCTCTGGATTCACAATGTCTGTAGTAAGTAATCCATTAGCTACAGCTTCTGCAACCTTTGAATAATAGTCAGACATATATCCTTCAACTACAGCTTCAGATACATCTTTGACATCAAAGATTAACATTTTTCCAGATTCTACCAATTGGGTTTCTACATCTTTTAGTTCTTGTTCAAGATGTGTTCTTTCTGGGGAATAAATAGGGGTAGATTGTATTTGTTGAGCTAATTGATTTTTCTTACTAATCAAGCCTCTTCTAAAATCTCTTCTGCCTTGAATTTGAAATGTTTCGTGGAAAATCATCTCAAGTTTGTTTCTTTGGCGCTGTAATTTTTTATTAATTGCTTCAAGTGGGTCTGGTAATTTTATAGTTTGACCAGAATCAGTAGTGAAAGTTCCAAATCTTCCAGCTTCCATATCTGCAAGCAATCTTGTAGCATTAGTTCCACCTGACATTAAGTGAACCATTTCATCTTGAATATCTAAAATCCATTGTTCTTTCGCAGCTTCATAGATTTTTCTGTCAGACATTAAGTTGCCAATATGTGCATCAAATATTTTAGAAAGATAAGGAATGTCTCCGTGAATTCTTGCATATAGCTCTGATGGATTTGAAATGTATGCTTCCTCTGGTGTCAATTCAGGATTTAATGCAATTGAATCTTGCATTGTCAAATCACCAGATTGTAGATATTGCAATGCGTGAGCAACTTCGTGTCTTCTAGTTGCTTCAACATAATGTTCAGCATTCATGCCAATATTTTCTGCTAATGCTTGATGATAAGCAAGTTGATTCCATATATCTGTTTTGATCAATATAGCTGGTATTGGACCTCTATCTTTTGTTGGAAATCTTGGTACAAACAATCCGCCCCATTTTTCATCAAGCATATCTACAGGACCAATTTTCATCTTTGGCGCATTGTTTTCTCTTAAAAAACTTTGCAAGCTATAAGTGCTAAATTCTATGATGACCATCTGATCGGCATATGTTTCAATGTCTTCTTCACTGACACCAGCAAAAGGAGCCTCTTGCTTCATACGATCTTCATAAGATTGATAAATCTTTCCAAAAATTTCGTCTGATTTGCCTTTTTGTCTCAATTCACTATCAGACATACCTTCTTGAGTTGGTTGATTTTTAGGACCTTTTCCATATGCATAATTGAAAGAAGTTTCTGATGCTTTTGAAATTTTAATTATATTTTGTTGTGCAGCTTTTTCCAACAAAGCTAAACCATCAGACTGTATTCTTGCTTTTGCTGCAGTTCCACGAGCAATAATTTGCTTTTTAATCTCATCGCCCAAACTACTTAAAAGATTGACATCAAATTTTTCAAAATCTTCAGGGTTTTTTTCCAAATACCTAATGATCACTTCAGGCTTTGCAATTCCTTTTATGATATACATAGGTTGACAATTATCACCTAATGAATGTACATAGTTAGTAAATGTTTTGCATCTTTTAAGTTTTCCAATAAGTACAGGATTTGAGTTAAGTTCATATTCACCAATTACGTTATATAATCTTTGAGCTAAAGGAGATGTGAATTCATCATACTGGGAATATTGTTCTAAGTTAGTAAGTGTGTCAACTAAAGACTCTGTAGGTAATCCCATAACCATATTAACAACATCTTTTTGTTCTATATCAGATTGATTCAATATTTGAATGATCATATGTAAAATCTGAGGTGGATCAATTCCTGAAAAAAGAAAACTTTTCAATAGGGGCAGATAATTCTTTATTTCACCACTCCAAATTGTTTCTATAACAGCTTCGTAGCTTTCAAACTTTTCCAATTCAGGCTTCTGTTGTTTCAATTGTTCTATCAATAAATTTCTTTGTTCAGAATCAGGTATTCCCAATAATGCTTTGTCATCACCACGCATCATAAAAAGGGCTAGAGAATCACTTATTTCGGTACCTTTTCTAACTAATAAATTGAGTGTTGTAAATCCTATACCTAAAGTAGAATTGACATATGCTTTTGCTTTTTCAGCATCAGGAATTTCGTCTCCTAATTTGTTGCCTTTTTGACCTTGAGATTTTGCGAAACTATTTAATTTCCCCAAAAAATCAAGAACTTTCATCATATCTGTATTGGCAGAACTACCTTGCTTTTTCATTTCAGTATCGATAAATTTTGATAATCCACTAGCAAAACTCATTATGTCAGCCATTGCAACTCGATCATCTTTAGCTTTTTCAAAATATTTATCAAGTATAGAATCGTTATTTTTACCTTTTTCTATTTCAGCTAAGAATTTAAGCATAGCAGTCATAGTAGGCATATTAGTTGAGCTATAAAATGAAAAATCTTTAAATGTTCTAGAAAAAGAGCCACTCCAAACAACTTCTTTAGTTGAAAGGACATCCCAGGCAGTTGCTGATTCGATAATTCTTGAGTACCACATATTTACTTTATTTTACATTTATCCCCATAAGCCCTTGATTTTGAATGGGTAGCTTGGTAATATTCTTTTATGGAAACTTCGATTGTAGATGTAGTTATTGGTATGCAGTATGGAGATGAAGGCAAAGGTAAAATTGCCAATCAACTAGTAAGTACTGGTAATTATGATTATGTTGTCCGCTTCAATGGTGGAGGCAATGCTGGTCATACAATTTACCTCAATGGAGAGAAAATTGTTACACACCTTGTTCCTTGCGGCATTCTGCATGGTGTTCCTAGTGTCATCGGTAATGGTTGTGTTATCAATACGCAAAAATTATTTGACGAACTTGAGTATCTTGAAGGATTTGGATTTGACACATCGCTTTTAAAGATTGCAGAAAACGCCCATATTATTACCCTAGAACATATCGAAGAAGATTCCAAAGATACAACTATTGGAACAACTCGCACTGGGAATGGCCCTTGTTATAAAGACAAAGTTGGTCGCACAGGGCTTCGTGCTAAAGATGTACCTGAATTAGCACCTTTTCTTGTCAATATGCACGATTTAATTCATTCAGAACCGAAGAAGTTTTTAGCTGAAGGTGCTCAAGGATATTGGCTTGATGTTGACTTTGGTGATTATCCTTATGTCACTTCTTCAAACACTGGAGTAGGAGCATTATTAAATAATGGTTTCAATTTTATGCAAGTACGGGATGTTGTCGGGGTCATCAAGTGTTATTCTACCTATGTTGGAGCTAAAGGATACCAAAAAGATGACGAGCGATTTGAACAACTCAGAGAAATTGGTCAAGAGTATGGAGCCACGACCGGACGACCAAGACAAATCGACTGGCTAAACATCCAAGAAGTTATAACTGCTTGTCAAATGAATGGTGTCACAAAGCTTATTGTCAACAAAATGGATGTTCTTCGACAAGTTGACAGTGCTTGGAATTATTATGAAAACAATATGTTGATTTCTTGTGCAAATGAAGATACATTTGTTTCTAATATTTGGAAAGAAGTTGGAATGGTACTTCCTGGTGTATATATCCAATTCCAAGGGCAACTACATTGAAATTTAAGTTGAATAAGGCAGAGCATCTTGTATGTTTTGCCTTACTTAATAAAATTGAGAAATCTAAACTGTCGATGCGTGAAAATAAAACATCATCGAGTAGTCTTATTTTTCATTCTTCTGATGGCAAACTTTATGTGCAATCAGAGAACAATTTTTGCTGCTCTAAATTTTTACTTAAGAATGTCGAACCCACAGAAGATGGCACTTTTGGTTTGGACATCTCTTCTTTCTACAATGCAGTCAACAATTTCCCAACCGAAGAGATTCAATTTATTTATAATGTTGAAGAAAACATGCTTATCTTTGGCAATAAGAAAACCAGAGTGTCTTTGGCTTCTGCTCCTGTCGATAACTTTACAGTGGATTTTTCTAGCAATTTAGAGCCATTAGATATAACTGTTGATGATTTTGTTCACAGCATTAAGATGACTTCATTTTCTTGTGCGCCTGATTTTGATGAGCATCCTTACACTTCTATTCTCTGGTTTATTGAAGATGGCAAAATCAACACTCAATCATCAGACAAACATAGAATTAGTGTATTTGGTAAGAAATATGAATTACAACCATCATATCTAATTTCAAAAAACATTTCTGATATCGTTTTGTATTATGTTGAAAAAGTATCAGGAGTTGTCTTTTCTCTTCATAACAGTAAGCTTTTTCTGACTTGGGATGGTGGAGAATTATTTTGTAATCTTGAGAAGAATACTTTTGAAAAAATATTCTCCAATTTTAATCAATTCTTTAGTGATGAATTTTTCTTATCTCTTGAATTAGAAAAAGATGCGCTAGTCAAGTCTGTTAAGTTTGTCTCCAACATTGCAAATTCTCACATGATAAGTTTGAATTTAGAAATAAATAAACTTGTCATTTCTGGCAATAGCAACGAAAAAAATGCAGTGGTAGATACAATTGATGTTGATAATTATGATATATTTTCCGTGTCATATGTATCAGCTCACTTGATAAGAGTTTTAGATTTGCTAGATGGTAGAAAAATTAAGCTTAATTTTATCAAGCACAATGATTTTATTTTATTGATGTTAGAAGCAGAAAACTTTAAGCATTTACTGTTCCCAATGGATTAACATGTTTCCAAGAATTTACTACGGATCAACCACTTTAGCATTGAATAAGATCAAGGAAGAATTCCCTGGTCTTATTCTTTGTTTCGACAACAATGTTGAAAAAATTATCAATAGTTATTCTAAATTCTTTGATAATAACAACATATACATCCATACAAATATTTCTAATGAAGACATAAAGCTCATTCAAGAGAAGAGTGAAAGGCTAGGAATCAAACACATCATTTTATATGAGGATGATAGCTTTGATGGTAGATTATCTCTTATTGCTAAAGCTAAAAAGAATAACTTAGTTTTTGATTGTAGTTATCCACTTGCGGGAGACTCTAATTCGTTAAAGCGCCATATCAATAATTTTGTTATGAAGAATAATGCTAATATAAATGGTGAGACACTAAATCATCTTGTTGAAATATGTCCTATTTTACGCATTAAATCAAAGCAATCTGGTAGTAAGAAAGAAATCTTATGCTATGACATTGATATTTTATTTAAAGAATTAGAAAAGATCATTTCCTACACAGATAAAATATTTCTGCGTGACATTACAAATGCTTCTTTTAATGAAGAATGCGACATATTCGAATTTATCGACAAACTGATGAATAAAGATTTGGACTACTGCCTAACAAAGATAGATCTTCTTATCGATTCTATGGGTGAACAAGGCTTTTTATTAGTTCTCTTAAGTCAATTAAACTTTATGCTTGTGATATCAGAAACTAATAAGACAAATCTTCCATTGACCAAAGTGCAAGAGATTGTCGAATTACGTGATATTTTAGGCAAATATTTAGACGAAGAATACAAAGAGCCTACATTCACTGTCAAAGCTCAAAATCCAATAAGAATTCGTATACAATCGAGCAAAGAGAATTTATATAGTCCAGCCCAGTTTTCTAAAATGATTACAATGGTGGTTGATTCAATAGTTGACCTACGAACTAATGGTTCTGTAAATCATTCTGTTCCTATATTAATTTCAAAACTGGCATCTGTATAATTTTTATATGGCCGATCAGAACTACGACGAAATCAATAAGTTATTATTTAAATACAAAGCTGGTGATGATTCGGCTTTATATGAGCTTTATGAATTTTATAAACCTTTATTTATTTCATCGGTAAAAAGAATTCTCTATAAAGAACCAAGACTGTCTCCTTACAGAGAAGATATTTTGGGCGACACTCTATTTGTTTTTATCAAGCTAATAGACCAATACGATCCTAAACTTTCTTATTTTTCTTATTTTTTATCAACAAGAATTGATATTAATTTATTTAGATATATTTCTGATAAGTATTTTCCAAAAGAAGAATCAGTTGAAGAGGTTGAATTTACTGAACAATATGATGATCCATTTAACAAGATTGACAATGTAATTTGTATCCATCAAGCATTTGAAAAATTAAATGATAAGAGCAAAGAAGTGATTCAAGTTTATTTCTTTGAGCAATTAGATCAGAAAGAAGCATCTGAAAAGCTTGGAATAACCCAAGGTGCATTTTCAAAAAGATTATCTAAAGCTCTTGAACAAATGAAAAATATATTGGGAAAAGATTTCCTTTTTGATTAATGGAATATATTTTTTGATTTCTCGTATTATATAATTATGTTCCACAAAAACCTCTAAGACATTATAAGTGCGTCTGGAGGTTTTATTATTTAATTAAGTCCTTTTACTGGTGGGGATCAAAAAAATCTAAGGGAGATTAGAGAAGTGTCTGAAAACAACACAAATGACATGATTTATAACTGGCGCAATGAATTACGTTCACATCATGATGGCGTTCTCGTTGTAGCTAATAGTCAAGCTCAAAAATATAAAAATCAAGGTTTCGATAAGTCCGAAGTTGTAGAATTGCTTGCAGCTGATAATTTTGATTTGGACATTGCTAATAGAGTTGCTTCCAAGTTGTTTGATTCTACTGAAGAAGTAGAACAAAACACTGCTGTCGAAGTTGCTGTCGTTCCAACAAAGTATTCTGACTGTGCTCCTGTTATTGAAAGATCATTGACTAAATTATCTGCTAAGGAATTTGTCAAGAGACTTTGCACTGGTCCACATTCTATTGTAAAGACAGATGAAAAGGGCTTGGCTTATTGGGTAAGACTTACTGAGGCTGCTAAGGAAAGTAGAACTGGCAAAGGTAATCTTCACGCATCCTTGAAGCCTTTTGTTGAAGAAACATTACTAAACAATGTTCTTTTAGCACAATCTCAAGAAGCACAAATTAAGACCGCTTCTAAAACTAAATTTGTTGTATCTATGAAGAAGGGAACCGCTGAAGTTGATTTATCTAATGCAACTTCATCAAGCGACAAATTTATTGGTGGAAATTATGTTGATTTCGGACTCGCTGATGAATATATGGTGAAAGCTGCTGATACAGTTTCTCCGTATCAAAGATTAAAAAGAGCCCTCAAAGACTAACTTACACTCTAAACTCTCAAACAAGCCGCTTTCCAGCGGCTTGTTTGTTTTGTATAACTATAAAAATGGAATCAAAAAAAGAAACTGTAGATGCACTAATTGTTCCCGATGAAGGGCCAAAAAAGCCATCTAAAATGTTCAGGGATTTGAAAGAAGGGGACAAACCATTAATGCCTCTTCCCCCTGATAATATGAGTGATATATCTTATCCTCAATTTATGGAACCAAGATGCGCAATTTGTACTTCGCCTTTTAGAGATTTGGTAGAACATGTATATCTTGATTCAGGACGTAAAAATCAATCAGTAATTAGATTTTTCCAACAGTATTTTGATGCACAGATGAACTGGATGCAGATTAATACTCATATGGAACAACACTGTGATTTTAAAAAGATTTCTACTTCAGGTCTTAAGAATTACGAACAACGAGAAGAACTGATTGCCCCTTGGATTTTCCGAGAACACCATCTTGCCCTTACCGCTTTACTTGTAGAGCTTGATGATGTAAGAGGAATTGACTGCTCTAAAAATAATGATATGAAACTTAAGAGAGCAGCAATGGTAGAAAAGTTAATTTCTAAAATTTTGCATCTTAAAGAAGTTAGAGATAATCAAGGTATTTATAATATCAACATTTTTGAAATTCTTGCTAAATTGCACGAAAAGATGGATTCTGAAAATGACAAAAGAATCATCAGAGAAGAAATTGTTGCATTAAGAGAAAAAATTCAACAAGATAATTAATGAGAAAACAAACCCAAGTTCCTAAATCTCCCGCAGAATTACGAACACAATTACTTCAGCAAGCCAATTCAGTAACAGAATTATTTAAGGGTACTGAATATGCAGATGATTTTGTTGATGAAATTGCTCCTGCCACAAGATCAGAAGTTTCCCCTCCTCTTAAACCAAGCAAAGATAGATTTAATCCTGATCAAATTGTAGATATTATTACATTTATTGAGCATCCTTATTTTTGTAATCTAAAACCATATCCCTGGCAAAAACTTATACTAAAATGTTTTTATATGGGACAAGAAGGTAATACCAATCTTGTTATAGATGAATCTGATAATCAAGAAGATTGTAAGGGATGTGTATGGGATTATGTTCACAAGAATGAAAATGATTTCTTAAAAGCTCGTTCAGAAGGTAAACAATTTAAGACAATCTTCAATGTTGTTAATTCACCTTGCCTACAATGCAAACGTCTTGACGGTAGTGTTAGAGATGAAAGATATAAATTTGCTAAAGACGAAGCTACCAATCCTGATGCAGAAAGACAAGTAGAAGTATTAGAAGCAAGACCTATAATTGATGGATTTCAAAGTGAATTTGATTTACTTTACTCTGAAGAATTTGATCCAAAGCTAAGGATGCAAGTTCAAGACAAATGTACTAAAAGATACAAATTTGAAGAATTAGTTTTAGTACTTGGTAGACGTTCAGGAAAATCATTCCTTGTTTCTGCTATGGCTCTTTATGAATTATATAGATTGATTTCTATGGGTCATCCTCAAGCAAGATATGGCTTGATGGAATTTGATGAAGTTGTTATTCTCAACGTTGCTCGTAATGAAGAACAGGCTAAGAAAGCAATCTTCTCTAAAATCAAGCAAACAGTTTTAGCTTCTCCATTTTTTGCACCTTATATTGGCAAAGATACAGAGCTTGAAATGCGATTTTACACTGAACATGACCGAGAAGAGAATGTAAGAAGAAAAGAGCAAAATATCAATCTTTTTGCGGGTTCTTTGGTATTAAGATGTGGTTCCAGTAATGCTTCAGGTCTTGTTGGTTTAACTTGTTGGACAATCATCATGGACGAAGTTGCAGCTATGGCAGGAGATAATCCTGATTCTGGTGTTGACTATGCTCTTTATGATGATTTGAAGCCATCTCTTGCTACATTTGGTAAAGATGGAAAAATGATGCTTCTTTCCAACCCCAAAGGTCCAATTGGATTACTTTATGATTTGCATGAAAATAGACAAGAAGATCCTACTACACTTGTAATGAGACTTCCAACTTGGCTTACAAATCCTAACATTGATAAAGAATGGTTAGATGGTCAAAAGAAAAAAGATCCACAAGAATTCCAAATGCAATATGGAGCAGAATTTGGAGCTTCTTCATCTGACCCTATGTTTGTTTCTGATGATATAGACAGAATGTTCTCATCTATGTCAATGGTTAAGAGAAAAGAAAGAGCCGAAGGAAACTTTGAGTATTTCTGCCATTTAGATCCAGCTCGTACCTCTGACTATTATGCTCTTGTCATTGCTCATACTGAAAATATGTATGGACAAATTGGCCCTGACTTTAAACCATTAAAAAGAGTAGTGATAGACCATATTCATTTCTGGAATCCTAAATCGAAAAATCAACCAGTTAAAGAAAGTGAAGTTGAAGATTATGTAATTGATTTACATAATAAATTTAAATTTAAGCAAGTATCAATAGACCAATGGAATTCGCAATCTTCTATCATAAAATTGCAATCAATGAGAATTCCAATTGTAGAGCGTCAATTTAATAAAGAATATAAAGAAAATATTTACACAGAATTATCTCAATTAATTCGTGATGATCGAATTGATATATATGATTTATCTGGTGGTGAATATTACGATCAAGATAAAAAATTAATTTCGCTAAATGAAATTCAAGAAGCAAAAATTCAATTTTTATTCTTACAAAAGAAGTGGAAAGGTAAAAGATATTACATAGAAGCTCTTTCTGGATATAAAGATGATATTTGTGATGCTGTAGCTGCTGTAGCTTATGAATGCCTTACATCTAAAATTATGGTCAGATTGCCAAGATCAAAAATGGTTAATCTAAATAGACGATAAAGGTAATTTTTTTAATTAATAAGAACAAATCATTATGTCTAACAATATCAGAACAGCTCAATTTGGTGGTGTAGGCGGTGGAGGGAATGGTGCTCCATTTCAGCCTGGTGGCAGTCCTATAGGTCGTGGTGGATCTAATAGGGGTGGACACGAAATTAATCTTTATGTAGATGAAGATGCAAGTTTTGATAAATTGTTACGAAGAACACACATTGAACCTGACACAAGAGATGTAAATATTGAGTCGAGACTTACTCCTCAACATAAAAATTACGAAGAATTAATTCCTTATGAATTAACACCTGAAGAAAGAATGAGAGCAAAATTCAGAGCTCAACTTCATAATTATAAAAAATCACTCGAAAATGCTGCTTCTGATTTAATGAAAAACAGCCCAGCATATATCAAAGAACATTATCGTCCAAAAGATGAACATATGATGACTATGGAACAATCTTTAGAAGGACGCCATAAATACAACAAAGATCATAAATACGATAGAGAAGAGTATAAAGATCCTGATAAGCCAGAAAGATTACATTTTGCTATTTCTGACCAAGCAATTAATCGTGTAGCTGAAGATTATGCAGTTAGAAGAAGAAATAGAATTACTGATGAATATCCTGAAAATAGAAATCAGTTTGATGAAAAACAATTTTCATATGCTCCAATAGGCAAGACTCCTATTCTTACTCATGGTGAAGAATTTGATGGATATATTCAAGGCTTGATGACTGTCAATACTCCAGATCATGATGGATTTCAAGAATACGAACTGAAGGATACTGTGCTTTCTTATCCTGATCCTGATACCAAAGCAAATGTTCACGCTCCAAAAGATATAGCCCCACAATCACAAGCGACCAAAGAATCAAATCCATATATCACTACAGAGCAAGCATTGAATCCAAAGAAAAAAGATACATCATATTTAGACTATATTGATCCTACAAATAAAGAAGATAAAGGCACAGAAGAAGTTTATGATGGTTCTGCCTTTTTTGGAATTAGTGGTCATACTTTTTAAAGGTTAGTTGAGTTTTATTTAATAAGAACAAATTATGAATGCAAAATCAATTCAAACAATAATCAAAGTTTGCTCAAGATTAGATAAATCTGGGCATTATTCAAAGGCTGACATTTTGTTTGAAAAAATTGCTCAATATTATCCTCAACAATCTGTCACCCAATCACCAAACGTATCTTTAGTTCCTTATGAAGAAATAGAAGAAGAAACTAAACAAAACGATTTCTGGCGTCAAAAAATTAACCCGAGGAAAAGAGTTCCAGAATACAGAGACTTAGGTGGTGAAGCCGATGGTCAAAATATTGAAGGACAATTACATGGTCCTGACAATGTACCTGGACCAGCTTACGTCGATCCGGGCAACCCAGCTTCTAGTCCATCTATGGCAATTCATAGTGGTGAGGATTTGTGCGATAAATTTTCCTGGGAAGAAACATATGAGAAAAATGTTGATGAAGGAAATGCTTGGAAAAACAGAATACCATACAGATAAGGAATTAAATTATGCCTATACCAATTAAACCAGTTCATTCTTTAGATTTACACGCAGAATTATTTGACGGACCATCAATGGAAGGTCTTGGACTTTCAGATATCCAAATTCAACTTCTTGGTGTTTCACAAGCTCCAAAGAAAATTGAAGCAGCTAAATTAAGCGAAAAATATCTTGGTATGCTCAAGTCAATTGATGCTAACACCGATGCTTTAGTTACTGCAGCTAGCTATGTTGCTTTACATAAAGACAGCAAAATTTGTGGTGTACCAACAGAAATTTCTGATAATGATCTTTTAGCTCTTAAAACAGCAGGATTACTCACTGGATATGGAAGATCTGTAGAACTTACTGAAAGAGCAAAATTAGCATTACGTGACCATTATTTGAGCACTGATAATGTTAATGAATTTAGAAAGCAAAGAACCAAAGATAGATTTGATCTTGAAGAAGCTAGAAGCGTAAAAGCATCTACAAATAAATTTAAGAAAGTTGGTTCTTGACTCGCTAGTAAAGAATTCCGTGATGAATTCGATGTCAGATTTGTAGCAGATTCAGATAAATTACGCACTAAAGGCTTAATGAATGCTGAGCCTTTAGATGATTACGAAGTAGTTTTTTTTACTTTTGATTATCCTGATTGCTATTCATTTTGGAATAAGAATGTTTCTTTTCCATTATCTTTAGCTTTTTTAGATAAAAATTATAAGATTGTGGATATTAAGGATATGGAAGCAGACGACCCTAAATCTGTATCTCCAGATTCGAACAATGTTGTATTTGTTGTAGAAGCAAAGAAAGGATTGTTCAAAAAATTAGGCATCGGTGTTGGAGATAAATTGTTTTTGAAGGGCAAGAAAGTAATTTTCAGTAAAAAAACATAAATGGATGCATTAAAGGAATTTGAGCATTAAAATTAGAAATTTTCTTAATGTATTTTTTCTTGAGGAGAAAAATTAATTATGGCAGATAGAATTTTCCCAAACAGATTTCAAGAAGATCCTCTTGATTCTGACTTGGTTTTCCAAGGAATTGACTGGGACAACTTTAACCAAAGATTAGCCGAAGCAAAAGAGCCAAAAGAGAACAAGGGTCTCAAAGCTCTTATTGATGCTATTGGCGATGAAGAAGTGGATAGATTACAAGGCGAAGATCATGATGATCATGATGAAGCTGGTATGGATCACAAATCAGGTTATATGAAAGAAGCCAAGAAAGGTCTTCCAGAAGGCTTGAAGAAGTGGATGGAAGAGAATGGCAAGGGTAAGAAATCCGAGTCTGATGACGATCATGAAGATGAAGATCATGAAGATGAAGATCATGAAGATGAAGAAGAAATGGAAGGCAAAGGCCCTATGAAGAGAAAAGGTCCTAAGTCCAAGACTGAAAAGAAAGCTTTTCATTTCAATCATGCATCACAATTATCAGCTGAAGCAGTAGAAGCTGCAATTGCTGCTGGTGATGAAGATCTTAAGAATGCAATTCTTGCTGCTCGCCATGAGAGAAGAGTTCGCTTAGCTGGCAAAATTGAGCGCCAAGTTCAAGCGCAACAAGAAACCAATTTAAAGCTTGCACAAAGAAGAGCTTACAGAGAAGCATTGGTTCAAAAAGTTGCTGCAAAGATGGAAGACGAAAAAGAAGCAGCTATGGACAAATCTTGCGAAAAGTGTGGCGGAGTTTATGCTGGTAAAAAATGTGAATGCGAAAAAGATTCAGAAATGAAGGAAGTTAAAGCATTCTCATCTGCTGCAAGAAGAGCATTTGCTGCAAAGGCAATTGCGGAAGGTTTCCCAATTGAGTATGTAAATGCTAGATTAGGCGAAACATCAGCTCCTGCAGTTGACAAGTTGTCCGATATCAAGAATGTCCTTGCATCTGGCCTCGAAACTAATGTAAAGGTTGCTGCAGCATCTTCAATGATCAAAGTTGCAACTCTCTCAGATGCAGACTATTCCAGAATTATTGATTACTGGAAGAATGAACTCGGTTATGGTGATCAAGAGTGGATTGATGCACTCTTCACCAAGAAATACGACAAGTAAAAAATTACACTCCTCAAGATGATAGTCCCAGGGCTCAGCCCTGGGACATTCTTGAAAAGTAAGAGCAGGAAATATAAACATGAGCAGATTTAGAAAAGTATCAGAAATCGAAAATATTCCATCATTTTTGGAAAAGAGATTTATTGGCGCTCAAGTTGAAGTTGAAGAAGATCCTTACGCTGAGTTAAAGAGAAATTCAACTGCAAATAGACAATCAATTTCTAAACAAAATATTGGTTTCACAAAAGAAGCAAACACAATTAATAAATCTTGGGAGAAGATCCAAGGTGCATCAACTTACCAAGACTTAAGAGACACCACACTTGAAGATAGAATTCTCTCACAAGATTTTGGTGCTATTAGAAGAGCTGGTTCACAATTTGACCAAGGTGAGACTGCAAGAACTACAACTAGTGGTTTAAAAGCATTTTCAGCTGACGAATATATGAATGCTATGCTTTCTAGATCAGCATCTATTTTTAATCCAGATATGATTTCAATTTCAGAAGAATTTTTAAATTCACAAGCTTCTACCAGTGAACAATCTATCGTTGAGAATCAAAGAGCTAGAGAAGCAAAAGCAACTCGCCATAAGGCTTGGGAAGAAAGTCAAATTAATAACTTGAGACAATCTTCTGTAGTTTCTTCAAGAGCACATTCTATCTTAAGAACATCTTCAGACAATGAATTTAATTCAACATTCGGAATGATTGATCCATCTGCTCTGGACAATCGTGAATCAATGAGAATTGCCAATCAAGAGAAGAATAGAAACGAAAGAATGGCAATTAAGAAGAATATTCAAAGCGATATGAATAACAAGGCTCAATCAAGAGCAAAAACTGTCAATGAAATTTATAATAGTATTGACATCAACTTTGATGATATTGACTAATGAATAAACTGTCTCAAATAGCTCCACCCTTAGCATCAAATCCAGCTAATGGAATAAATAATATCCCCTTGAATGGCGATAGTGTTGAAGGTGTGACTAAAGATGAAATGAGACAGTTGATGAATAAAGTCAAGTCTGCTAATGACAACTTTGGTGAACTTTCTAACGAAGTCACTGTCATAGCAGACAAAGTGCAAGATAATAACTTGAAACATCAACTAGATAAATTATCTAAAGCACTTATTATGTCAAATAACAATAGAACAAGAACAAAAGATCCAATTACTCAAGAGTTGGATCCAAGCTATTCTGATATAGCAAATAAGATTGAACAAACTTATTTATCCGAGGCTAAGAACGTGTACAACAATTCCAAAACAGCACAGGTCAAAAAGAAAAAGAAAACTAGAGGCAATCCATTCCGTGTTTTAATGGGTAAAGTGGGTAAATTGCTTGATCACGGTGTCGAAAAGAACGATATTGTCAGATACATCTCAAAGCTTAAGTATTGGAATAAAGAAACAATTGAACGTGCTGTTGATATTGTTAAAGAATATAATAAAAAATTAGAGCAAGGCAAAGATAAAGACGAGAATCCAAAAAAATCAGAAAAGTCAGAAAAAACTGCAGATACTGTTGATCTCAATAAATTAGTTAAAGACAAAGAAGAAGTTGAAAGAAAAACTAAAGATGTTGAAGAAACTATAGAAATGATCAATGATACTGAAGAAACTATAGAATCTAAAAAAGATACCAAAGTCAAAACTGCTGCCTTAAACTATGATTCAAAACCTAATTTCGAAAAAAGATCTACTCCTGAATTAATTATGAGAGCTTGTTTCCTTATGGATTTGCAAGATTATTCTAAAACTACTAAACAGGGTGATTTTAAAGATGCTGCTGACAAAAAAGGTGTTAGTGAAGAGCTAAAACAAATTAGAGCAGCACTTACCAATAGAGGTTTTGATAAAGAAGAATTATCGAATTTAGGATTGGGTAAATAATTATGGACAAGGGATATAAAATCAAAGCAACATACGAGACTCACGATCCTAAAAAAATTCACGAGATTATGGAAAAGAAACCATTGATTGGCGGAACTGGATTACTCAGTATGCTTCAAGACACAATTGCTGGACTTGGAGACGGTGATTCTATGCCAATGTCTTCTCCTTTCCACGTTTTAGATATGAATGATTTTGGTGATGATCCAGTAATTTCAGCATTTAAAAATATGGGCGGACCTGAGAATATTGTCAAGGTAATTGCACTTCCTGAAAAAGAAGCACATCACCATTTGCATGAAGCATTTAGCAAACTTAATAATATTAAGTTAGCAGAAGAAAGAAATACTCTTCGTTATGCTTATATGGCAATTCAAAACTTTTTAAACAAAGATAATGAAGCAGCAAGATTAGAAAGAGTGGCATATAAAACTACAGATAGATCTGCTGGTTATTGGCAAATTGAAGCTATCAATGCTTTAGATAAACTTAATAACTTTGCTTCAACATCATTGAGATTTTCTAAACTTGAAAGTGCTAGAAAAGTTATTTTATCTGGAAATAAATTACAAGCAACCAAAGTTGCTAATTATTTACACAACTGGTACTCAGAAGTTACACCAAAAGAAAACAGAAGAATAGCATACACAACATTATTTACTCAAGCAAATGAACCTTATTTGCTTTGCCCTAAAGGTAAATTCAATGGTTATAGTTCTCCAATTCCAATGGAAATTTCAAAGTGTCGTGAGAACTGCATTGACTCAAGAATAGATAAAAATGGTCAGGTAACTTGTGCTTATCAAGATTGGCTTAAGGTAGCTTTCCAATCACACGACGAAGTTATGGCAAGATTAGATGTTCATAGACATCCTGACAATGAAGCAAATGCTCTTGAACTTAAAGAGGGCGAAAGATCCAAAAAACTTACTGAAGGTGAAATTGGATTTGAAGCTAGATTTGACAATTCAGATAGAGGTGCTAATAAAATCAGAGGCAAGCAAAATGTTGATGATTCTAGAGAGAAACAACTATCTGATGCAAAACAATCAAGCTATGGACATCAACAAGGCGAAAAGCCAGTTATGCGCCCAAAACAAGCTCAAACTGATTCAAGCAAAACTATAGATTCACAATTACCAAGAAAAGATCAAAAAGGCACAGATTATCTTGAAATGCTTCTTAGAAGATTGAACAATAAAGAATCTGTGACAGATGAAGTTAGAGAAACTCAATTAGAATCTGATGGACTTTACAATCATCGTGGTGAAATGGAAGAATCTTATGCTGATCAATTGAATGTGAACGGTAAAGATCCAATCAATTATAGAGATGAATTAAACAAAGATAAAGATGAGCCAAAAGAATCTATTATTCATCAACTAGACAAAAATATCACTGCTTCTAAAAAAGAAATGAATCAAGAACAACTTCTTAGCGAAACAAGAAGAAAAAATATTGTTGATGTTTCTCAAGAAGAGCAATTGAAAGATAAAAGACATCACACAAAAATAACCAAAAATATCGAAGCTTTATTAGACGAAGATGATGAAGATAGTTTTGGTCATCAATTCTCTGAAGATGATCTCAAAGTATTTGCAGAAGAACTTGGTTTAGATTATGTCATGGAATCTAAAAGAGAAGAATACGACGATGTGGTATAAGCAAGTTTTATCTCAAATTGGTGGTGGAGTCAATTTAGAGGGAATAGAGAAATTTGACACTAAAAATCCTTCTGAGATTGATAAGATTAGAGATGTAGATAATCAACCTGCTGGATTATATGACGAATTATCAGGCATTCTTGAAAAAATGGGCAAAACTCTTGATGAATATTACAGTATGAATCAAGTGCAACAAAAAGAAATTTGGGATTTACTTGTTGAAAGACCTCATAGAATGACTATGGATAATACTGGAAACTTTATCAAGTCTCCACAATCAGCAGCAAATGAAGCTCGTAGACATTCACCTTATCATGAAGCGCCAGAAAATACTACTATTGAAGATCAATTAGAAGGATCTAGACAACAAAATAACAATAGAGATCCTCAAAGTATGGCTTCAACAGAAAGAGGTAATAGTTTTCAACATTTTAAGAATGGTGAAGGATACTATCAAGCACTTAAAGGCAAACAAGATCCTATTCTTTTCGGAAACAAACCTTCCAATCAAACTTGGTACTAAGTTCTCAATTTATAGAACGGTATAATATATGTTATGGCAAATAGAACATCATTGGCTTCTGCTATCAGAACAGCAGCAACACAAGTATCAGGAGCACCCACAACTTCATCAACTGTAGATAGAAATTATGCAAGCAGTAGAATTGGTCTAGGTTTAGGACCCAGTGTTACAAGAACTGCTAGTGTAAACACAGTAACTACATCTCCAAATTTCTATTCGCCTTTTTTAACTCCATCATCTTTTCAAATCCCAAATGCTCGTCGTGAAGTTTATCTTTGGGCTAACTGGTGGAGAAATAACGAACCAAAAATTGCTGCAGCTGTCAATTTTTACACCAACTATCCATTTTCTGGCTGGAAGCTAGAATGTTCTTCTTCTTACGTGAAAGACTATTTTGAAAAGTTAGTAGAATCTCTCAATTTTCAAAAATGGCTTCCTGAAATTTCCAAAACATATCACTTGTTAGGTGATTCATTTGTTTTGCTTTCTCTTGATTGTCCTCACTGCCACGGTTCAAATTGGGATGATGACAAAAATAAAGAGTGTGAACATGATGGAGCTACCTGGAAATCAATTTCGATTTTAAATCCAGACTCTGTAATTAAAAGTCCAGGCATGATTGATCAACCAGGTAGTTATGCTTACAGACCATCTGCAGAAGAAATTAGAATTGTAAATGAAAGACATCCTAAGGAAGTCTATGACAAAATTCCTGATGATATAAAAAAGATGATTATGCAAGGAAATCCTATCAAGCTTAATCCTATTTCTATTCATCATTTTAAGTATGGCTCAAACCCTTGGGAAGATTATGGAATTTCCATGATCAGACCGTTGTTTCCAATCTTGACTTACAAGGATAAATTACGTCAAGCTCAATATATGATTGCTGAACGTCTTATTTTGCCTATTAAGGTTGTAAAAATTGGTAGTGATACAAGACCAGCATCACAAGAAGATATTGACAATGTTCAAGATGAGTTAGCTTCTATTGCTAATGATCCAAACTTAACTCTTGTAACTCACCATAATTTTGATCTTGAATGGTACGGAGCTACGGGCAAAATTCATCCTCTTACTGGTGAATTTGAATTAATTGAACAAGAAATTTTAGATGGTGTCATGCTCAATAAAGCTCTATTGAATGGCGAGGGTCCAACTTATGGTAATGCTCAAGTTGGTCTTCTTGCAATGGCTCAAAGATTAGAGACTTTTAGAAGAGAAGTTGCACACTGGATTGAACAAAATGTTTTCATGCCAGTTGCAAAATGGAATGGTTTTGTAATTGAAGGCGAAAGAGGTCAGGATGAATTAGTTTATCCTAAAATCAAATTTGATGATCTTCAATTACGTGATGATACTGGCAAGCTTCAAATGCTTGTAACTGCAAACCAAAACGGTGTGATTTCAAATGTTTCTCTCATTGAAGCATTTGGATTAGATTCTGATCAAGAAATTGAAAGATTGAGATTTGAACAGGGAGCAAACTTTGTCAATGATCAATCATTTGGAACTCCCAATATTTCATTGAGTTTTCAAAGTGGAGGAGTGACAGGGCAGGGATTTGGTGCTGGAGCACCAGATGCATCTGGTGGTATGGGAGCTCCTCCCCCAGCAGATTTAGCAGTTGGTGGGGCTCCTCCGCCTCCTGTTGGAGCTCCTCCTGCAGCTCCTGCACCCGGTGGTGCACCAGCTCCAACAGCTTCAGTTATGACAAAAAATTACAAATTAGCTAGTAATTTAATAAACGAAATTTATGATGAAAGAATTAATGCTAAAAATTCAGGTGTCAGAACTGCAAGTAAAAGAATAAAGTCTGCTGCTCATGAAGGCTTCTTGATGTCTTTGACCCCAGTAACAGGAAGAGGATCTCTTGGGCCACTCCCAAGTGAATATGATGGTTTGTTTGGATCATTGCAAACCCCTCTCTGTGGAGGAGATAATTCTCATCCATTGAATAATTATGCTTTGGAAGAGATATATCAATTTGCATCAAATGAGAATGAATCTATCAAAAGATATGCTAAAAAGAAAATAGATGTTTCCCAACAACCAAAAATGTTTACTAGTTTAGAGAAGAAACTATATGGTTTAACAATGTCATTAAATATGCCATTTCCTCTTTATGCTCAATATTCTGCTGGGCCTACAATGGATTATCAATTAGATGCTGCAATTCCAAATCTTAAAATTGGTATTGAAGCAGATGGAGAAATTTGGCATAACAATCCAGATAAAATTGCAAAAGATAAACGAAGAGATTCAGAATTAGCTGCAAATGGATGGATTATTGTTAGATTTACAGACAAAGAAATCAATGATCATCCTCAAGATTGTCTAAATGTTTTGATCAAAGCAATCAAAAAACGAACAGGTATGGGTGAGGGTAATTCGGAATATTTGTAATTGAAGAATAGTTTGTCACTGTACAATAAACCCGTCGAAATCGACGGGTTTAAATTTTACAGGTTTTTATATGTTGAAAATAGAACAAATCCTATTGATAACTTTATTTTTTGAGGATTGAATATATGTACAAGGTTGCAAAAGGAGGAGCTATTACAATTAATAGTTTTCTCAACGAAAATGACCGAAATATAGCTAGAGATTATATTATTAAGACTGCTTCATCTAATATGAGAGAAGCTGCAAAAATTGGTCTTCAATCTCTCTACGCTGATCCAAAAGAAGTCCTAGAAAAATACAAAGATTTCGACATTGTTAAGGAAATGCAAGCTCGTAAAGGTGCAAAGCTTTTATGGGTTAGAGCCAGAGCAATCGACGCAGATGTTGTAAATGCTAATGGTGACTTGTTTTCTAAAGAAGAATTACTCAAAGAAGTTGAGATTAAGGGCAAGAAAATCCCATCATATAAAACATTCGAAGGTGTGCCAATTTACACAAACCATAAGAATGATGATATTGAACAAGCCAAAGGAATGGTTGTTTATGCTGAATGGGATGAAGAAGAAGATTGTGTTTACTGTACTTTCTTTGTAGATGAAGAAGCTTATCCTGATATTGCAAGAAACATACGTACTGGTGTAATTCACGATGTTTCAATGGGTGCTAGTGTTGAATGGGGTGTTTGTTCAATTTGTGGCAATAAAGCATACACAGAGAGAGATTATTGTGATCACCTCAAGAAGTATAAAGGCAAAATTTATCCTGAATCTGGCAAAAAAGCATACGAAAAGAACTATGGCGTTAAGTTTATTGAGTTAAGCTGCGTTGGTGATGGTGCTTTTGAATCTTGTGAAATTCAAGAAATTTATGATGTTGATGATGTTTTAGATGCAGCAATGAATTTGGAAAAGAAAGCAAATGAGCTTTCTGCAAATATCGTACTAGCATTACAAGGATCTCCACAAGAATCTTCTGCAAGATCAGAATACGAGAATTGTTTAAGAGTAGCTAATTCTACAGCTAAAACTGCAATAAGACTTGCTCAACAAGCTGGAACTCTTGTAGGTGGCCCTTTATTGGCTGGGGCTGGGGCTAATCAAAATTCAACTGTTCAAGCAGTTTTGACGGCTTTAGGAATTGATCCTGCTGCTGGGTTGAACATCCTAGATTTAATCAACTTATCATTAAACTTCTTGGAAGTTGCAGTGATGAATATGTTTGCTAGAAAAGATAATGTTGATTTAGGTCATGTAGGTAAAGTAACCAAATCTATGGCTGAACTTCAATCAACTATGCAGGACATGATTGATGATGGAATTGACGTTGGTTCTGGCCAAAGACCTCAACAAATCAATCAACCTCAAAGTATGCAACAAGGACAAGCTGCACAAGCTTCTCCTATGAATGCCAATATTGGTCTGGCAAATTATGCACCAACTGAATCTGTAGGAAAAGTAATGGACCTTACTTATTCTGGAGATCAAGGTACCCAAGTTGGAGGCGGTGTTGCATTAGCCTCTAGCATTCACAATTTGGTATGGGCTTCAAGAGATGGTAAAAGAGAAGTTTTTGCTAGCGCTCAAAACGGTTCATCTTCCAATAAAATTTTGAATTTGACAAAAAGTATTTTAAGTTTGAAACTTAATTTAAATAATGATGCTCAAACTCAAAAAAGTATTGATAATGTCATTAGAATTGCTAATGAAAGAAGCAAAAATATAAAAACAAATACGCCTTTCGTGGCGGGGAGCAGAAATCAAATGGATCACTTTGCAAAGATTGCATCAGAGCAAAGAAAAAAACTTGCTGCTGCAGTTACAATCGATTTTAAAGTCGAGGACAATGCAGGTAATAGAGTTGTTCTTTCTACTGATGGTTCAATCACAGGTTACACAAATGGAAAAAGAACTGCTTGGGAACCTATCCTAAATGAAAATCAACTTGGTTTGATGGAAAATGGACAAGGGACAAGAGTTGCTGCTGAATTGCTCAAGGATTATTCACAATTTGTCAAGACTGCTTTGCTTGATGTCAAAGAAAGACTTGACGATAGAGAAAGACAGCTTGACGAAGTTAGAAGCGGTGAATCGTATGATAATTTAGTCGATGGCATTAAGTCCAAAAATACTGGTTTTGTGAATGAAGTCAAAGAAAAACAATTACAATCAAAGCAAACTGGTGCAAGCCAAGACGCTGTAACAGAAATTCTTCTTGGAGATGCTGGTCTTTATGGAAGAAGAGTAAAAGATGACGAAGTCCGTAAATCCTTAACACAACTTGTTGATGAAGTTACTCATGGTGTCCCAACTGAAGTTTTAGAAAAGCAATTATCAAACCATCGTGCTGAAGGTTCTGCAAGTGCTACTGAAATTATGACAGCCACAATCACTGCGTTAGGCAAGGCTGTAATTTCTTCACTTGAAACACCTAAAACTATCATTCGTGTTGCACAAACTTTAGCTGAAGAACCAATGCTTCCTGAAATGATTGGCACTGCTGCTGCTGGAACAGACATGGAAGCAGACAAAGCAGAAAAAGCAGAATTCTTTGGTGGTAGTGCTGAACCAGAAAATTCAGTTTCTGCTGTTATTAAGCAATTAGGTGCTGCTGTTACTTCTGAGATTACTGCTATGGATCTTGCTGATGCTCTTTCAGTTGCAGTTGAAGAAGGTGAAATGACTAAAGAAGGCGTTTCAAGAATTGCAGAGCTTCTCATGGGTCAAGCAAATGTTCCTACAGAAGGTTTAGATGTTGATACAACCCCTTCAAAATCAGAAGAACTTAAGTCTGCACTCATGTCAGCTGTAGATGCTGATGCTGATCTAATTTCAAAGGAAGACCTTAAGTCTGCAATTTCTGCAATGGCAATGTCATCAAAAGAAACTGGAACAACTCCTGATGAAGTTGTTGATTCTGTTGAAGCAATGCCAGAAAAACAATTGATGGCAGCTATTGATAGAGCAAAGACAGCTACTGCAACTGATGGCAGATTGAGAGCTAGAGCAAGAAGAGAATTCTGGGGTGTAAAAACTGCATCCACAAAGAATATTTCTGAAAATGTCATTGGTTGGTTGGCAGATTATTCAACAAACTTTGGTATCAGCACAAGAAGAATTGCTAAAGCTGCAAAGAGACTTTGTGAAGAATTCGAAGTTGCAGAAAAGTTAGTAGCCAAGGCTGTTTTAGCTTCTGAAAGAACAGCTGGTATGACAGTTACTCAAAGCAAATCTGACTGCATTAGATTTATGTGCAGAGCTGAAGATTTAGATGGCGTACAACCAAGTGATAGCAATTTTGATGAATCATTCAAGCAAAAAGCAATTGAAGTTCTTCAAGGTCATGGATTCCAAGTTGATCCAGGTACATTCTCATTCACAGACTTGATTGTATCTGAAAACGGCGATGTTACTGCAACTGTTTCTACTGCATCTTCAAAAACATTCAAGACTGATGATGTAGATGCCGAAATGAATGCTGAAGATAGCATGGAAATGCCAGTAATAATGACTGAAGGTGCTAGATTAGCTAGAAAAGCCAGAAGAGACAATATTTTAGCTAAATATGCACAAATTGCACCAGGCATGGGAGCTCCTGCTGGTGGTGCTCAAGCTCCTCAAGGCCCTGCAGCTGGTCCAGTTGATCCAGGTTTGGGTGGTGGTGCACCTGCTGGTGGTGATTTAGGTATTTCTTCACTTACTGGTGGATCTGATATGAATGAATCTGGTGATATGGATGCAATTTCAGAACCAGGTGAAAAGAAACCATGGGGTTCAGTTTGTCCAGTTTGTGGTTCCGACGATGTAAACATCTCTGAATCAAATGCAGATTGTCAAAGCTGTGGCACTACTTACAAGATTATGCAATCCCTTGAATTAATTTCAATGGGTGATAAGGGCAAATCTTCACCAGAAGAAGAACCACTTGGTCTTGGACCTGATACTGGATTAGGTGCTGCAACTGCACCAACAGAAATGCCAGCTGCTAACCCAGCTGCACCTGGTATGGGACCTGTTGCAGACACTATCAAAACAATGGTCAGATTATCAGCTACAGTTGATTCAGATATCTACTTGAAGACTGCATTACCGTCTTTTGACAGAACAGCAGAATCAATGCTTCCAGTGGGTATGGTTTGCCCTTCATGTGGAGATAGAGAAGCACATAAAGTCAAGAATAATACATTCTGCTACAAGTGTGGAAATTATTCAAGAACAACTGTACAAGCTTCCAAGAAAGATCCATCAAAACTCGATGTATCCATTACTTGGATAGATTAATAAATAAAAATAGTGGGGGATTTACTCCTCCACTATTTTCTTTAAAAAAGGTGTAAAAACAACTTATCTAGAAGTTAAAAAAAAGTTTATAAATAACTAATTTATAGATTCTTTGATAAAAGATTTTATTTTTATTAAGGGAAGCAGCATAAAAATGAATAAAAATTCGAATAAAGCCAATCAGGAAAGATTTGCAGCAATGAGATTAGCTGAAATCAATGCAACTGATAAGGAAGATCTTATGAACTGCGCTTCCGACATGGAAAAGACAGCGTCTTTGGATGCCAATGAAGCTGTTGTTGTCGCAAAAGCAATCAGAGCAAAGTATCTCCCTAACATTGCTAGACAAGCTGGTCTTGATGTTTCAAATTTAGACCTTGATCATGGCAAAGAGACTGTTGACTTCGCAAACGATGAATCTGAAGATGATGAAGACGATGTTGAATTTCATCACTTTATGAGTGATGAAGATTCAGAAGATGTAGATGACGATGACATGTCTGATGAAGATATGGAAGACGAAGACGAAGTAGAAGATAGTGATGATGTCGCCACTTTTGAAATTGAAGTTCCCGCTGATATGGTTGACCAAGCACAAAAAGCTGTGCAAGAGGCGCTAGATAATCTTCTTGGCGGAGATGATGATTCTGACGAAGATGATGATGAAGATATCACCCATTTTAATGATGATGAAGATGATATGGATTCAGAAGATGAGTCAGATGATGACGAAGACAATGAAACACAATTTATGAAAAACAGCAACGAGGTTAGATCAATGACTAAACAAGCATTGGCTGAGCGCAAAGCACAGAGAGAAGCTCTCTTAAGAAGAGCCGAAAGAGAAGAAATTCTCATGAAGATTGCTTCAGAAGAAGAGACTTATCCAGCGTCAGCCTCATTTAAGTATAACGAAGATATGGTTGATATGAAGGGTGAAATTGAATATCCTTCTATGACTATGGAAGGTAGTGAGGGAAATTCACTTAAGGAACAAAACCCAACTTGGGCCGATCAAAGAGTTCCTACCATGAACCCTGATTCATTACAATTTCCATCAGTCACAAAGCCAGGTAAATTTGACGGTTCAGGTGATGGTTCATTAGAATACACTGTAGATTGGGATCATTTAGAAACCCCATCTGAAGGACTTGAAGATGCTGATCAACCTAGCATCCCAACTCAAATGCCTTCTATGCCACACAAGACCACTAGAACAGTTGGTGCTTCCGCAGAGCATGACGTTGAATGTACTTCATGTGGTACATCAATGAGAATGTCTGAGGCAGCTATGGAAGATCCAAACACTAGATGTGCTAACAAGGATTGCCCAACAAACGCTGAGTCCAAAGACAAAGAAGTTGAAGCACAAAATGTTGACACAAGACAACACGTCAATACTCAAAAGAAGATTAACGACACTCAAGTAGAATTGGATAGTGCATACCAAACTGTTAATGAACTCAAGAAATCTTCCGTTGATGTAGCAAGAATTAAAACTTCTTACAGCTGTGCAACAAAATTAGCTTTAGCTGGAATTATTACTTCCGATGAAGTTGATTCATATGCAGAGCAAATGATCAATGATGGTCTTAAGTCTGACTCAATGATCAGACAAACCAAACTCTTACTTAAGTCCGCACAGTCTTCAACCGAAAGAGTTGCAGCTGCTGCAGCTGAAAGAATGAGTACTAGAACCGCTTCAACATTAGGCGTATCTACATCTCCTGCATTAAGTGGTGGTTTATCCAACAATAGTGCAGCTCTTGACATCCAAGGTGCTCTTAAGGGTACCTGGACAATGCCAATAATCGAGGACTAATTTCCTCAACAAATAATTAGGAGAAATAAACAATGGCTATTCGTGCATTAAACACACTCGTAGTTGCTAACTACAATACAGCTGCTTCTGCTTCATGGTATGCAGGCGATGCTCTTTTCCTTCAATCTGATGGAACTGTTGCAGCTGCATACAGATCAGCAACTGGTTTTACAACACTTCAACAACAATTAGGTAAATTTGTTGGATTCTCTGCTGATGATACAGCAAGAACTGGCAATACTATGATTCTTGCCGATCCAGTTGGTTCTTCATTTACCAACGCTTCAGGTGAACTTGTCGCAAACAACAATGGTTTCTATGTTGTATCAAAGAGAGCTATTGGCGACTTCTTAGCTGAGAACGTCAATGGTGTTACAAACCCAACTGCAGGTTCTTCAGGATATGAAGGTCCAAGAAGAGGTGTTGGCGTTTTCAACACCCCAGGTGCACAATTTATTACTGATAGATTTGCAGCTGTTGCTTCAACATCTGTAACTCAAGATGGCGCTAGTGCTTGGACACCTGCTGTTGGCGACCTTCTTACCGTTGCTGGTGGTGTTGCAAACGCTGGTAAGCTTGTTAAGTTAGAGACTGTTGGAACACATGGTGTTATCGTTGGTAGAGTTGACAATTATGACTCTGCTGCTGGCCTTCTCTACTTCACCCAACTTAGTGGCGTCTAATCGGTAAAGAATTTTTAAAGGAGAATTATTCAAATGTCAATGATTAAGAGAAACACAAATGAGCAAAGAGAATCCATTATTGCAATGGCTCTCGAGACTCCAGAGGGACGCACAGCTCTTGCACAAGCAATGGTTGAGCCAATCAAGACTTCCCTCATGTACCAAGCCATCGGTCGCAAGCTTTTGATGGTTGATGAGCTCCCACAAGGTGCTCTTGCTCGCTATGAGAGAGACGTTGCTGTCAAGTCATACGTCATTCCTAAGCGTGGTGCTGTTCCAACAGCTGAGGTTGAGGCTGAAGAGCTTCTCGTTCCTACAGTTGAATTAGCTGCACACCCACAAATCCGCTTGAACGAAATTCGCCAAAGAAGATTCTACATTGTCGATAGAGCTCAAGTCCGTGCTAAGGACTCCCTCCAAAGACAAGAAGATACAGAAGTCTTCAAGGTCATCAACGCTGGTGTTCCAACTGACCAAGCAATTTCCGTCTCTGGTACTCTCCAACCTGAGAATGTCAACCTTGCGTTGACCCTCATTGAAGAGCACGAGTTGATCGGTGCTAAGGTTGTTCTTCACCCACAAAGATACAAGGATATCAGAAACTGGGGTAAGGAATTCTTCGATGAGGCAACTCAAAGAGACATCCTTATGACTGGTCTCTACGGACACATCTATTCCGCTGACATCCACGTTTCCACAATGGTTCCTAAGAACAGTGTTTACGTTCTCGCACCTGCTCAATTTGTTGGTGCAATGCCAGTTCGCCAAGACATCACTGTCCTCCCAGCAGACGATCCAAAGAGACTTAGACTCGGATGGGTTGTTTACGAAGAGCTCGGTTTTGCTCTCATCAATGACTATGCAGTTTCAAGAATTACCGTAAGCTAATTCTAAACTAGTCATAAAAAGGAGAGGTAGAAATACCTCTCCTTTTTTTATTTTAATGGTGGTAAAATTATAGTATGACTAAAGAAGAATTGCTCAAAATAGTTGAAGATTATATCAAAAGCGAACCAAATAAAAAATGGAGACCTGGCAAAGATCATGTTCATTATGCTGGTCCTTATTTTGATCATACTGAAATTGTTAGATCAGTCTCTACGTTGTTAGATGGTTGGTTAGTTTTAGGAGCTGAAGCATATAAAGCAGAGAGAAAATTAGCCTCTCTATTCGGTAAAAACCACGCTTTATTGACTAACTCAGGTAGTAGCTCAAATCTTCTCATGATGTCAGCTTTGAAGTCAAAAAGATATCTTAATTTACCTGAAGGAACTAAAGTACTTACTCCTATTGCTGGTTTTCCAACTACTATAAACCCGATTTTTCAATGTGGTTTCAAGCCTGTTTTTGTAGATATTTCTTTAGATGGTTTAAACTTAAATTTAGATGATGTAGAAGCTACTTTACAGGCAGATCCAGAAATAAAAATCATAACATTTGCTCATGTGTTAGGAAATCCTCCTGACATGTACAGATTATTAGATATTATTGATCATTATGGATTAATATTACTTGAGGATTGTTGTGATGCTTTAGGTTCATCATTCGACGGTAATCCTTTGGGCAGCTTCGGCACTATGGCTTCTTGTTCTTTCTATCCTGCTCATCATATTACTTGTGGAGAAGGCGGGTTAGTTGTTTGTAATGATGATAATTTAGAAAGAGTGATCCGTTCTATTCGTGATTGGGGTCGTGGATGTTTTTGTATTGGTAAACAAAATATTACAGAATGTGGAGCTTGCAATCAAAGATTTTCAGAATGGCTACCTAGTATGCCAGGAGAAGTATTTGACCATAAATATGTCTATGAAGAAATTGGTTATAACTTAAAACCAATCGAAGTTCAAGCCAGTATGTTGTTAGCTCAAATTGATAAACTTGCTGAAATTAAAAATTTACGTCAAAGAAATCACAAATTATTAACAGAAAAGTTTTCTAAGTATGAAGAATATTTTGTTCTTCCAGTAGCACAAAAGAATGCAGATGTAAATTGGTTTGCATTCCCAATAACTGTCAAAGATAACGCACCTTTTAAGAGAAGTGATATTTGTCAGTATTTAGAATCTAAAAAAATTCAAACTAGACCATATTTTGCTGGAAACATTTTGATGCAACCAGCTTATAGTCATTTAGTTGCCGATATGGATCTTAATGACTTTCCAGTTGCTAAAAAAGTCACCACTGATACTTTCTTTTTAGGAACGTCTCCAGTTATAACAGAAGAACAAATTGATTATATAGGTGAAGTTCTAGATAGTTTTTTTGACAAATAAAAAAGAGGCTACAAGCCTCTTTTTTTTAGAATGGTACTTTGCCTCGAAGAATATCAAATAGCATAATCCAATCGCTAATTTTAGCCTTAACTGGATCCTTAAATGCAGCTGGCTTATTTTTCTCAAAGAAATAATGACCAGACCAAGCAAACGGATAAACAATAAATGGTGTCAATAATAAAAACCAATAATATTCAAAACGAAAACAGCCTACAACCCACATAATTGTCATAAACTGTCCTAAGACATGCAATCGTCTGCAAATTTTGTTTTGATGCAAAGTTAAGTACATTGCATAATATTCTTTCATGTTCATATAGTACAAACTCCCTTCTTTTGAACTACTTGAGTAGCACATTCTTGGGCAAACTTTATCGCCTCAACAATATTATTTGTTCTGATAAATTCACATACAAGTCCAGAAATAAATGTATCTCCTGCGCCGGAAACATCTTTGATATTTACTTTTTCAACTGGAAAAATTGAATGATCATACTCACAACCTTCATCAGATCTTGTTATAATCATCTTCCCGTACAAACCTAAATAATCGATAGTATGCTTTGTCTTATCATATTCAGTATGATTAATTTTTATGAATGTTACATCATTGCACCATTCGCCTAAGATCTTTTTTGTATCTAAAAATACTTTCGAATTCCTAGTAGCTATAGTTTCTATATCTTCTTCTGATAAAAAACCCTTACAATAATCACTTACAATAATTGCATCATATTTGACATCTTCATATACATTATCTATTAAATTATTGAGTATATGTTTTGAAATTTTAGATGATGTATCATTTTCATCTATCCTCAATAATAGTGAATTAGTTCTTTGGTCTATATATCTAGTTTTAGTTATATTTTCATCTTGGGTAATTAGCTTGACATTAGCTCCAATAGCAGAAATATTTGCAGCTACGTTTAATGCCATACCACCATTATTTGTAGTAAATAAAGGGTTGAAAACAGGAGCTGGCCCTTCTGGAGCAAGTCTTAGTACATTTCCATAGGTGAAAATATCAGTACAAGAGTCGCCAATTACTAATATTTTGATATCTTTATATAGTTCTTTCATAATAATCGGGTCTTTTTATCTCTGTCAGAAAGTATTGGGTCATCTGTAAGCCAATTTATGTCTAACTTTGGATCTGCCCAATTTACTGACAACTGATCTTTCATGTCTGGGTATTCACCTTCGTAACACCATTTGTAATAAAACACAGCTTCATCACTTAGTACGAGATGCCCATTTACATAACCAGGTGGAACAAGAACAAAAGTTTTAATTTTGTCATCAGAATTTATGATGATATCTATATGGTCTAAATATTCCTGACTGTTTTTATCAATATTTGCAACTACTAACTGTATTGATCCATGAATGCAAGTGATAAGCTTCCAAGATTTATCAGTATGAAGTCCCCTTAGTACATTTTTGTGCGAAATTGCAACTTTATCATGGTTGAAATTTAAAAAGTCAAAGTCAGATTTTTCCCATAAAGTAAAAAGCTGCCCTCTGTGATCATGGAAGCTATCGACTTGTTTGATTATAACATTGGATAAAGCTTCAACCTTAGCCATTCAAAACCTCAAGAAGTTTTATAATTTTTTCTTTTTCTAAGCCTGGATAATTTCCGATATACCATGAATAATTATGAATATGTTCAATATTTGGAAAATTTGAAAAATCAGTGTAAACAGACTTGAAAAAAGGCTGTCTCATTTGATTACCACCACCAGATAATCCTCTTCTAAATTCTATGCCGTTGTTTTGTAATTTTTTCTCTAATTCATTTCTTTTTGAAAAATCAGCATCTTTTAGAATTACAATAAAAGCGTAATTACAATTACCTTCAGTGTTTAGAGCAACATGATACTTTTCAGAATCCAAATTCGATATAAATAAATCAAAATTATCAATTCTTTCTTGATTTTTTGCATCAAGTTTTGGCAATTGCGATAAACCTATAACCGCATTAATTTCAGTACTTCTAAAATTGTGAGCTGGACGTAAAAATATAAAATCAGGATTTAAATCAGGGTTATCCATTGCAATAGAAACTTTCATAGAATCACTTGTCATTTCTCTAGTCATCCCATGAGATCTTAGGGCACGACAAACTTGATAAAATTCCCAATTGTTTGTACTAATCATCCCACCTTCAATTGTTGACATATGGTGAGCAAAATAAAAACTAAAATTACTGGCAAACCCAAAATTACCAACCTTGCAGCCTTGGAAGGTTGTACCATGGGACTCACAAACATCTTCAATTAATAAGATATTATTCTTTTCGCAAATATCAATAAGCTCATCTGTTAAGCCATTGATTCCCAAAACGTGTGTTAAAAATATGGCTTTTGTATTTGGTGTAATTGCTTCTTTAAGTTTATCTATATCAAATGATAAGTTAGTAAAATTGACATCAACAAATACAAGTTTATGACCAGCAAAAAGAACTGAAGAAATGTCTGATATCCAAGTTAAGGGTGGGACAATAATTTCGCCTTCACCAACAATGTGAGCTAAAGCTAACATTGTTAATTCATTAGCAGAAGCACCTGAATTTACAAACAAATTGTATTTTGTACCTAACCATTGTCCCCATGCATTTTCAAATTCCACAACTTTTGGTCCATTAGTCAGCTTTGGAATATTATCTTGAGATAAAAACTCAATCACTGAATTTACATCTTCTTTGTCGATATTATCATTCATCAATGGTAGGAAAAATTTATTCATTTTATTTATCTTTCGAGTACTTAAATATATTATACCAAAATGCTTTAGCAGAGTAATTTTCTATGTAATAATCATATAACTGTTGTGAAATCTTCAATCTTTCTTCAGGATTATCTAAATAGTATTTAATTTTATCTCGATAGTTTTGTTTATCAATTGAAACATAGTGAACATTTTCTTTAAAAATGTGCTTTCCTCTATCATAGTAGGCCTCGGGATGAGTTACAATAGCTAAATTTTTACAAGCAGCTGCCTCATAAATTTTACCTTTTCTTTGGCCCTCACCTGAAGCTTTTGCATTAAGAACTAAACTAATTTTTGCTTTTCTGTTAATTTCAGCAAATTCATCCCAATCTGGCTGTGAGTCAACACCTTTTATGGTAATTGGCAGGTTGGCTTTTTTAATGCCAGGTAGAAAAAATTTTCTTTCATTGGTAGAAAGCTGTCCAAAAAATAAAAGATCATATTGTTTTTCATCTTCAGGAACTGGATAAAATTTTCTTGGATCTATAGGAGTTGGTACACAATAAATGTTTGGTTCAAATTCTCCATCTCCATAGTCAGCTATTAATACATTACAATATTGTGAATATTCTTTGCATGTGTGAACAAATGTATGTCCGCATTCTGTTATAGATTTCAAGAATATCTTAAAATTTGTAAGTCTAGAAGAAGTATGTATTGGAGAATGTGTATCCCAATACTGAATAAAAAGTTTTTTGCCTAACTTTTTGGCAACATGAAGCTGAACATGAACGTGCCAAAGTGGACTTACAACAGCAATATCAAAATCTGTTTCTAATAAAACTTTAGACAATGCTTCAGCTGACCAAATTTCATTAGGTGCAATATGTCTTACCAGCAATTCATATTCATTATTGCCAATAAAAGCACCCTCAAAGCTTCTTACTAAAAAGGCATAAGCATGAGATTCAATGTTTCTAAAATGATCAGCAACGATTAAAACTTTCATTTTTCGTTAAGGAAATCTCCCCATTCAACCAAGATTGTTGGTCTACCATCAGTTCTTTCATATGCATATTTATAAGCATCAAAAATTTGATGTGCTTCTTCTAATCTGATGATATCAACAAAGTCACACATAGCCTTGAAACCAGCTGTGTAATCAGCTATATGTTGATGCTGTGGGTGAAGTGGTCTTTGTGCACCAATAGATGTTCTAATGATAATTTTTGGTTTAAAATTTCCATCAGACATAATCTTGATTTTATCAATGTGGTTTACTAATTGATTTGCTGCTAATATTAAGAAATTCCATCTGGGGAAAAAAGAAATAGGAAAAGTGCCATTTAAAGCTAAACCTAGAGTCATTCCCATTTGCATGTCTTCAGCTACTGGTACTTCTAATAATTTTTCTGGATTTACATCTTTCAATGTGTTTGACATCGCTGTGCCTGGATATTCTACTGCCTGTCCCAAGAATAATGTATCTTCTTTAGAAGCAAGCCAATCCATTGATCTTTTTAATTCATCTGCGTATTTCATTAAAACTGTATCCTTTTTCCAGCTCCAGCATGTGGATATTTTGATTCATATTTGAAGAATATAACTTTTGGTTTAGGTTCTTCAAAGAATAACTTTTCAGTGTTCCATACTTTTCTAGTGTCAGAACACACAGATTTATTATTATCTTCTATAACAAAGGTGATTGGTAAATCGTGATTGACAGCAAACTTCCAATTTTCAAAAAATGTGCCAGTTTCTGAAGTCATGTCGCCAACAAAACACCAAACGTGGTTGGATAAATTTTTGCGCTTAATATCTAATGCCACTCCAACTGAAATTGGTATATTGCCTGTTACAATTGCAGAAGAATACACTTTATATTCTGGGTAATTTAAAGCCATAGATTTACCGTCTATAATGTCTTGCTTAAGTTTTTCGCTAGGAACACCTTTCAATAAACACTGATAGTGTGATCTCCATGAACAGAATACCCAGTCATCTTCATTGATATTTTTGAATATATCAATAAGTTGTTTTTCATTTCCATTTGATAAATGGATTACAGCCTTTATCATTAAATTGTTGAAACAGTTTGCAATATCAGTTTCAAAATCGATCAATTCTTGCTCAGTATAGTTTTTCATTTTATATATGTCTCTTAAGTCTGGTTGGAAATCCGAGTTATCAATAATTATTAAATATTATAATTAAACATTTTTGGACCAATTGAATATATTATTCCACCAAATTTCAGCTGTGTAATTATTCTTCCAGTGTTCATGCATAGCATTTGCAATAGCTATTCTTTTTTGTGGATTATTAAGGTAATATCTAATCTTATCTAAGTAATTGACTTTATCAATACTTACATAGTGAACATCCTCTGTAAACCATGATCCATTGGGAAATTTGTATACATCAGGTATAGTTGCTATCATAAGATTGTTGCAAGCAGCAATTTCCCACACTCTTCCTTTAAGGCAGCCCATGCAAAAATTACCATTGAAATTCAGTGAGATTTTTGTTTCTCTATTAACCTTTGCCCAATCATTATAAGAGAGTTTTTGTTCTGATTCACCTTTGCCACCTAGCACATGCAATGGAAATTTTTTCTCTAAAAGTTTATTGACAAACCACTGTCTTTCAAATTCATAAAGTGATCCAATGAAAGCTAATTCATGTGATTTTTCTTCTTCTGGCACAGGATACAAAACGGTAGTATCCATGGGTTCGTAAACTGCGTAAATATTAGGAAACTTTTGTCCATATAAGTTTCCGCCTACTAAAATGTTGCAATATTGCGAGTATGCACACATAGAATGTTCAAAATTGACAACACCATTATTGTATGGATTTTTTAAGAACAATCGCATGTTAACTGCTCTGTTATTTGTTGCTCCATTGAGTTGATCCCATACACAAATGAACAATTTTTTACCAAGTTTTTTTGTAGTATCTAAAGATGGAACTATGCTCTCAAAAGGCGAAAAAACACAAATATCAAAGTCATTTCTGAGCAATCTCTCATTTAACTGCTTTGCAGACCAAATTTCATTTACTTCGATATATTCGATTGCTAAATCTACATCTGGATTATTCTTAAATAACTCTTGAGCTGGTCTAACTAAAGATCTATGCGTAGCACAATATACATTTTTCATTGTACCAGCAGCCCATTTTGTGGTAATAATTAATATTTTCATAACTTTATTTTATCTTTTACCAATCATTTCAATCACTTTTTTTACTATTTGATGTTCATCTGGAGGCAAATTATCATGTTCTTTAGCAAAACCAGCAGTTTTATCATCTAAACCCATACATTCTATAGGCTTATTTATTTTTTTACTTAATTTGTATGCCACAGATTCAATTATGCCTGACGTATAATCGTCATCTAGCACAATGCAACCATATTTGCAGTTAGAAGCATTTTTATAAAAATTATCATCAAACTTCAATGGCTTTATCCACAATTGGTGCAAGACATTGCATTTAATACCTTGATTGAATAAAATTTCAGATGCTTTTTGAGCTGAAAATCTTGTCACTGAAAATGGAATCAGCACAACGTCAGCGTCTTCATAAATGATGTTTTCTAAGTCTTTGTCATTATCAAAACTTTTTCTATGTTCTGAAAAATAATATGGAACATCATCATTCATAAATTCATTGTATGCATGTTCGTATTCATTTGGAGTCATAGGAGAAACAATTTTTATTCCTGGCATTCTATAAAATAAAGAGTGATGAGATGAACCTGCAACTGGTCCAATTGCACCTTCCATAGCAACACTTCTCACTAATACAGGACAAGATCTTTTCCAAATATCCTTACTTTTAGCTGCGTAATTTAATATTGAAACACAGTTGTACCATTGAAATCCTTGATATCGGACGACATAAATTGGTCTTGTGTTTGCAAGTGCAGCACCAACAGTTATTGCACCATTAGCAACATCAGCCATTGATAAATCAACCATGCCATCTTCTTCAAAGAGTTCTGGCAATGTTCCGCCTACCCATCCAACAGCTGATAAACATTGCCCATAAACTTTGCCCTTTTTTTCAAGCAAATGATTTTTGACTAAAGATTTTATAGTTTCTCTAAGCGTGATTGCCATAATGCCTCTACCCTATTTTTATTTTCTTCATCAATATTCAATACTTCAAGTGGCATAATTTTTTTGAGCCATTCATATCTATCAAAATAATCTCCATCTATGCCAGCACCAGCATGCCAATACTTTCTGACAGTTCTTATATTTAATAACAATGGCCCATTAAATACGTCCTTAAGATGTTCAGCAATTATTGTAGGATCATCACTGATATCATAAGCATTCATTTTGTAGGCTATTGCCAAATCGTGCATAGCCCAATTTCTTCTTACTTTTTTCTCTGTTAGTATTGATAAATTATTATCTTCAACGATAAAAAGTATGGGTAAATTTTTAGTAGATGCCCAACCTATTGCAGATCCTACATAGTCTTCTTCGGCAGAAGCATCTCCCATAAAAACAATTGTCGGACTTCTAGTTTCATAACAATGACCAACAGCTATGGGCACTTGTGAACCCATCAAACCATCATGTCCAAAAATATTTTTTTCAAATGATTGAATTGATGCTGATCCACCCATACCAAAAGAGCAACCTGATTCTAGGCCGAGCAACTCATCAACAAGCTTTTCAGGCGAAGCATCAAAAGCCAAATAAGTTGAATGCCCCCTATGCTGAATAAAAATATTCGGGTCAATATTTTTAGCTTGAAGATAAGAGGCAATTGAACATGGAATGCTTTCCTGACCAGCTGATAAATAAGTTGGTGCTCTTATAGATTTATCTTGTATTTTTTCATAAACTACGTTTTCAAAATGTCTGCATAATGAAATTTTAGTAAATACATCTGTAAGATAATCAGTTGTCATTGCAATTATGGATTTTTAACGTACCTGATGTGTAATGAGAAAAAGAAGTTTTTTTATCTACTATTTGATTTTCATGCACTGATCTATTTGTTGTAATAAACAGATCTTCTCCAAAAATCTTCATTTCATCAAGATATTCAGATTGTCGATCTTCGTGAATATCATAATCTCCCACATAAATAGTAGTGTCGATAGAAATTCTTGTTCCACAATTTTCATTTCTATGTGTTTCGTGAATAAGAGCATAATCAACTAAATGAATTTTGCCTTTCACTGGAGTTATTTCATCAGATTGCTCGTAATACTCTAAAACCCATTGCATATCTCCGAAAGTTGGCGATAATGCTAACCAATCATCGTTAAATTGATCAGGATTTTTTGGCTTATAATGATATAAATTGTTGTTTTCAACATCGCCTAGCAATGGTGTGAAACAAATTATTCCCCAAGGACCATCAATCCAGGCATCAGAATGTGGAATACTAGTATTTAATGGCCTACCATAATTTTCTTCAAGCTCAACACCAAACTTAATTCTTACATTAGGTGTCATTCTAATTTTATTAAGTAAACTTGGTTGGCCTGATATCATATTTTGAACTAATTTAGACCATGCCCTCAAGACCATATTAAATTCTAATTGATATTCTTTTTTTGGAACGACAGCTCCATTTGGCGTGACATTATCCTTAAAATATCTCTTGCTATCAAGCCTGTTAATAAATTCAGTTTCATCAGCTGTAAATTCAAAATCAAATGCTTTTGAAATATAAAGCATTACAGCAAACTTGAAATCAGACAATAAATTTTGAGGAGGATTGTATTGTAACATCAAATCATTCAATTGATTCAATGACCATGCTTCTTTTAAATTTTCAAATCTTTGTTTTCTTTCTGGATAAGTAGACATATTAAAACCTCTAAATAATTATATGCTTATTTTGCCTTTTTGATAATCAATAATTTTGTATTTGGAATGATATTTTTAAAAATACTAGTAATTTTTTTTGCAATAATATTGTTGATGATGTCGCCAGGATTAACAAGTGTTACGTCATAGTTTGTCATAACACCGCCACTTAAAAATATAAAATTGACTGAATCATCGTAATTGTCAAAAAATGAAATATCATCAACTGTGTGAATTTCTAACTCACAATTTGCAAATTTTGAAAAATTTAATTGAAAATCTTCATTGATCCACAAACAACTGTCAGATTTGGGTTGTTCAAATTCTTTGCCCTCATAAGGTAAACCTTTTCTACCATAAGAATCATCGAATCGAACTAAATCTTGCTTGTTATTTGGTGTTTCAATTTCAAAAACTACTGATCCATTTTCGCTTATTGATTTAGTTGAATGAAATAAGCCTTTTCTAATCATAATTTTGTCCAGCTCATCTACAACAAAAGAGTTAGAAAAAAAACTTATCTCACAAGCTCCATCAAGCACTATCAGCCCAGTTGTTTTATTGGGATGACAGTGCATTGATGTTTGGTGATTTTTTGCAATAAATAAAGCCCATAAAGCCACTTGGGAATTTTCAAATACTAAATATTCATAACCCCAAGGTTTCTTGACAATATTATTGCTATATGTTCCTGTTTTCATGTACTTCAAAAGCAGTCTTAAGCCACAAGCCCATAAAGTCATAATGTGGGCAAGAAATGATATTTTCATCAACTACTACTGGGCTTCTATCATAAGTAGCACCAGCATTTTCGATGTCAACATCAATAGAGTAATAACCAGACATCACTCTACCATTTAAGATTTTTGCTGAAATTAATAACTGAGCACCATTGCAAATACAGAAAATTGTTTTATTTTGTGAATTCCACTGACGAATAAATTCCAAAACACCCTTTTCTTGTCGCAATTTTTCAAGTGCTTTGACACCACCAGGAACTACTAGAATTTCGTAATCTTTTAAAAATTCTTGACGAATATTTTCATCTTCAAAAACTTTAGTCTCAACATCACAAGGCATATGAGTTCCCAAGCTGCCCCAAATTTTTCCAACTTGATTAGCCATCAAAGTCACTTCATACCCATGTTCTTTTAATGAATAATATGGATAAATTAGTTCGTGGTCTTGATACTTTTCCCAAGTAATAATGAGTGCCTTTTTCATTTAATCACCTAATAACTTTCTCTTAAGTTTAATCTTCAACACATCTTCAACATTGTGTTTTGCATGAACGCCAAATTTATTTTCTAACAAGTTTAAGTAGTTTTCATCAGAATGATAAGTTACAAAAGCTTTATCTCGGAATGCTACGATGTCTTTGGCAGAAAGAAAATCATTTGACAAATTCAACATGTCATATGAATGTTGGCTATATCCTGAATATGTTTCTGGAAGCTTCCAACCCTTTGCAACTGCTGTTTTATAAAGTGGGCTTCCTGGATATGCCATAGCACAGTAAAAATTTGCCATTTCGGTTTTATTAGCCATAGCAAAATCTAAAGTATTTTGCATAGATTCATGAGTATCCATTGGCAATCCAAAAATATAATTTCCACCAATGCTTATTCCAGCATCTCTCATATTTTGCATCAAATCAGTAATTTTTACATCAACAAAGTGATCTTTGTGAATCTCTTGTCTCAAAGTTTGATTTGGGTTTTCAATTCCAAGTCCAAGCCAATTAACACCAGCTTTCTTTAATGTATCTAAAAATTGTGGTTTACAAGTATCTACACGAGAATATGCCCAGATGTTAAAATCATATCCACGCTCAATAATTAAGTTACATATTTTTTGAAAATGATTTGGATTCAATACAAATAATTCATCAGCAATCTTGATATTTCTAACATTGTTTTCAGCAAAATAATCAAACTGCTTGATAATAAATTCTGGGGTCCACCATCTGAACATATTAGAATCTTCAGAAGTAATCAATGGGAGATTACTTGTTCTATTGATGATGTTGATCATACAAAACGAGCACTTGTAAGGACAACCTAAACTTGTGTAAAGAGCAGCAAAAGGAGCATTTTCCGTATTATTACTCCATGAATGCCATCCTGCAGTTCTGTATTTATTGAATGATGGAAGTAAATCCCAAGCCATTCCAGGTAAATCTTGCTCTAATAAGGATTTAGGAACAATTCTTTCTGGTTCATTTTTGTAAATTTGTCCATCTAATTTGAATCCAATTCCAGTGCAGTTTTTAAGCTGCTCGACAGACAAATCTGTAGAAAGCAAGTTTGAGATTGCATACACACCTTCGTTAAGAAGTACGATATCAACACAATCTTCAGCAAGAACTTCATCTGGTAATGCAGCAACATGGCCACCAACAAAGACAATAGGAGTATCTGTAAGTTGCTTTACTAATCTAGCAATACCAACTGCTCCAGTCATGTTTTGTGAAGAAGCAGAAGGTTGTTGGCCATAAACTACAAAACAAATTACTTTTGCATTATAATCAACAATAGTTTTACTAGCATCTTCCCAATTCAATCTCTCAGCTTCACAATCTAAGATAGCAGCTGAAAAATTTCTAGTCCTTACGTGATTTGCCAACATGCCTGCCCAAATTGGTGGTTCAATTGCAGCACTTTTTTTGCTCAAATCCTGGTAAATAATTTCAGAAGCATTGGGGTGTACAAACAAAATATCTAGTTTTCGCATATATTTTTTACCTTATTCTCATTATACTAACAGTTTATAATTTTGCCCATCTAAAGACATTTCCCCACCATTTGACTGGAGAATAATTTTCTTGCCAATGTTTATGCATTGCATCAGCCATTTGAATTCTTTTTTCAGGATTATTCAAATAATATCTAACTTTATCTACACAGTCAGATTCATCCATAGAGTCAAAATGCTCCCCAATTTTGTACCAAGACTTATCACGATACTTCATACAGTCAGGATGAGTAGTAAGTAAAAAACTTCCACAAGATGCTACTTCTGAAATTCTGCCTTTTCTTGTATGATTGTTTGGACTAAAAATTGCTTCTGTAAAACACAAAGAGATTTTGGTTTTCTTATAAATCTCAGCATAGTCTTTAGTTGACAAAACTTGAGCTGGGAAAATATCTTTGTTGACGCTTCCGGTATATGTGATAGGCAGATTAGCTTTTCGAAAGAGTTCATAATATCTAGCTCTTTCTTGAATATAAATCATTCCATTGAAGCCAACATCTGTAGTTCTACTTTCTTCAGTGCATCCTTCAGTATTAAAAACTCGTGAATCTATAGGCTGATCAATAGCATACATATTTGGAAGAATTTCATCGTAACCATAGTCACCAACTAAAAACTTACAATATTGAGTTGCTTCAATCATTGGAACTGGAAATTTGTGCTCACCCCAGATTCTAGGCTTCTTAATCATTAATCTGAAGTTGACATGTATGCTCGGAGCTGTTCCAATAAACAAGTCCCAATTAGTAAGAAATAACTTCTTACCAAGTTTTTTGATAGTATCTAGCTCAACCGCAAAATGAAGTTCTTCGCATACAATACAAATATCGAAATCTCTCTTGAGCATTTCTTCATTCATTTCTTTGGGGGTTCTAATTAATCCAGGAGCATTACCGAAATGTAAAACTTCCATTTGATAATCTGGGTTATCTTCACCAAAAGCTGCATGAAATGAACCTCTAAGCTTTTCTTGATGGTTTTCTGATTTTGTATCATGTTGATAAAAAGGTTTGTAAACGAAGAGTACTTTCATAATATTCCTATAAATTTGTAAAATCTTTATTCTTGAAATTCGCTATCATTTGATATGCCATAAGCAATTCTTGAATTCCAGCGTCCAATGAAAAATCACATGACCAACCTGTTTTTTCAAGTTTCTCATTAGAAACAACATAGTTTCTCTTATCAAAATCTTCTTTAAATTGTTCTTCAATAATGACTAAGCTTGGCACATATTCTTTGACCTTTTGAGCAAGTTGAAGTTTTGACATGTTTGCAGAAGTAAGACCTACATTGAATGCATTGTTATTGCAGGTTTCATAATTTTCAATCAAATGAACAAAAGCTTTAGCAACATCTCTTACATGCACATAGTTTCGTAAGAAATGAGATTCGAATAAAACTAAAAACTCATCAGTGAAAGCTCGATAAACAAAATCATTTACAAGCAAATCCATTCTTTGTCTGTAAGAAACTCCAAATACTGTTGCAAGCCTTAAAGAAATACCATTACCCCATTCTAAAACACGCTTTTCAGCATCGCATTTTGTTTGCGCATAAAGAGAAAGAGGATTGAATGGACTTTCTTCTGTAATGATTGTTTCAGAACTTCCATATTGAGAGTTTGTATTAGGAACTAACAATTTCTGACTTGGCTGAATTACCTCAACAATGTTTTTAATTTGTTGATAATTTACAGCTACTGTTAGATCTGGATCTTTTTTACAAGCTGGCATACCTACAATTGCAGCTAATGGAATGATGATGTCATGAGTTTCCACCAGACTTGTAAGAAGTTTGGTATCCCGTACATCTCCAACAATAAGATTGAAGTTTTTATTATGACAGAAAGACGTGAGAGAAAGTTGCTTATAAGTTAAATTGTCTAATACAGTAACTGCATAGCCTTTAGACAACAACACTTCAGTAAGGGTAGAACCTAAATATCCAGCTCCACCAGTAATTAAGACTTTTTCCATTACCAGCTAATCTCCCAATCTTTGAAATCAGCAGCAAGACAATCGATCTTATAATCTTTTCTACCACCACAAACTTCTTGAATTTTGTTTTTAGCAGTATTTCTAATTCCATTCAATCCATGAGTTAGTTCAAGATTGTTTCCATCCTTGATACCCTTACGATAATTAGTTTCATTATGCCAAATATGTAAATTCATTTGCGAAAGAACAACTATTGCACGAATTACCTCTGCATCTACAACAGCATCATTTTCATCAAGATGTGCCTGGATATCATGAACAATTGCAGCAATTTCCTCTGCATATTCAGCCTTATGTTCAGTTATAAAAACTTCTTTAAGCTGCACAATTGAAAGACGATCAACGAGTTCTGAAAGAGTTGGTAAATATTTTCTATTCATATAAATAATCCTAATTTAATTATACCTACTTATAAAAAAATCAATTTTCAATAACTATAGAGATTATGTTGGTCAAGTTTTTACGTTTGTTAATTATGAATGTATAATATTTTTTTGAGAATGCAAAATGAATTTAGCTTTATCCTGCCCTTGTTGTGAAAGTAAAAAACTAGAAAAATCTTCTGCTATTTTGATGCCATTTATGTCAAAAATGATATTCGATTATGATTTATTTGAAATAGATGACACATGGAATTTGTATGGAGTACCAAATGGCACTATTTATATGCCTTGCAAGTCTGTGCAATGCCAAGATTGTGGTTTTTTATTCAGTGATTTCAGATTTGAAGATCATGAATTAAAAAACTTATATGAGAATTACAGAGAATCAAAATATATAGATGTCAGAGATTCTTATGAACCAGGTTATAAAGATAAACAGAAAAATTTGGATGTAGCTATTGGATATAAAAAAGAAATTGAAAGTTTTCTTGACTTTATCAGCATTAAACCACTCGTATTGGATTGGGGAGGAGATGATGGTAAAAACACTCCATTTTTAGAAACAGCTAGCAAAGTTTACATCTATGAATGGACAGACAAAACATTGTTTCCAAATTGTGAAAAAATAGAACCATCTATGATTAAAAATCATGCTTATGATTTGGTAGTTTGTAGCAATGTTCTTGAACATGTCTCTTATCCAAAGCAATTACTTATGGATATAATTGAATCCATGAGCGAAAATACGGTTTTATATCTAGAGGTTCCTTGTGAAGATCTTATGGCAAAAAATAATGAGTCATTAGATCTATATAAAACTAAAAAACATTGGCATGAACATATAAATTTTTATTCTAATAAATCTTTGCATTGCTTAATTGAATCTTGTGGACTTGAAATTATCAAGGAGCAAGTTTTGAATTATCAGGCAGCTTTAGATTATGTTCATTTCACAAACTTATATATGCTAGCTTGCAAAAAGAAAAAGAAAACATCATGAAAGTAGTATACGTGACAGGATGCTTAGGATTTATTGGGTCATATGTAACTCAAGCTTGTCTTGATAAAGGCTGGTATGTTTTCGGAATTGATAAATGTACATATGCATCAAGAATTTCTAAATTGGAAGAATTTAAATCTAATCCAAAGTTTAAGTTTGAAGAAAAAGATATATGTGATTTAGATAGATTGGTTGACTGCGATTATTTTATCAATACTGCAGCCGAAACACATGTAGATAATTCAATACGTAAAAGTGATGATTTTTTACATTCAAACATTGATGGTGTTTATAACATTCTTGAACTTTTGAGGGCTTATCAAAAAGAGGGATATATTGTTCCTACATTTATTCATTTTAGCACTGATGAAGTTTATGGTGATATATCAGATGGTGAACATATTGAAACTGACGTTCTTAAGCCATCTAACCCTTATTCAGCAACCAAGGCTGCTGCAGATCAATTGATTACAGCATGGTCAAGAACTTACAACATACCCTATATTATAATCAGACCAACAAATAATTATGGCATAGGTCAATATGTAGAAAAACTTATCCCAAAAGCGTGTAAATTCCTTAAACTTGGCAGAAGAATACCTTTACATGCAGAAGGCAAACCTGTAAGAAATTGGTTGCATGCTAAAGATACCGCCAGCGCTGTTTTGACTATAATTGAGAACAATTGTAAAAATGAGATATTTAATGTTGCTGGTGGATTTGAACAATCAAATATAAGAACAGTTGAAAAAATATTAGATATCTACTTTGACAAACATATTGAAGATCCGAGAGAGTACATCGATTTTAATATTGTTAGACCAGGTCAAGATGTCAGATATGCACTCAATGACAGTAAATTGCGAAATCTTGGATGGACACCAAAGTGTATTTTTGATAATGAAATTATTGAAATTATCAAATACTATAAGGAGAATTTTATATGGTAACTGAAACTGATGTTTTACCAAAAAAGAAAACAGTTTATGAAGCAATGTTAGAACTGAACATGCAAGTGGTAGAAGTAGATGACAATATCCACATTATTAATGATGATCAAATCGTTATTATCAATAAAAGACAAAATGTTTACATAAAAACTATAATGTATGGGTTTGACTATTATTTTAGTTCAGTTTCTTACAAAATTGTAGATGGGAAAAAAGTAGTAGATTTTTCAAAACCTGCACAACATAAGGTCAAGGGATTTGATTTATTTGAGCCTTTTTGCCCATCACTTGCTGAACCATTTGTAACAATTGAGCAATATTTGGATTTTGCTAATTTGTCAGAAGGACATGTAGTGTTTGACCTTGGTGCATATTCTGGCTTAACGTCAATAGCTTTTTCAAATAATGTTGGAAAGTCAGGAAAAGTTATTGCTATGGAACCTGATTTTACAAACTTCGAATGCTTGCAAAAAAATATTGCGTTGTTTCAATCAGAGAATATTGAATTATTAAATGCTGCAGTTTGGACACATACTGGAACACTGAAATTTTCGCTTGAACAAAATATGGGATCTTCAGCAGTTGATCTTGTTGGAGAAAGAGGCGAGATTGTTGAAGTAAAATGTTACACTCTTTTTGATATCGTACAAAAATATAACCTTGATAGAGTTGATTTTATTAAGTGTGATATTGAGGGTGCAGAATCTTTTATCTTTGAAAATAAAGAGTTTTTTGATCATTATAAACCCAAAATTATTGTGGAAGCTCATAATGTAAATGGAGTACTTAACATTGATACATTTACAAAGATTTTGGAATCATATGGATACAAGTCTGAAGTTATTGATCAAACTGGAATTACTTTACCTTTAGTTCAATTTACACTATAATATTTTTATGAACGAAATTTTCCATAATTTATTTGTTTTAGAGCTTGCAAATAACCATTGGGGCTCTTTGTCAAGAGGCAAACAAATAGTTAAAGAATTTGCTTCTGTTGTACGAAATAACAAAATCAAAGCTGCAATTAAGTTGCAATTCAGAGATGTTGAAAATTTCATTCATAGTGAGTTTGTTGATAATGGGAAGAATCAAGATTTACTTACTCTTCCCAAAAAAGAAAGATACATTCAAAAAACTTTAAAAACAAAGCTAAGTTTTGACGAAATGTCTGAACTTGTCGAATACATCAAGAAAACTAATTGCATACCCATGGCTACACCTTTTGACGAAAAGTCTGTTGATTGGTGTGTGCAATTTGATTTACCAATTATCAAAGTTTCTAGTGCAGATATCAATGATTGGATTCTGCTTCAAAAAATTGCCAGTACTAAGAAACCTGTAATTATCTCTACTGGTGGGGCTAATGAAAAACAAATTGATGATGTCGTTAGATTTTTTGACAATAGAAAAATCCCATTAGCTATAAATCATTGTGTTTCTAAATATCCAAGCGAAGACTCTGAACTTGAGTTAAATCAAATAGACTATTTGAAATCTAAATATCCAAATCATACAATTGGTTTTTCCACTCATGAGTATCACGATTGGGAATCTTCAATGTTCATTTCTTATGCAAAAGGAGTAAGGACTTGGGAGAGACACATTGATATACCTTATCCAAAAAACCATGAGCAGAAAGAAGTAAGTAAATATTGTTCTTTACCTCATCAAGTTGACGAATGGTTCAAAGCATTTCATAAGTCAAACCAAATGTGTGGAACATCCTCATCACAAAGAAGAATTATTGATGAAAAAGAGAGTGAATATTTAGCTGCTCTTTACCGAGGCTTTTATATAAATAAGGATTTGAAAAAAGGGTATACTGTAACATTAAAGGATGTTTATGCGGCTGTACCTTATTTACCAGACATAAATCAAATCACTTCTAGAGAATTTATGGATAATGAATTTATCCTAAACAAAGATTTGAAAAAAGGTAGTCCATTAACAAAAGATGATTTGCAATGAAATTATCAGACTATATTTTTGAATTTATAAAAGAAAAAGGCATAGACACAGTCTTCACCGTATCCGGTGGAGGCTGTATGCATTTAATTGATTCACTTGGTAAATCAGGCTTAAGATACGTTTGCAATCACCATGAACAAGCCTGTGCAATGGCAGCAGAAGCATATTTCAGAACTTCTGGTAAACCTGGTTGTGTTTTGGTTACTACTGGTCCAGGAGGAACAAATGCAATTACTGGAGTTTTGTGTGCTTACCAAGATTCTATCCCAATGATAGTTATATCTGGTCAAGTTCCTACTGAGCAAATGTCAATCAATACTGGATGTAGACAAATTGGACAACAAGAATTTGATATTGTCAATACAGTAAAAACTATGACTAAGTATGCAGAAACAGTTTATGATAAAAATGAAATTAAATATCATTTGGAAACTGCATGGAATGAATGCGTTAATAAGAGACCAGGACCCGTATGGTTGGATGTACCTCTTGATATTCAAGCCTCGGAAATTGATGTTGAATCTCTTAAATCTGCTCAAATATTTGATGAAAGTGACAATTCAAAACAAATAGAATTATTGAAAAGTTGTTTTGATAATTTTCAAAAATCAAAGCCAGTTGTTGTTATAGGCAATGGAATTAAATCTTCTGGCACCATCAATGAGCTTAAGAATTTTATTCAAAAGTATCAGTTGCCAGTTGTATCAGGACCTCATTCAGCAGTAGACATTATCAATTATGATTATGAATTTTACACTGGTAAAATTGGAATCTTAGGGCAAAAAACATCAAACCAGATAATTCAACAAGCTGATTTTATTATATCTTTAGGGTCTAGATTAAATCCTAAAGTAATTGGATACGATCTTAACAAGTTTGCTCCAAATGCTAAAAAAATAGTAATAGATGTAGATAATTTTGAAATAAAAAAATTTGATCAAAATGATTCTTTCATTGGAATCAATTTAGATTTAAAGAATTTTTTTGAGTTTTTTGAAACATATGAAGCAAACTTTGATATAAGAGAATGGCTGGACTATATTAAGCTCAAAAGATCTGAAGAACAACTTGTATTAGATAAACATAGAAAGTTAGAAAACTATGTAAGTACCTATGTGTTTTCTGAAAAGTTAGAAGAATTTCTTGATGATGATAGCATTATAGTTACTAGTGATGGAACAGCTCATGTTGTTCTTCACAAGACTGTAAGGCTGCGATCAAATCAACAGCTTTTTTCTAATGAAGGTACTGCTCCAATGGGCTATGGTCTTCCTGCAGCAATAGGAGCCTATTATGGATGTAATAAAACTATCATTTGCATAGAAGGCGACGGGAGTATTATGATGAACTTGCAAGAATTGCAAACTGTCGTTCATCATAATTTACCAATCAAAATATTTATTCTGAATAATGATGGGTACTTATCAATCAAACTTACACAAAATTCATTTTTCAAAGGAAATTTAGTTGGTTCTGAACCTTCATCAGGAGTTACTCTTCCAAATTTCAAAAAAATATCTGATGCTTTTGGGATTAAGTACAGTCAAATATTGAACAATAATCAACTTGACTTAATACAAAGTACTTTTTCACATTCAGGTCCTGAAATTATTGAAGTGATGACAGATCCTTGGGAACTTCATGAGCCAAAAGTATCTGCAAAAGGTATTGATGAAAATGGCAAAATTATTCCTGGAAGTTTAGAAGACATTAAATGAATATCCTGATCACAGGTTCAAATGGATTTGTAGCTAGAAATTTAGCAAAAAATCTTAAAGATTATAATTTGACTCTGACTAATAGATCAAATCTTAATTTATTAAATTCAGAAGAAGTAAAACATTTTTTTAAAGACAAGTATTTTGATGTTGTCATTCATACTGCAACAACTGGTGGAAGTAGACTTAAAGATGATGAAAATACTGTTTTTTACGAAAACTGTATTATGCATCAAAATATTTTAGATAATTCTTTGTCTTTTGATAAATATATTTCATTTGGATCAGGTGCAGAATTAGACCGAAGATATAACATAGACTTTTCAACTGATTTGAAGTGCGCACATCCAATCGATCCATATGGAATGAGCAAGAACTTAATTGCTAAATCTGGACTTTTATTGAAAGGTTTTTATAATATAAGACTATTTAATGTTTTCAATAGTGATGAACTTACTTCTAGAATGATCAAAGCTAACATAATAAATTACATAAATAGAAAACCTATACAAATTCATCAAGATAAATTTATGGACTTTTTCTATATGGATGATTTATGTCAAGTTGTAAAGTTCACAATCGATGCTAGTGTAAAACAACAAACTATAAATTGTTCATATCAGCAAAAATACAAACTATCTGATATTGCAACAATTATCAATAACTTATCTGATTATAATGTTGAAACAATTATTGAAAAAGAAAATTTAGGATTAAGTTATTATGGTGAATATAATCTGCATCTTTTTGATATCAATTTGATTGGATTGCATTCTGGAATTAAGAAAACTTATGAAGAATTATTGATATCTGGTAATTTTAATAAATAGAAAAATAATTTTTGATTCTAAAGAGTATAATGTTTTTATGAATAACTTAATGCTTAATTTTTTGCAAGGTGATCGAATATTAGACTCTATTGATGCTGATATTTATCTTCAATCTTTAGCAAAACAAAAAAACTTCAAGAAACTAATTTGTGTACATGATGTTTCACAAAGCAACATAGAGAAACTTAGAAAATACTACGATTATATAGTAGAAGTTGAAGAAAACATGAATCCTTTCAACTTGACATATGTTGCATATTACAATTGGATTTGTGAACATGGTAAAGATTTTGATTACTGCATGCAATGGGACATGCGAGATGTAATTATTCAAAAAGATCCATTTGAGTTTATGGCAAGCCATCCAGAAAAAGAGTTATTTTTAGTTTGTGAAGGCATGCAAATAAAAGAAAATGATTGTAATGCTGCATGGCATGAATGGACTTTGAATACATTAGTTTTTAACAAAGAAAGATATGATGATTCTTATGTAATCAATGGTGGAACATATGGCGGAAAAACTAGTGCATTTCTAAATTATTGCACACTTATTCTCACAGCAATAAATAGAAGATATAGCTATGTAATTCCAGATCAGGCTATGTTGGGATATCTATACAGACAATTTAAACAAAATCCTAATATTATGCTATGCCATCCATATACTGATACTTTTTGTGCTACAGGTGAAGCAATAAAAAGAGATAATGTTGATGTATTTTTTGATGGAACAGATGTTTGTAATGAAAGTGGAGAGAAGTATTTTTTATTCCATCAATGGGACAGAACTGCAATTGCTGAAATGGTTAGAAATAAATACAAAAACACACTTTCATTTACTCTTTAGCGCATTTCTTTTTCTAAATCAATATCAAGATCTGCTGCACTTTCTGGCTTTGCTTCATTCTTAGTAGCTAAAATTAACTGAATTGTTTCAAATTCTTTCATACTAAGATTGGCAAATTCATCTTTACTCATAGAAACTAAACCTCGTGTCATATAATCAATTTCAACGATTAAGGGTGGCACGGGGTATGTTTCTGTATCATTTGGATTATAATATTTTTTTGTTGCAATGTAGTAAAAATTAGCTTCATCGGCGTTAAGATAAAGATAATTTTGATATTCGACCCAAAGTTTTTCTATGATTGTGTAATCAAGTTTTTCTAATAATGATGTTTCAAAATCAGGTATGTAATCAGTATTAGTATTGGTGTCAAATACTCTCAGAATAGCAATCTTCAAAATTTCTCTTTTTTCAAATTCTGAATTTTGATAAACAATATTGTCTTTCTTTCTGAACGATTTTGCATCAATCAGTAAGCCTTCTTTCCAAGTAATTTCACGAACAATAAACTTTACAGAATCGATTGTAATAATATGTGTTTTGTTTGATTTAACTTTTTCGTAAAATTCTATAAATTCTTTCATCATAAAAATTCTGATACTCTTGAATTAAGCAATCCATTAAAAGCTGTAAATTCATTCAACCTTGCGGAAAAATTATACTCAATAAAGAATCCACTTCCAGGATTGATGGTGATTATTGGTTGCTGCCAATCAACATTTTTCATTGTATAGAAAAACACACTACCAAAATACAATGTTAGAGAAGAAGCATTAGTAGTTATAAATGGATAATTTTGTGGACTGAATAACTTAATCGTTCCCGTTACTTTTCTATTGCTTAAGGAAGCAAATCTTGGTCCCGCAACATCAAAAAATTCAGTCAAATTGGTTCCAATAGAATATCCAGGGTAGGTATATGTAAAGTCAATAGATTGTTGGATTGACAATGACATGCTTACTATTTTGTGGATGGGCATGGTATTTGCACTATATGCGCTTTGAACAGCAAGTCCAAAATTTTTAAATGCATCTTTGCCTGTGAATAATCCTGGATGAAATGCGCAGTCAGATAAATTTATGACTCTATATTTGTCTTGAAAATTGTTGATTTCGTTTTCAAAATCTGTGTCGCCTAAGTTTTTCATTGAAATCAAATTATTGTTCAAAAAAGGTCTATAAACTGTTACACCATCAGGTGAAATTACGGATCTTCCACCTACAAGTGCGCAAGAAATTTCAACATCTCCAAGTTGATCCATACCATCAACTGAAATTTGAAAACTACTCAAAAAGGCTGGTCCAAAAGATTTATGAGTAGGAATACTTGAACAAAAAATCAAAGGATAAAGTGGAAAATATGATGCTCTATAAATTATACTTTCAGCAGCATATTGTTGATTTATGTTTGTAGATAAAATTGGGTTGAAAGTAAAACTTCCAGAGTATTTGTAATTACTAAATGTTGGACGATTTAAGACAGATAATCCAGAAAAATTCTGTATGGGTTGGTAAACATCTTGTCCAGCATTGTCATTAAATGTAGAGCAATATAATGGTTTGTATTCATTTGAAAATCTTTTATAGAAAAAGTTTCTAGAAGAGTGGGTGACTCTGTTGGTCATATTAGCGCTAAGTAGATATAAATCCCATAAATGAGATCTTGACCATGTGTCATTTTTAGCAATTCTAAATCCACCAAATGATTTAAGCTGTTGTTCATATAAACTTGGGTTATTAAATGGGGCTAATTCACTAACATAAATATTATGTCCTGATGCTGGATATAACCCATTTATAACATTGTTTATAATATCTGGCATTTACTTTCCGCCTGTCATTTCCAACCATTTTTTTGATAAAGCTTTAACCAATTCGTATCTGATCATACTTACATTATGTGGATCTGGATAATAAGTTTCAACATTTTCCCCATCTATGATCTTAATAACAGAAAAGAAATTTGTTATAATATTTTTGCAAAGCACAGATGTTCTAAGAAGCGGGTTGCCTGTTACTGAATTGATGATGGTTGCGTCTTCTATAATATTTGACATATCAGCAAAGTTTCTACCTTTGACATCACAAGATATTTCGCATTCACCGTTTGGATCAATTTTGTAGCAAAGAACATCCCCGTTATCATTTTTTATGATATTGCAGTTTAATTTCAATTCAAATCTTTTTCCAGCATCTACAAAAATACTCATTAATAACTTCCTGTTGATTTTAATACTGGGTCAAATGTATAGTTTTGAGTTGCCACTGAAAAATTAACTTTATTCTTTTGATAATCCATTCTAGAATGTTCTTGAGAAACTGTTGACCATACAACTTCAGGCAATTCTAACTTAATTGGGCCCATATCAAAAGTTATACCATCATTATTAATGCTGCTTGGTCCAGATAAAAATTCAACCATTGCCCAAGGTTTTATTGGGCCAGTGTAAGTGATTGAACCTGATATTTTACGTCCCTCCGAATAATAGCCATAAGGAAGAGAATTCTTAAAGAAATTTTGCTTTGGATCGCTCCCTTTGGAATTCAATGTAAATATTGGTTTCAAATTATTTTCAATACTTATATCAATTTCTGTGACATAAATACTATCTAATTGTGATTGTTGAAAGCCTCTGAATAATTTTGAATCAATCATAGTACCTAAGCCAAATAATCCATATTCTGGAGCACTTTTATAAACCCTAACGTTATAACCATTGAGTATATAACTTGGTTTTTTCTTAAAATAGTTTTGAATTATTGAGGTGAAATTATTAAACATTTGAACTTGATATGTTCTGTCTACATTCAGCACTTTCAAATCTATATATGCTATAATTTGTTCGCCAGGCTTGAAATTTATTGCAAATTTTTCAACCAAACAACCACTTAATAATCCTTGTTTCAAAGTAAACAAAGAGAATGATGCTTCTTTTCCTAAAGATTGAGGATTTACTGAAATATAAGATGAATCTCTACTTATAGCAGCATTGATTCCTGCTACAACAGTGAGCATTCTACTTGCTTTATTTACCCCTGTAACTTCAACTAAATCATAGTTTGCATTATTATCAGACTTTATTTTTGCATTAAAAGGAACTGTCAAACCCATAAATTCTGCAATATTGTCTACATATAATTGAGTAGTTCCAGCTGCGATTGTAGATGAATTATCTGAGGTAAATCTTCCAATAATTGAAGTTGGACTACCTTGAAAAGCTTGTATGCAATAATCGAAAAATGCTGCTAATGAAAAATCTAAATACCCCCAACTATCAACTTTAAAAGGATATGTAAAACTAACATTATACTCTTTAGGTCCTAGTTGGAAAGTGTTTGGGTTTGCTCCTTCACCTGCGTATCTTTCTCCAGCGTCAGATTCTTGAGCACCTTGCATGTTAAAATTATCGATAGAGAAAAGATAATTTGTATTTATATTATTAAAAGACAAATTAAAATCAGGATCTTCTCCAAATTCTCTTGATAAGGCAAAGATATCGTAATAACCTGTTTCAAAAGCTGGGGCATATAAGTGAGAACTAAAATTATTGTATGCTTCTTTATATAGGTACTGATTTGGGACTGATTCTGAACTTCCAATACTAGGTACTATGATTGTTTGATCAACACCAAAAGCATGAATATCTGTTTGTAGCGAACTAGCAAGAATGTCTTTTCTCATAGCTCTAAACCTATGGTGTAGTTTCAATAGTTATAAGATCATAAATATCCCATAAAATTGGACCATTATTTATTCTAGTCAAGTTAGCTCCTGGAGAAACATAAGCATCAATGACTCTATCAAAAACTTGTAAATCATTTCCAAGAGGAAATCTTTGGTTTCTAAGTGTACCTTTTGGAACTGTAGTAGTTAATGTGATTGGTTCACCATTATCGCCATTTTGAGCTATAACAGTAACAATCAGATCATTCTTAATTGTCTGGTCATCTGTTGTTGCTATACCAGTAGTAGAGCCATTGAACACAACATTAGAAGAAGTTAAATCTTCTACATTAGGAACATAAACTGAAATTGCACTTGGCTGTAAAGCAATTCTGTTGGTTAGCTTAACACCCCTTCTCAATATCTCTCCAGAAATATTACCATCATCAAGGTAGCCTCTGAATTTGTGATATGCAGTTCCACCTGTACCTGTCCATGACGACCCATCATTGATAGATGTTAATCCTTGTCCTGAACCACCAGCTATAATTCTAGTAAATAAACTAGTTGAACCTAATCCAGTAGTAAAATCTGAAGGCTTATTTATCATAAGCCAATAAGATGTACCTTGCTCTAAATTTGCTCCAGTATTAAACTTAACTGTATATTCGTTAGTACCTTGAATTACATCCGAATTTCTTATTAATGATGCTGTGGTAATCATTCCATTTGGAGTTGGAGTAGAACCAGTTGCTGAATAAATTGAAACAGAGATGCCTGAAGTTCCTGAACCTGTCGATTGCCCACCAGCAATATATTTTAATTTTAAAGTTACTCCGCCAATAAAACAATCTTCATTTGGAGTAATTTTGAAAGCAGTCAGACCATTGTTGAGAACTAAATCAGTGTCGTCTATAATAGTTGTCATTGTATTATATGACGGGTACTGAATTTCATTAATATTAGTGATTTTTCTTTCTATCAAATCACTACTTAATTGTGGTTTTTTATAAATATGATAAAAAAGCGGATTAGTAATACCAGCGCCTGACCAATTTAATTCCACCAAATAATTACTACTTGTAAAATTAGACGAAACTAGATTACTATACACTGGTATACTTTCAACATATTCATCTGTTGAAATATTGTAAACTATAGTGACACCATAAATTTGAGTGCCTGATGATAATGAAGAAACATAGTTTGAACAAGGTATTACAGTATTAGTCAATCCAGTTGCAGCAGCTGTATTATTGCTTCCTATTGCTGCGTTGTAAGTAATCAAGTCGCCTCTGAAAATTGCAAAGGTGTGTTGCACGTCAGACCCAATAGTTTCAAAATAAGCTCTGGCAAAATTATAAGGAAGTTCAAATCTTTCTAAACCACTAAAAGAAGTGCCTTTAGAATAAAATTCTGTTTTTCTAAATGGCTGTGTTGATAAAAGCTCTCTGTTTGACATTCCAGAATTTGCGGACACAGTGTTTATATAACGATAAACTGCTGAAACAGTATTTCTTACATAATCGTTTGTCTTGTATGATGTCAAAGCATTGTTAGCTTCTGTACAGCTTTGAATTATAAGGTTTTTATCAGCAGAATCACCTAAAATTTGATATGTTGATATATCAGTGGGCATATCTACAATAGTTCTAGTTAAGCCTGTGCCCGAATCAACAACTACTGGATTCTCAGGATTTTTCACCATAACTTTACTGATAGGTATCCAGCTTTGAGGTAATGGTGGAAAATAATCAAAAGTATTTACATTTTCAGAAGTTTCTAAAATTGGAAAACCTGTTATGTATTTAACTCTTGGTTGGAATAAAAATGTCACTGGGTTGTCAAGATAATATGTTGCTGGTAATGTTCCAAATGAAGCACCATTATAATATGAAGGGTCAACAATTAATCCAGTAAGATCATCGGTAACGTTTGAAAATGTAATCAGATAATTGCCAACAAATGCTTGAATAGGGAATCCCAAATTAATTGCAATTGAAGTATCTTTGACCAAAAGAACAGAAGTTCCAGCTAAACAAGTATCACTAACAGTAGTTGCCCAAACTTGAGTTGCTTTTTGTACTTCTGAAATTGGTAAGCCTAAAGTCACCCCATATTTATAACTTGCACCAAAACCACCAGTTGAGTAGTTTTTTGACCATTCTTTTTTAAGTGGTATTTTTTGTGGTTGTAAATTTATTACAGAGCCATTGTATGCAACTTGTCCGCTTCTAACAGTAACATAATAAGGATCAAAAGCAATATCATATGTCGTATCGCAGCCTAAAGGAGCAGTTTCTAAAATACCAAAGTAAGGAAAGCCAGTATTTGCCATAGAAAGCAAATTGTTGATTTCAAAAATTGAAGACCCAGGAATATCTACATTGCCAATACCATAATTCAAGGCATCGTAAATATTACCCACCGTTTTTGTAAGTTCTAAAACTATCTCTTCTACTTTTGATGAAATTGCCATTTTATATATTTATACTCAACTCTGATGACAAGTAAGATAAAAGCCTACTAGGTAACGTTTGATCTGAATTTTGCCAATATGATGCAAAGTCAGGGTTCCAAGTTGAACTTCCTACCCAATTTGTGATGATGCTTTTAGTTAAATTTTTCTGTGTATTATATTGTTCTGAAATTAATGCATAATTTCTTATGATTGATGAGATAACTATTTTTGAAATATTCTCTTCTGTGTACCCAAAGTATCCTCTTGGTAATCTTTCATCTATAAGTTTGAAAAATACTCTAGAGTTTTTGATTGTCTGATCATAATAAGAAATATCTGCTATAAATTTATATATTTCTATTGCATAAGATTTATCTGTCGTAAATGATAACTCTTGTGACGTTTTAATAATTTCTTCAGCAGTATCTATATCAATATCCTTACTTATAATCAAAGGACTGCCATTTGGATCATTTATTGGTCTTGCTAAAGAAAATACTAATTCCTCACCATCAACACTATCAGAAGTTAGAAAAATCTTCCCAAAAATATATCCATCTGACATTACGTCAATATTTCCTAATACTTCTTGAATTGTGTATCCTTGTTCATTTCCACTAGGTAGTTCAATATTGGTGGTTGATAAAGCAGTTTTTACTAAACCTTTACCAAAACTTAAGACATCAAGAACCATGTTATAATTCTGAGATTTTATTGCTGATAAACCATATAGCAATTGTAAATTACGCTCAGCAGTATTATATGATAAGGCATATTCCTGAGAAGCTAATGCCATATCAACTGTTCTGGCTGTTTGATCAAGAGCAAGCACTAAATTATTCATTGTGTTTGCTGAAGCATAATTCATTGCCATTATTTGTTCCTAATCACAATCTTGTCAGTAACTGGAAAACCATAATATTGATCATTTATTTCTTCCAAAGTTTTACCAACAACTAAGTAAGTAAGATTTTCAATTTTATTGCTATCTATTAAAATTGGACTAACAGAAACATCTTGGTAAAAAGAGCTATTTACTTCTTGCCATGATGAAGTGCCAGTTACTCTCCACTCTAATTTCAAACTATGTAAGTTTTGATAATTATTAAATTGTAATTCTAAAGAAATAGGTTGTGAACTTCCTGTAGCAACATATGAAGTTGTGAACGATGTTGAAGTAGTGTTATTCCAATCACTTATATATGGTTTTTCTTCATTGTTTATGAAGAATTTTATTCCACCATTTGTTGTAATTCTAAAATCAAAAGTTGCTCCAATTGATGAAAGAGAAGTGAAATTTCCTATAGCAGAACCATTGAAGTAATTTGTTTGTCCCAATCCACTAAAATTATCAAAATTAATATTATGGTGCGCTGATGATAAATCACTCATTTCATTATTATCTAATTCAAGATAATTCCAGTCAGACTTTTTATACCACTGAGTGATCCATGTGGGAGATTTTTCAAGTTTTATATATGTTGTTTGAAGATGGTTGTCTACATTGTACTTAAGATATAAATGAATGTCATGTGCTCTTTTTATATATCTATTTGTATTGTCCCCAAAGTAATGAGTATTTGCTGTACCTGATAAATTATTGCTCAAGTAAACTTTATATAAGCTACTTGTTGAATCATAAGTCAAGTTTGTAATTGCTGTGCCACTTGCAATGACATTTGAAGTCACTGCTATACCAACCATAACAGAGGGATCAAAATTTTCTTCCGGCATGTAGAGTAAGTTTGTGCCAGAAGTTCCAGTGGCACCAATTGCAACCACTCTTGATACAAACGATCTTGGGTAAATGCTTAGTTGTGATGGAGTAAATAAGTTTTGATTATTTATTGTCCAAAATTCGTCTACATAATAATCAGTATTGTTTGCTCTTGATTTATTAGGTGCTGGCATTACAAGAGAAGAGTAATTGAAATCCCTATTAAATGCAGCATAAATTTCGTGATCCAGATCAAAGAACTCAACGTATGGTGTACCTGTAGATACTGTCCAAGAATATCCGTCATAAAAGGCCATGTTAGAAGCAGTTGGAGTGGATGACTCTTGTATCTGTAATCTAAGGTCGTACTTAATTACATAACTTTGATTGTCGCTTGTTCCAGCACTTCCTGACAATGTCATTATGGAAGAAGAGCCTATAGAAGCAATTTCATACCAAGTAGAAATATCACTTGGCATAGTACTGCCAAACCCAATAGAAGCATACTTTTGATATTTATTAAAATCAGCTGTTGTATTTGTAGCTGGATTATAAAGTCCACTTACTGCTGTTCCACTTACACTAATTAATCCAAGTGTTTTAGCATCATAATTTGGAGGATTTGTATTTGATTCAAAAACTATCCAATAAGTTCTACCTTTTGTTAATGAGTAATTCACATAGAAATAAACATCATCAAGAATGTTCTTTATAGTTGTATAGAACACTTTTGAACCAGTAATTAGCTTTGCATTTGGGAGGCTATTATAATTATCCCAAATACTCACCTGAATATAAGCATTAGGATTATTACAAACAGCTAGACTTTGTAATCTTATTTTTAAGGATTTTATATCTTGATAATCATTTGGTGTAATCTTAAAAGCAAATCTATCATAGTTGACACTTTTGAAACTACCTTTAGAAGTTTGGTTTATATTTGTAGCGTCAACTATTGATATTTGTTGTTTATAAATGTTTTCAAGACTATTTATTGAAGCGTCTGAAGTTGAATATCCAGCAATTGAAATAATGAAAGAATCAGACCTTAAATCTAAAACATTCTGTGCTGTAAAAGTTTTACTATCTTTTTCAGCTCCAATAATTTCATCGTAGTTTGAAACCCAATGTTTACTTCTGTTGAATGCATAGTTAGAAACTGTCATACCCATTTCTTTAATAGTAGAAAAAGTATTTGGAAATTGATTCAAATCTGGAGTGTAAAAAGAATTAGTTAGTTCGTAATCACTAATTTTGTCTTGAATCTCTGCTTCTGAAATGCTTGGATTTAAGGACTTAAGATTAGCAATAAAGTCTGATTCTGTTTGTTTTGTAGAATCTGTAGGCTGAACTTGTTTTGTTAATATTGCTCTACTTTCGCCCATTTGCATATTTGGAATAATTGCAGCACTTCCATAAACTCTATATTCTTCCATTGAGTTAAAAGTGCCAGGTGAATTATTAGTTTGCTCAGTTTGCGAACCTTGCTTAAAGTAGCCAGAAGTTGTTAGATTTTTTTTCTGTCTATTTAGATACTCATCATCAGTAATAAAAAACTTTGAAGAATTTAATTTGATATTTTTTATGAATTTGTCACTGCTAGTATTTTGAAATACAATTGAAAAAGCATAATCTTTTGTAAGTTTGGTACCAGTTGTTTCTTGATCAAGCAAATCTGGAATGTTTGATACCTCTTGATAAAATTCAAATTCTGTATCGCTTTCAAAATTGATGTCATTAAGTTGCATGCCACTTTCATCATATTTGAAAATAATTTTAGTTGGAGGAATGGAAAGCCAAGAAATCATTGCATTTGCTCCAATTTCTTCAACTTCAATATTAATTGGTTCTGTTTCTAATGGATTATTCTTAATACCATAACCTTGATTGTCAACAGATGATTTATAATTTTCTTCAAGTGTCAAGTATGTATCTGTAATGATTGAAAGAACTTGCCCATATAAAATTGTTCCATCAGAACTATAAAGGTAATCACCTTCAGTAACTTCTTTTGTGAATTTTGAAGCGCTTCCCACAACAACATTGTTTCCAGATGATATTGTAATTTTTCCTGAACCTTTAGTTGTTTGGAAGTTAGATTTTAATGCTGGTGCTATTGGGTATTTCAACAAATTATGTAAAAGTTTTGTTTTTTTGAAGCTGTTGTTCTTAAAATCTATATAACTATTTGTTCCATATGATTTAAAATTAGTGAATGGAGCTACTAAATCTACACCCAGTTGGTCATAAATGTCTTCATAATCATCATTTCTAGTGAATGAAGTCATTGAAATAACATCCAATAAGGTTTCATCAATTAATTCACTATCACCAATTGGAGGCACAACAAAATTGTCAGCACTTCTTTTTATATAAACTATAGATGCATTATTTAAATTGTAAGTTGTACTAGTTTTTGTTTTTATTGTTCCAGATGTTTTAAATGATGGATAAGACAAAATTATTTTAGCAACAATATCATAGTCCTTGTCTATAATTGGGTAATTTGTAAAGTCTTCCCAATCTACAGGAACAGATTCTTGGGGCATTGCTTTACCAAAGAATAAGTAAAAGTCTATGTCTCCATTTTCATATTGATTACCAGATATTATATTCTTAGTTGCTATCAACACAGGTAAATATTCATATGAACTTAATGAAACATAGTTTGCTAAAGAATTCGTGTCTCCATATGCGCTAAAAGTTTCTGGATATAAATATCTGAATGGTTCTGTTGTTGTAATATAATCGCCATCGTAATATTTTTGATTAGTTTTACTTCTTGAAAAAAGATAAATATTTGTATCATTTACACCTGTCTTATCAAATGTAATGTAGTTCTGAATATCTTTTTGTAAATAAGTTTTCCTTGGATAGATGTTCCAGGCTGATGAAAAATTGTTTGAATTAAAGGTTATAGCAGTTCCAGATGTGTATGTTGGATACGATGAAAGGAAATTTGTATCGTGAGTATCCCAATAAAATGCTAAATGATACCAATAATCTGCAGTCCAAGTTGATGGTGTCTTAACCTTAAACAAATAATGATCTTTGATTCTTTCGGTTGTTGAACCAGTAGAAGAAACTTCTGATAAATTGTAAGCAAGATAAGTGAGAGCTAGTCCTGCCATACTTCCACCAAGTGAAAAAGTAGAACCTATGCCTTGCGTTTTGAGAAAGATGTGAGAAGCTATACCTAAATCTTTTGGAGTATTCGTAAGCGGGTTTATAAATTGTGCACCTTCAAAATAAGATTTAGGAATTATAATATGTGCTTCGTTATTTGAAACTGTCCCCGTATTTTTAAGTGATATCCATCTTGAAGAATTAAATAAATTTACTCTTCTATATAAACTACCATCCCATCTCACAGGATAGTCATAATTAACTCTTTCTGAACCATCCCCAGGCTCAGAATTTATATTGTAAATGATGTAAGACGTGTTTGCATTACCAGCAGCATTATAAGGTGGAACAAAGTATTGCCAAGCATTGTAATCCCAAACTCCCCATCCTTCTGGTGCTGGCGGATTGTAATATTGAGGGGTCCATCCACCTGTATTTGCAAAGCTAGAAATTTTTTGATCTACTGTATATTGTCCACCCTGAAAACCAAAAGAAATATCTTCAACAGTATCAAAAGTTTGGTATGGCTTTGTTGTAAGTCCTTGAGGTGTTTTTCCAGCTAAATCATAGTCGTGAAAAATTGTTGAACCTCTAAGCTTTATTACAATTCTTTCATAATCTAAATAATATCCACGATTCAAAGATAAATCACCAACCAAATCTTTGTAAGCGTATTTTGCTTTACCGATTTGATTGATAATAAACTCAAGACCTTTTTTGGATACGAGACTCATTGTTAATATGCAGTTGTTGGTACATTATCTGGACCAAAGTAAATTTGTCTTATTAATTCTTTTGCTGTAATTGTAATAGTGCCACTTCTGAAAAGTTGTTTACCTGTAGCATCGTCAGAAGATTTATTGTCATTGCAAAGCACATCATAAAGCATTCTGACAGGCTCAACATTATCTGCTTGCATTCTTAAAATATTATTTCTAGCTTTAGTTGGTAAATTTGTTACTGTAGTTCCAGCCCCTACATCGTTATACATTCTGATAAATGCTTCTGCTGCTTTACCTGAATCTGGTAAAGTTGGTGGCGCTAAATTTGCTGGGTGCGTTTCTGCCCAAAGATTATTAAATTCATTAGTAACTGTAGTTGCATATGAACTTAATATGTCATTGTGATCAACAGTAAAATGGGCTGGTGAAAGAGAAAACTTTTCACAAATTGGGCAAATATCTACAACCCAGATTCTTCTATGTTTTCTCAATATGGACAATATTATTCTGGTAGCTTCTTGTGTGACTCTTTCGGTGGTTTCAATATTGTCAGCTCCAACACTGATTTCAATCGACACATTATGTTCAAACTCTTGTAAACCAAATGATATATCTTTTAATGGAGAACTAGCACCCTTGAAAACAATCGAAATTGCATTAGGCTTTACCCCTGCTTCTCCAATATAAAATCCAGAAACAGGTCTGTCAAAAATTACTGCTTCACCTTTTGCATTTTTTGGCAATTCATAAAATAAAATGCCTCTTAAGGTATCATAAACTCGTTCAAGCATTTATTTCACCTATTGACTTTGGCCTTTTGAACGCTTGCCCTCTGTTGGGTTATTTACCACTCCTCTCAAGGTAGATCTTACAAACCTGTCTCCACGGGTATTTCTTTGACCAAACAGTCTAATTTCACCGTTTTGAATTCTGACAATTTCATTTTGGGCGAAGTCAAACCTTACTTTTTGTGCTTCAGAATATTGTGGATCTGCTCCTTGAAGTGCTTGCATATAGTACATTTGAGCTGAAAGAATAGCACAAATGACGGGGACTGGGTGAGGATAAGAGACATCACCACCTATATTTACTTGCTTCAAAGGGACATCATACATTGTTGCAAGATTAGCATCAATTTCTGCTGATGCTTGCTGGATAAAGAAATCTAAGTCGATATTTGATGCTGATTCTGGAGTAGGATTTCTAAAGTTAGGAATTGGATTATCACCCTCTGTTACAACATTGGGTGGGAGATATTGCTTAACATCGTTTGTTGTGCAGTAAGAACGTGGCATTATACTACTCCTGTTTGTGGTTTTAAATATTTTGGTGTGTATTCAACACCTTCGTCACCTTGTATCAATCCCATTTTCTGTGCATCTTCTCTGTGCATTAAAGTAAAAACATTTGAGTTGTCAAGGTCATTAGCTGAAGTAGAACCTGAGTTTACAAATCTAGGGAAATCAATATCAACGTCTCTATATCCTCCAGATTTAGCGTTAAAAATTTCAACTCCATCAGGGGCATATTTACTTCCTTGCAAACGATTCAAGGTTTGAGCCAACTTTGAATTAACATTTGTAGCTAAAACAAACCCATTATGATCATGAACAAAACCACAAGCTTTATCAATAGAAAGATTTTTTGGCACTGATTTTAATAAATTGTAAACATACAATTCTTCTTTTCCAGTACAGATGTAAGTTTGTCCGGGAGCAACAACAATATCCATTTGTTGTTGCTGAGCCATTTGCTTTGCTCTTAAACCTACAGATGGTGTGTCTGGAGATAAAATACCTACAATATCTAAGCCATTAATGATGGCTGCTGTCAGAATTGACTTTATTGTTGAGTTCAAATAATCTTCGTTAGAAAAAGCTTCTTCATTATCAATGAACACACATAAATCAGCTCTTAAAACATTTTTTCTAAGGGCAGTGCATTCTTTTGCTATATGATACCAAGAGCGTTCCATAATAAAGAAAATACTAGGTATCCAGCCTCTTTACCTATCTTTTGTTTCCGCAATCAGGACAGAACTTTTCCATAGCTGAAAACTTAAACCCACATTCAACGCAGAATTTTGCTAATTGAGCTGTGCCACACTTTAAGCAAAATTTAGCATCAATTGGCAAAGCATACAAGCAGTGTTCATTTGCGCAATTTTTCATTTGATGCTTTTCTACTTGCTTGCGTTCAGTAGTACCATCCATCTCGTCAAGTTCAGAAATTAAATCTGCAATATTGACAGCATTTGGAGTAATTGCTGAATGTTGTTCTACTTCTTCTTCCATTTCAGATTCAGATGGCTTCAATATGGGTTGTTTTTCTGCCCATTTTTGAAATTCTGGGCTGTCAAAAAGACTTTGCTTTGGTTCTGCGCTAACATCACCAAATTCATTGATTTTTAGGTCAATTTCACGATCAGTCATTTCCATTTCATCCCCAAGCACTGTATGTCCAAATTTATTGACTTTTGGCTTGGGGAGATCTTCTCTATGCGGGTTTGTGAAAGAGTGTCTTAAGGCCTTGATCTGATCGTCGTTCATAAACTGATTTTACAGTTTATTGTTTCTTTTTGTCGTCTCTTCTTTCGTATTTGAAACTAACAACCTCGAATGAATTTGATTCTGGACCATCTCCAGCAGCAAACTCTTTGGCTGTATCAGAATGACTTTCAATTGATTGCAAAATCTTGCTCATTAATTGAGTGTCTGGAATTGGCCCATTGTGCTTAGCCTTAATCTCAACAGCAAAGCTATGCACTGTTTCATCATCACTCACTACACTAACATTTGGACGTGGTCTAGCAAAAGATTCAATCTTTGGATTGACCCCTGTGTCAATTGTGGAATCTTCAGTTTCCATAGGCATGTTGCTTCCCATATCAAAAACAGCATCATTGATCTTACTGCTCAAATCTGGGTTGACTTGTGCTACTCTAGTCTTTATGTCGTCCAAAACTCTAATCACTCTGTTCATTTTTTCATCCTCATAGTTTTCTCTTTTCTTACACCCATTAATAATGGGAATTAAGATTTAATATTAAAATGTATATTAACGTTAATCTTTAAAAGAAAATTGTTCATTTAAAATTTTAAATTTAATTGTTGCTAGATTAAGCAACAGAACAATTTATCCTCCAGTACCAATATTCCAGATATATCTGAAAAATCTACTTCTTCCTCCTGGCATATTAAACTCTGGTACAACAACAGATCTAATTCCTGGGTAAGTAGCAATAGGTAATTTTTCCAACATCTTTTCAAACTCTTCTTTGTACATAGTTGCTGATTGTCTTATGTCATCAGTAATCCTTGCATCAGGATCTTCAATAAGTAATCTTCTTTGTCTATTTGTCAAGCTTGTAAGAAGGCTTCTCAAGATGTAATATGCTGCACCGAAAACTAATGCTGGATCGTAAAAGTATGGAGCTGCTGCTACTGTTGGGTATTTACTTGCACCAGGTTGTGAATTTATTGCTTGTAATGCCATGTACAAGCTACTGTTCATATGGTCATTTGTAATCATTTTTATGCTATATGAAACTAAAACATTATCGTAGCTATGAATTTCCACTGGATTGCCATTTACATCAATAAAATATATGTTTCCCATAAAATCATACTTCACCAATAAACCATTTGGGTAATTGTTTCCATTAGTGTATTGTGATTCATAGCCATCTCTATTTTTAATGATTGGGTCATATGTTGTATTAATTGTTGAGTAAATTGGGTCTGTTTCTGATAATTGAATTAATGGGTCTCTATCACCTTGGTTTGATGGACCTGAAATTCTTACTTCTGCTTTTGGTACTGAATTCCAAAATGGGAACGCTACAGAACCTACACTTCTATTTCTTCTGAAAATTACTTCTTCGTCATATATAGGAATGTTCAAAAGATGCTCTAATTCATACCTTAAACTACTTTTTACGAGTAATTCATCCCCTAGCATTGGAGACGATGTATTAAGTACATTTCCGTTGGTATCTACTTCTTGAATTCTGTAATAATCTGAAGGTGATCCATTAGTGTCTACTCCTTCGTTAGTTGGAAATGGAACTGTAGCAAGTGTTGTGTATGTGCCTTCAAAGTTAGAGCTTTTTTGAATTTTATAAAAGGCAACATTTTGTGCTCCAGATCTTTCCCATTCAATAAAGATCCCTGGATATGATGGTTGAGTGTTGTAATAAACTAATGTGCTGTTAGTAAAAGATTGAGCTGAAAAATCGTTTGCCATATTTTCTCCCAAAAAAATAAAGGCCATCCGACTGGATAGCCTTTATTCAGTCTAGATTAAACTTTCTAAACTCTCTTGATTGAGCCCTCTGCGCCTTCGCCCATATCAGCTTCTAAATCAATAGCATCAGCAATTGAATCATAACCATCATCACCTGTATCGTTATAGTTGAAATCAGCTCCTGCTACTCTTCTATCACGATTGTAATTTGTCATCTCTACTTCTCTTACACTTGAGCCCCTTATTGCATCACTAGGAGGTTCGGCTACAAATGCTCTTCCTCTAGTCTCCACTCCTGATACAGAGCTATTTGCATCTAGGTTCTTTTGTTGAGCCAGTAGTTGATTGATTATGCCAGGATTTTTTTGAACTTTGTCTGCAAATTGCTCAACTGATAAGTCTTCGCCTTGGAGTTCTGCTTGTGTTTGAGCAATATCTAAAGCCATTGCGTATGAAAGTGAATCATTCGCATATCCAGCTGTAGTTACATCATTTTTGCTTTTATATGCCTTTTCAGCATCAATGCTTTCAGCTTCAATTGTCTTTCCATCTACATCAACAGTTCGAAGATTATTATCACTTTGTTGTTTGAGTAATTCTTTCTTACCCTTAATTGCAGCTCTCTCTTCGATTGTGTCAAATTGTTCAGGAGAGATTTTTCTTAACAATCCAAGTCTTAATGAATTTCTCAAATCCTTAGAAGCTTTTACTACTTTAGGATCTTCCCAAGTAAGATCAATTGCTTGTAATGGACCGAAATTCAATCTAATATCACTTACATAATGTGGGCCAAGAGTAACATTTTGCACGATAAATGATTCTGGCTCTTGATTTACACTTTCATTCATATTTTAATCCTTTTTATTCACAGGTAAAGATGTTATACCGTCCAATCCTTCTTTTCCAGTCCAATACTCGTTTGATTTAGCTTCTCTTGAATTTGGATCATAAGAATTTTTTCTAACAGATTTTTGATCTTTGACAAATTCAGTCATTTGTTTTCTTTTAACAGTGGTACCGAATTGTTTTTCTTTTGCTGTCAATCCTTCTTGAACTGTAAAGCTATTAAAAACACGTTTAGCTTCACCATTTCCACAAGGGCAAGGAATTACAGGTTGGTATTCACTAAAAGAAAGAGATATCGTGAATGATTTAGGTTCAGTTGAGCATTCACATAAGTATTCGTATCTAGGCATATTTTATTTTTTAATTATAGGGATATACAGGTAATTGTACAATATCCTACGAAATCTTAAATAAGGAGTACTCGAAAATGAGTTCAGAAATTACAGACGCAGGAACAACCCATAATATGTATTGTGTAAAGTGCAGAACTATGGTTATGGTTTCCGCTCCTAAGAAAATTGTGATGAAGAGTAGTAGACATGCACTTCAAGGCAAATGCCCGCACTGTTCAACATCTACATTTAAAATTACAAAAGCAGAATAAACCTTATGAAATTAGTATTCAATGAAACTTTATTATCATCTGTGAGTCAGGATTCGTCTGATATTTCTGACAGCACCAAGATCCTGGCCAGTAACATAATTTTAGAGAAAAAGATTGTTACTGCTCAAGTTGCTGACATGAATGATCTTTTTAGACAATTGAATGCTTTACCAACTCCTGCTGATAGAGTAGCATTTTTAAAAAGACCTTATGTAGTTACCTTTCTAAACACAACAATTGCTCCAGGACGAACAAATAATGACGTTTTTCTTGAAAGATGGATGGCTCAAAATAATTCTGGTTCTGGAGCAAATCAATCAAGTTCAGTGGCTGATTATGTAAGAGAACAAATACAAGAAGGTGCAAGAGCTACAGAAGATCCAGGTTCTAAGTTTGCACCTTATTTGGAAACAAAAGATACAATAATTGCTCGCCTCAATATGATGATGAATGCTGATGAAGCTCGTGAAATTTTTTATCAATTTGAGGAAAAATTAAAATTGCCTTTCACTGATGTCATTGGAATTATTGATTATTGTATTAATAAATCGAGAGTTTGTAATGCCAAAGCATCTGACATATTACACTTCTTCATAGAACATTATGGTCAGAAGTTGCAAATGAATACAGTAAAAAATATTATTGATTTGGCTTGCGACTATCAAAAACTCAATCCAACTATTGATATTTTTTCTGTATTAAGAGATGCTGTTGCTGGAAATCAACCTAAAGTTAACCTTGGTTATTTATCAAAAGATCCTCAAGACCAATTGATTTTCAATCAGCTAATTTCGCTTTCTCAGGCAAGTCTTCCAGATCAAAGTGAGGAAATCAGAAGAAGATTCCAACAAAGTAGAGATGCACTTAATTCACAAGAACAAAAGTTCAATATGCAAAGAGCAATCTTTGACATGATGAAAACTGAAGAAGCCAATAAGCAATTAGTAGAATTGATAAAAGGCATGGGAGAGGCATTTAAATTTTTAGTCACACAGCCAATGTTTAGAGCACTTCGAAGTATGTATTATGACTTAAGATCTGCTAAAATTATATTAAATCAAGCTTCAAGTATATTTGGCGGGGATACTTCTCCTGAAACTAGAAGAAATCGTCCATCAGAAGATATTTATAATTCTAATACTCAGAATTTTCCGCAAATTCCAGAAAGTAGAGTGCCTTTTAGTAATTCTCATCACAAATTTTTAAAATTGGCAAGCCCTGAGGTAACCAAACATATTTATGCTCAAACTGCTCCTAGAATAGATCAAAAAGTTAAGAATGATGTGTTAAAGGGTTTGAGAGAAATTTTTGATGCTATTGGTGGTCAATATCAAAGATTTATTGAATTTGCCAAAAGTTTAACAAATGATCCTACTGTAAAGAAAATAATTAATTTCTTCATTACATTTTCTACTTCTGTAAAAAATGTTATTTCTCAAGTTCAATCAAACACAATATCTGAAAGCTCTATACAGACAGAATTTCAAAATATCGAACAAAGCATACTATCAGACAAAACATCTACAGCCAGTAATAATTCAAATATAAAAACTGCTCAATATAATGCCCAAGTAGGCAATCCAGAGATTTCAACTAATAAATTAACAGTTGCTATTTCTAAAATAATTACTCTTATTACAACTGTAGGTTCAATAGTTATAGGTACAATTGCTATCAAAGATATTGGAAGTCAAATTCTTTCAGAAGTATTTAAGGGGAGATGGACACAAGCAGCTAACACTTTATTGCCAATTGTTGTTTATATGAAAAATCTCTTGATTGAATCTTTAGCGCAACTTAATATATTTGGTAAAAACGCTCCTCAAAGTCAAATGTTTTATGATGCTAGTGGAAATTTAACTGATAGAGGCAGACAAATTTTAGTTAATCAACAAGAAACTTTAATAGCTGCTGGTGTTGCTGATCAGGATGCCAATGCTCTAGCAAAATTTTCAGTTCAGTCTCAATACTTAATGGGACAACTTACTACAAAAGAAGAAAATCTCAAGAATGCCGAACAACAAATAGTACAACTAGGTGGTGGTAAAACTGACTATACTGTTGGTGATTTACCAGAAGACTTTAAGGTTAAGTTGAAAGATTTCTTAGATTTTTGCAAAGATGTGGAAAATCAATACAAAGCTGCTTTAAATATTTTTAGAAATGCTTTTAAGAATATAAATCCAAATTATCTTAATAACGTTCAAAAAACTCAAATGACTGGTTTACTTGCCAAGTATGAGAAAGAATTAATAGAAGTTCAGAGAAAAAGAGCTGAATGGTCTAGTATGAAAAATATTTCTCAGCACCTAATCAGAAAGCGAGTTTTGTTGCAAAAATTAAAACCATTGCAAGTTCAAATGAATACTTTGAAAAAACTTGGTATACCAATGGCAAATATCATTGCTACACCTAATGGAATTTTGCCTCAAGTAGGAGCTATCAGAAATGAAGTGTATCAAGCTCTTATGCAAGCAAGAAAAGACTATTATGAAACAACAGAATTATTGAAGAACCCTGACATTATTACACCAATGGTCAAATACCCAATGGATGCTGGAGTGACTAAATTACCAGAGAGCCCCAACCAATCTGAACCTACAGAATCACCTTTTTTCAATGAGCAAGATCAAAATCAAGGAGTAAGATAATGTTTAAGATAGTACAAGCGCAAATAGAAACTTATACTACTGCATTATCTAAGCCTGATTTTGACAAAAATATAGAAAAAATCACAGCAGAAATTCAAAAAATTGAAAAAGATTTTGAACCTTACAAAAGAATAGCTATCAACGTTAAGTTTGATAATAAAGATTATAAGTTAGATAAGTTTTTGCAATTACTTAAACAACAAAAAGAAGACTTGATCGAAAAGAAAAACATAAGACAAGTGTACGACACATCATTGTTTCAAAATATAGGTGGAAAAAACGTTGATGTTTCTACTCGAGAATCTCGTGAAGAATTAAAAAGAGATCAAGCTGCTCTAGCAAAGCAAATTCAAAATCTTGAAGAAGATTTAGCTAGAATAGACGATTATGTAGTCGCTTTATTGTCTGGAGAAGAGGGAGACTTGAACATTTCACACACTAACGCTAAGTTTATCAAAATTGCAGAAAAACCATCAAAAGAAGAAATTCTTGAGCCAGTGGAAGAATATTTCAATGAACTTTATGATGACACACCTGGCAGTCCTAATTATGGTAAGTTAATGACTCATCCAGAAAAGCACAGAGACGAATTATCAACAGAAGCACAAGTTGGTAAATCTAAATCAAAGTTCAAAAAGAAATAATCTCCTTTACAATTAATTTATGTCAGATATTGATTTTATCGAATATGATAAAATTTCAATTCAGTCAGACGCATTTGTCACGTCTGCAGAATTAAATTGTTATTTTCAATACATACCATCTACTAAGGCTATTTCTTATAACATTAAGAAAGAGCTTCATACTGCTGGTACAACTGAAGATCCAGACGATTATAACATTCCAGATGTTTCTGCAAAAATTTTACCAAGAAAACTCTTTAGAATTAATCCTTTTCATTCCAATTATTCTGAAAATTTAGAACTTAATAAAGTCAATACAGATCCAGATATTATTTATCCGACAAAAATCAAGGAGTTTAAACAAAAAGTAGTTGACTATAGCTCTTTGGGTTTGAACTCCGATCAGATAGAGTTTATGATGGCTTTGCAAAATTTAAAGTCACTAAAATCTGATGATTCCATAAAAAAACTTGACATTGAACAATTCGAATCAGTAGATGAAAGTGTAGCTAATGGATTTTTTCAACTATATCCAAGATTTATGGAAATGCTTTCATCAGGTGTTGTATCTGGCGGATTTAATCAATTTTTTGAAGATTCAGAAAATGCAGATATTATAAGTGAAAATGAAGCTCTAGTAAATGATGCAATTAAGAAACTAGGTTTAAATCCTAGTGAAGTAAGAGTAAAAAAAAAATTTGAAGTAAGGTCTGGTAATTCAAAGAAAGATGAAATAAACGCTTATTTGCAAGATGTATCTTTGTCGAAAAATACTACTAACACAAGAGCTATAAATAATAATTCTATCACTAATATCAATGAAATAAATTTATTAAATAATAACAGACTAGATTTACAGCTTAGATCCTCTAGAACAGTAAACAACATCAGTAATACTAACAATACTGACTTAAATTTTATAAACAACACCAATAGAACAGTAAACCAGCAAGTTACCAATTTAAATAAATTTTCTGAAGCTACTAAAATTGATTTTGAAAATTTATATAAGGCTTTCTTAAAAGACTTAAATATTGCGCCTAATATTGAAAATCAATTCTTCAAGATAGTCAACCAGCATAGTAAGAATTTGAGTATTGATTTTAATAGAATACTTAATCATTCTGAAAAAACTGTTTATGAGACAAATCTAAAAAACCTGTCTACTTCTTATAATTTCTATAGACATATTGAAAATAGATACAGAGAATTTATTCAGAACTTAAACTTCTTTAATGACACAGTTCAGCAAATCAAGCAAACTGAAGTCAATTTAAAAAATACTTATCAGAATATTCATAGGCATAGTGTTACTCATAAAAATAATCATTACAAAAATATTTTAAACTTAACAAAAAATGTTAACTATGAATACACTGCCAATGATTATGAATTTCAATATGCGGTTTTGAAAACAATAAAAAATAGTAATCAATATGTTGAAAATAAGATTACAAAAATCAAGAATGACTTAAATGTAGCACAGCAAAACATTTCTTTTGTTCACCACAGAATGGTTCATATTCAAGAAAAGACCAGCAATTTTGTAGCAAAAGAGATCAAAAATGTTCTAAATAATACTGATTACATTGATGAATATTCTAACATAATTGTCAATAAAATAAGCAATATATCTAATAATCAAACAGTAAGAGCTTTGTTGTCTTTGGTTACTAATGAAGAACAACTAAATAGTATTTACACAGTATTGAGACAAAGTAATATCAACACCTCTAATATTAAGAATTTAGTTGATATTATTAACTATTCTAAAAATAATAATATAGAAATTACTAAAGTTTCAAACTCTACAATTGAGAACATCAAAAACTTAGTCAATCTTTCTAAAAATGTTGTTGATTATAACAATACTGAAAATCAAATTGTCAACAAATTATCTTCTATAAATGTAGAAGAATTTAAATCTTTTGTCAATTTATCAGAATCAAAATCTTTCACTAGAATAGCGCAAAGTTATAAAAATATTTCAAATGTCATTGAAAATTTAAATACGATTTCAATAAATCCAAAGTTATCTTCAGTTCGTGTGGACCAAAAAAATGTTGAAAATTTAAATGAAATAATTAATAAATCTAATGTTGAGTTTATTGTGGAGAAACTTTCAAACTTTAACACAGAAAATATTACAGAAAAAATTAATTTATTGAAGAATATCAATGTAACACAAGACATCAAGAAATCTGAAAATATTGTCAGAAAAATTACAAGACTGGCAAGATATAACAATATCAATCAAATTACAGAAAACATAGATGAAATAAGTAATTTGAATAGTTCAGAGTTTAAGACAGAAATACAAAATTTGAAAAATCTTATCAATGTTTCTAAGACTGTAGATGTATCAAATGTTGAAAACTTAAAAGTTTCCCAATTGAATCTTGTATCTGAAAATATTGAAAAATTAAGCCAAATAAACAAGATAAATAACATAACTCAAGAACAAGTAAATATTGTCAAACAGATTAGCCAACTAGAAAATATCAATCAATTAAATAAAATAATAAATCTCACAAAAACCAATGATATATCCAACATAAAACTGTCAAGTGTGAATCAAATTACAGAAGTTGTTCAAAAGATTTCTAATATTGAAAGTAAAGATTTACTTAACATTGTAAATTTAACAAAGACTGTGCAAGAAAGAAAGATCTACAATAGAATTTCCAATCTTGTTAAAAATGTTGAAATTTTGGACACTGTAAATGTCACACAAGAAACTGCTCAGAATATTTCTAAGATTTCTAACACTAATAATATCAATCAAATTACTAAAGATTTGAATTTGATATCCCAGAACTATCAAGAATTTAAAACAAGTGTTCAGCAAATAAGCAAGATCGCACAGGTTAGAAATGTTGACCAAATAGTAAAGAACTTGAATTATGTGAGCAATATTATTCAAGAAAATAATATTGTAAATCGCACCAGTAAGATTGATCAGAAAGACTTCATTACTGCCATAAATTTGAGCAAGAATTACATCCAATCTTTCAATAGATTTGAAAGTAAAATTAGTAATATTTCTCAAAGACAAAAGATTAGAGAAACTTTACAAGATATCAACATTGTAAATAATGAAATTAATAATTCTAATGTTCAAATTACTAATAAAACACAAAAAGTTCAATTGCAAGAATTTATTCAAAATCTAAACTTGCTTGAGACAGAGAAAAACACAACTATCTTGAATCGTTATAGTTTTGAGAGTAATAAAAAAAATATTTCTAATTTATTTACTGAACTAAACATAACACAACAAATCAAGCAAGAAAAGCGAACTGAAAGAGAATTTGCCCGTATATCTAAGCGATTAGATAGGATGAATAAAGAAACTATCAAAGTCCAGGGTAATTCATATAAAGTTGAACAAAACTTCTTTGATATGATGAATTTTTATAATGAGCAAAAAGTAACAAAGACAAGTAAAGATAGAAAAGTCAATAATTTCTTTCAATTATTAGATGTTTTGAATGTTCAAAAAACTACCAATGAAAGAAAAGTTACACAGAAAATTCAAAAGATTGAGCAAGTTCAAAATCGTATTGTAAATAGTACATCTCAGATTAAAATTGATGTTTATAAAGAGAAGAAAGATAATTATTACAAGGTAGATAATCGTCAAACTTTTACCACAAATAATTATCATCAAGAAAAAGAAGAGCAGAAAAAGACAGAGAAGATAGTTGAAAACAAAGTAGAAGAGTTGCTTGTCAAGAAAATTGAAAATGTAACAAATAATTTAGTGTCCAATGTAATCACTAAAAATGAATTCCACACTATCAAAAAAGAAATAATTCAAGAAATTTACAACATAGAAATGAAGACAGAAGAGCGAATTAAAGAGCTGCGTAAGGAAACCCAGCAGACTGTACAAACTATGTTAGAAAGATTCCTAAGAAGTTAAAATGGCCACCTACAAAATAGATAGAGCAAGCAGTGCTCAATATACTGGTAAATTTAAGTTTGATTATCAGATAAATCTGATAACAGATGATTTAATTGGTGGTTTTAATAACATTTTCCAGGTAGTTTCTGCAGGTGCATATCCGTCTTTCTTTTTCAAGGGTGTCACTTGTGCAATGTATATTGGAGAGCTACCAGAGACTACCCGTGGAGGAAGTGCAAGTCCAAAAAGTCATCCTTGGGATGGATACGACCCAATTTTTCAAGAACAAAGAGGTGGTAATTTTGGATTTGGTAATTTTGTAGATGGGCAAAGAAACCTAGCAAAAATTCCAATAACGTTTTTTATTCAGTCATTTGGTGGAATCGAAGTAAACGGCGGACTGGATAAAGATTATTCTGAGACAGTAATACTTTACACTGAGACATATAACCCAACAACTATGGGAAATAAAATAATGTCTGGATCTATTGAAGGTGAATTTTTTGTTGGCTTAGAAACTAATGAATTTGTTGATATTGACGAGTATTATCCATCTGAAAATTATTTTATTGGTTCACCTGTGTGCCCTGACAATGAAGATGAATTCTGGAGAAATAAAGAACTTACTAAAGATACAGTAAGACAATGGCCAAAATATACAAGTTTAAATTGGTATGAAACTATCAATCCTGAATCTAAAGCATATGTTGGTTTGAAAATAAAATTTACTAACCCAAAAGGTCAAGTGACATCATTTGCTAAGACATTTGTTATTCCTAATCCTGAATTATTAGATTTAGAAGTTGAAAATGAAAAATTTATAAATGCTTGGACAACAACAAGCTCAAATTCAGGTTATGTAAGCATTTCAAGCAATATCCCTGTTGAAGCTGGTGATCAAGATTTTGTAAAAAAAGATCATTCTCAAGCAGATTCACAAAATTATAATTTGCTACCTTTCCCCAATGCCACGCTCATAGACTTGCCTAAATGCACAGCAAGAATCAGACTTAAATCTGATTCTCCTAGAAAAGTTTCATTTGAATCTAAAATATTAGATTGGAAGAATGCGCATACGGACCCATTGACTGCATATGTTGTTGGATTTAATTCAGATGGTAAAAATAGAAAAAAATTTAGAAATATAGATCGCACAATACCTTTACCAACATATGCAACAATAAACACTAATTCTGGAAACGTTGGTCTTATTGAACAAACATTTAGAAATTATCATGGTGAAATAGAAGTCAGAGAGTCTGATGGTTTACTAGAAACTTTAAAAGTCTTAGATTTCAACAATCAACAAAAATGGATTTTTGGCTTAGTTGACACAATAAAATCGAAAGAGCCATTAGATGATTTAGAAAGTCCACCAAAAAACTATGATTTCCCCATAAAGTTTGTTAGATCAGCTACTGGTTGTTATGATATTAATGAAACCAGTAGAGAGTTGACTTTAGATAAATATGATTTCCCAGGTTCAGTGCCCATACCATTAAGAGGCTGGAAGTTCAATTCTATGTCTTTGTCACAAGATAAAGAATTTATTATAGAAGGCACTGGTAATGTAAGATTCTATAATGGTAGTGAAAGTGAGCCACATTATTATGGTGACCAAAATCTTTCAGGGTATAGATATTTAGAAATTGAATTGAAATCTTCAGGGCAACTTCAAAGTGGTAACTTATTAATTACAGAAACTTCCAAGGGTCCTACATTACAATCAAATTCGAAAAATGAATCTGTTAAGAGTTACAAAATATCTACAGACTCTTCATCTTTCAAAACATTAAGAATTGATCTTTGTAATCCTGACAATAAGATAGATGATGTTGATAATCAAGATTCCCCATATCCTAGACTTAATACATTCACCACATCAAAGCCCCAATCTACAAGTCCAATTGGATATTTATCAACTGAAAATTTACCAAAAGATAATTTCTTAATTACAAAACCAAACAGAAATACAGAATCATTAGTTTGGATTACAGATGATATAAAGCAAAAAATTAAGAATTCTGGAATTGTATATCTTACTGATACGAAAGAAAATATTGTAGATTACTTCGAAGTCAATACAAGTGCATTCCCAAAGACTGGTATTGGTACCAATGTAATATTTGGCAAACCAAGAATTAACAATGGCAAGATCAAATTAGCAAAACCTTGGAATGGTGGCAATCTAGATACATCTCGTAAAGAACTATTCATTTATATAGTTAAAAACGACATAACTTCTGGTAAATCAATTGATGAATTATTAAATCGAGGCACCGATGGAAAGTATCCTGACGAGTTCGAAGTTTATGATTTTGATCCAGGACTTCCAGACAAATCAGAAGTTGTATCAAGAACAACTTTTGATTTTGTAGATGGCAGTGGAATTATCTATATTAACCCAATCCCTTCTTATGAGAGTAGTCAAGTAATTCCTTACGATGGAATAGAGGTTGAAGATAAAGTTAAGAATTTAGTCAAGTCTTACAAAATTATTGATTATGTTAATGACGTTGCTAATACAGGTAAAGCATATTTTACTATTCAAATTCCTTCAGACTATAACATTAATAACAAATTTGCAGCTGGCTCATCAATTAGATTAAAATTTTTAGATAATTTTTCAGATGATAAATTTGCAAGCATAATAGTAAAAATTGACAGAGTAGAAAAATATCAAAATTTTTACAGGGCTAATATAGAATATTCTAAACTTGACAAGAATAGTCCACCTGATTATGAAGGTATACCAAGACTAGTAAATAACAAAGATTTTATTTTGTCTGCAAATGCTCCTGTCATAACAGTCAAGCCTGTAAGACTGGTTGAAAAAACTTTTCCAGCTGACACTGTTCTAAACACTAATTTAATTTTTATTACTCCTTCTGGTCCTGAAGTTAATGCTATTGATGACGCACCTGAAGATGAAGCTTCCAATGGTCCTTATTATGGAATATCAAGAATTTCTAAAATCGAAATTGACAATGATCAATTACAATTAGGAAAAGTAAAACTTGTACGTAATAATTCATTAAGCAATTTTGTAACATCTGGTAATAATAATACTTTTGTAGAAAAAACAAAATTTCAAGTTTCAAGTGATTTTGAAACAACTTATTACACGAGAAGATTTTGGCAGCAAAATACTGATGCGAGAGACGAAGAAGAAGGCGATATTACTTGGCAGAATACAGTAACTCCTAACCTAAATACATGGACTCTGTCACCTAAATCTATATCAGAGTTATGTGATGATATCTCTAAAGTAGATCCATATGTAAATCCAAGATGGCTTGACCCTAATAATTCTGAAGCTAAAATAATTAGACACCCAGGTTGGAAGGCAAAAAAAGTTGAGAAAAGCTATCCTGTAGATCCAATTACTGGTAATAGAATATATGGTATCAAACTCGACCCTGAGTATCTTAATTCGGATACTGGATATTCTACTTGGGTTTATGGTAATGGACTTTTAGCTATACCAAGTGGGAAAAACAGTGGCTCTGGCACTTCTTATATCAACGCAATAAATATTTCTTTCAATGATCTACAAACAATTTTAGCTCAAACAATATTTCATAGAATAAATGGAGATTTTCCCCCAGGCAAACCAGATTTATTTGGAAATTCATCGCTTAGGAATGAAGATGGCACTATACAAGAATCTACTTTACACATAAGAGGTGGATTTATAGCAAGAGGACCAGGATACGGTCTGATACTACCTCCTCAAATAAGCACTCCAGATAACTTAAGAAAAGCAAATTTATTAGAAGCATCTACAAGAAGCAATAAAGGATCTTCAGAATCAGATGCTAAGGGTTATTTTGAAACTGGTTCAGTATATGGAAAGAATAAAATAGACCATTATATAGAACTAGAAAAATCAAAAAATTTCACAACACCTTCACAATTTAGAAGCTCTACTAGAAATATGTCTCAAGCAAAAAGAGAGAGAGCAGCTTACAAAGGTGGAAAACAAAATGTTGCTACAAATCTTTCAGCTTGCGAATCAGGGTTTGAAAAATCTATAATAATTGCTTATACTGTGCCTACAACAAAACCTGGTGAAGAAAATCAAACAGCAATTATCTCTACTGATTCTTTTTTCAATCAACAGTACGAAAAATATCCTGTAGGCTATAACACTATTACAGGACTTGGAGTAACAGTTAAGGGTGAATTTCCATTTGTCATATCATCAGATAAGCATATCAATCAAAGATCTAGAATAAACACATTTTTGCTTACAGAAAGAAACTCGAATGTAAATGCAACAAGTTCGCACGATTATGATTCTTTAATTGCTGCAAACACTGACATGAGAAATAAGCTTTCATGGTTTCCATATATAGATGGACAAGCAAAGACTGATGCTAACTTTTCGACTTTAGCTAAAGCTTTTAAAGGAACAAAATATAATTCTTATGTAATTTCTGATGAAGCACCACAATTATTCAATGTTGGATATGCAGATCCAGGGGCAATTGTTTTTAGATCAATTTCATTAAATACTACTAATATTAAAGAACCTGTTACAGATAAAACAATTTTTGTAGATGGTATTGCCCCAACATATATATCTGATTTTAGATTGATAGAGCCAATAACATCTTCAGGTATAGCATATTCTTCTTTTCCTACTGTTGTTCAAATTTCATCAAGAGATTATATTGTTGCATACTCTTTAAATGCATCACCAAGAAAAATTAATTTCAAACTTATTTCAAATTATCAGGCACAAGAAAGAAATACACTTTTTGATTTAGATGCTATTGCTGGTAATACTTTAGATGAAAAATATAATATTTATGGATTGACATCTGATTATGATGAAAAATTAGGCTTACATAGATCTGTTTTTTGGTGTAATGGTGGAATTTATTACTTCGAATACGGATTATCTTCAAGCTCATTGGGTAAAAAACGTACTGACAAATTACACTTAATCAAAGGAAAATTAGATGAAAGTTTAGTTTCAGAATTAATAAATAGGCAAAATATTATAACTTATTTTGAAACTGATAGTGAACTCAATGCTGAAGTTCCTAGACAAAAACCAGCCTTAATTACATGCAAAAAACAAGAGTATGATGGAAAAGTTTTTGTAGCTTACGACACAGGTAAATGTTTTTTAGAAGCAGTTTTATTTCATCCATATTCAAAAATTTTGGGAATCAGAAAGTTCGATATTGAATGTGTAAATAATTCAGGCTCTACAGTTGAATCATTAGCACCTGTTGCCAATATACAAGCAAATCCTACTAGCGGACAATCTGCCCTGATTGTGAATTTTCTTTCTACTAATTCTTATGATCCTGGTGGTAGCACACTCACTTATGCTTGGAATTTTGGTGACAACACTCAATCTACAGAAGAAAATCCAGCACACACTTTTGTTAATAACACAACGAATGCTATTGAATATAAAGTAACTCTTATTGTTACAAACGCTAGTGGTGTAAGTAGTGCTCCGGCTTCAATAATAATAACAGTCAATCCAGCTCCAGTAAATAATCTTTCGCCTCAAGCTAAATTTTCAGCAACTCCTACCTCTGGAGATGTTACGCTAACTGTTACTTTTACAGATCAATCTAATCCAGCAAATGATGGATCATTTATTCAAATTTATGAATGGGATTTTGGTGATGGAAATACTGCAATTAAATTTGATAATACACCTTTTACATATGATTACACAAGAGCAGGTTCATTTACACCAACTCTTTTTGTCAAGGATAATTTAGCAAGATTATCAAGCAAATATTTCGGTCCAACAATTAATGTAAATGGTGTAGTAAATAATCCACCATCACCAAATTTCAAGTGGGCTCAAACCTCATTTTCTCCAACATTAAAAGTGCAATTTACTGATACTTCAAGTGATGATGAGGGACCGTTAGTTGCTTGGAACTGGAACTTTGGAGATAATCAAACAGCTGACGTTCAAAATCCAGAACACATTTATGCTAATCCTGGCAAATATAGAGTTGTTCTTACTGTAACTGATTCTGGAGGGCTCCAAGTGTCAGGAACAATTGAAATTACAGTTTTGCCTCCAGGAAATAATCCGCCAATTGCAAACTTCATTTACTCTCAGCAGAATAGAAAATTAGTGATTGATTTTGTTGATACTTCAACTGATGCTGACGGTACGATTGCTTCTTGGAATTGGGACTTTGATGATGGTTTTACAGATAATGTACAAAATCCATCTCATACTTATTTTTCTGCTGGAAGATATTTAGTTTCTCTTACAGTTACAGACAATGGTGGTAAATCAACTTCCATTACTAAAGAAGTAATTGTAAATCCATTAGTAAATCAAGCACCAGTAATTTCAAATATTACAGGCAATCAAACGAGTTTCAAACCATTAGTTGTTAAATTTACCGAAACATCTTCTGACCCTGATGGTTTTATCACTCAATGGAATTGGAATTTTGGTGATGGAAAAACATTTTCGACAACTGATCCAACTTTAAAAAACCCAACTAATACTTATTTATTTCCAGGAGAATATACAGTTGTTCTCACTGTGACTGATGATGGTTTGCCCGATGGAACAAATAAGAAAACAGCCACTTCGTCAATTAAATTTACTGTCGTCCCGCCACCAGTAAATCAACCACCTCAAGCTTTATTTGTAATTAATTCCAATAATATTTTGGCACCAGCCACAATATTATTCACAGATGTTTCCACTGATGCTGACGGAAAAATAGTAAGTTGGTTTTGGGAATTTGAAACAGGCAGTACTTTATTCCTTAACGCTCAAACATATCAAAAAAATGTTTCTCATACATTTACTAAATCAGGTACATACCCAGTAAAGCTAACAGTTACTGATGATGGCAATCTTACAAATACTTATGTTTTAGATATTATCGTCAAAAACAATCCTCCAGTTGCAATAATTACAGCCTCTCCAAATCCAGTATTATCTAAGACTCAAGTTAATTTCTTTGGAAACAACTCAAATGATAGTGATGGAAACATCACTAAATATGCTTGGAATTTTGGTGATGGCACAATTATTTCTCAAGGAAGAATTACAGAGCCTCATATATATGCCAAACCTGGAACATATAACGCTTCTCTTACAGTTACTGATAATATAGGTGATACATCTACGGATAATTTGTTGATTACTGTTACTAATAGAAATCCTGTATCTAGAATTACATACACATCATTATCTGTAAAGGCACCTGGTAGCTTGACATTCAATGGTGATACATCAACAGATGAAGATGGAATTATTGTATCCTATAGTTGGAGTATAGCTGGCACAATTGTTGCATCTACACCAAATGCCACAATTAACTTTGCAACAGAAGGATCATACACAGTGTCCCTAACAGTTACTGATGATTTTGGTGCTTCTAATACCGCTAGCGTTTCAGTAAATGTCACAGCTCCTGACAATATTCTTCCAATTGCTATCTTGAATGTTGATAAAAATTCTGGAGTAATAAATGATACTTTTGTTTTCGATGTATCAAACTCTAGAGATCCAGATGGTTCTATCATCCTTTATAGATTAGACTTTGGAGATGGCACCTCTACACAATTTGTCAATCCTGCTCCAATTTCTCATATATATAAAACAGTTGGTGTTTTCATTGCTAAATTGACCGCAACTGATAATCGTAGTGGTGTAAGTCTTGAAACTGTTGATTCTACTAAGACGATTCAAATAAACAATCAACCACCTGTTGCAAATTTTTCATACAGTCCAATAGGTGCATTCACTTTTGATCCGATAACATTTATTGATAATTCAAGTGATCCTGAAAATTCTTTAGTTAGATGGTCTTGGGACTTTGGAGATGGCACTAATTTTACTACAACTGATCCACTGCAAAAAAATCCCACAAAATCTTATAATGATGGCAATAGAAACTACACCGTAACTCTTACTGTTTTTGATAACTTTGGTTTATCCAATACAGCGTCTAAAATTGTATTTATTAATAATAGAAAGCCATTTGCGGTCATATCAACAAGCAGCACTCCTGTAAATAATGTGATCTTTGGAACTGCACCATTTACAGTAACATTTGATTCTAATTCTTATGATCTTGATGGAACAGTTGTAAATTATGAATGGTATATAAATGGATTGCTAGGCACTCCTTTTAGAACTAAATCTTTCACTTACACTTTCAGCACTCCAAGATTTATCCCTTATTCTGTTACATTGAAAGTTCAAGATGACGATGGTGCTTTTAGTGATTTAGCCAATATTGGTGTCAAAGTTAATGCTCCTAATGAACCACCCGTAGCAAATATAGCAGCTAATCCTTCGTCAAATACAAGTTTTGCTCCAGTTACCGTAACTTTTTCAGCTGCTGGTAGTTATGACCCTGACAATATAGGAGGACCACTCATTTACGCTTGGGATTTTGGTAATGGCAAAATATCAGATCAAGTAATTGCTGCTACAACTTATAATAATCCAGGCACATACAAAGTTTCTCTAAAGGTAACAGATAATTTAGCTGCAACAAATACAGCAACTCTTGATTACATTGTTAAAAATAATAAACCTATAGCATTGTTAGATACATTGCCACCTGGAATTGTATCTATAAAAATAAATACACCAATAGTATTTACGTCCTTTGGAAGTTATGATTCTGATTCAAATCAATTCATCAATGGATACAAATGGCTTAAAGATGGAGTGAATCAAAACTCCAATACACCTACTTTCGAAACATCTTTTGATAGTGTGGGTAATCATACAATAACTTTAAGTGTTTTTGATAATTTAGGTCTAGAATCTGACCCAGTTAATAAAACAGTATTTGTGTTTGAAGATCCTGTGCCTCCACCACCAAATCAAAACCCAATAGCAATACTTGGAAATGAGCCAACTGTTACAGGCTATATTGAATTAAAGGTTGGAGATACTTTTACCTTTGATGGCACTAATTCTTATGACCCTGAAGATGGATCTAGTATCACATTCGAATGGTCAATTGATGGCGTAAAGTCTGGATATAATTCAACTTTTGCAAATCAATTTAACACAGTTGGAATATTTACAGTAAGTTTGGTTGTTTTTGACACACAAAAATTTGCTTCTTCTCCGGCTACAAATTTGGGAAATAGATATACTGTAGATGTAAATGTTTCTGCAATTCCTAACCCGTTAGCAAATAAATTGTTTTCATCTGGACAAGCATTGTATGGAGCAATAGCAAGTGGGTCAAATTCACCAAATAGGTATGGATTTGAATTAGTTGACGACAAAAAGCAATATACTATAATTGAAAGTGGTTTATATCACACCTTTGTAGTAGATGCAGATGGAAAACTTTATGCAAGTGGGTCGAACAGCAATGGACAACTTGGTTTTCCGTCAAACATAACTCAGCAAAATTCTCTGACGTTAGTACCTCTTGCATCAAAATTTAAAGTTCTCAAGGTTTCTGCTGGAGATTTTTGCTCAGCTATTATTGCAGAAGATACAACAATAGGTAAAAGAGTGCTATTGGTATGTGGTTCTAATATTAATGGAATTTTTGGACAGTCATTACCAAGAACAAACATTTATAGTTTTCAACCTATTCTTGAAAGAGCTAATAATTTCAGCGGGGCAAGTTACACATCAAATAATGGTTTATTGGATGTATCTTGTAATTCCTATATTCTCGCCTTTACTGACAATAAGCAAGTATGGGTAGCAGGAAGTCATAGATACACACCAAAAACTGGAATTATTGATACAGGATTTTTTCCTATAAACATTGATCCAAATCCAGATTTATTACCTGGAAATACTAATTATCTAAATCCATTCAAACTAGAAGTTGGATTTAATAATGAATCAGGATTTGTAACTGGACTTTCATATGATATAGACAACCAAATAGTTTGGTTTACTGGATTGTCTAGTTTACGAGGCTGGGGATACGCCTATGATATTTCAACTTATGAAAACAGATTAGTTGTGATCACAGCTTCACAAAATCCATTCTTTGACCATGCAATATATCTTTACAATTTTTCAGCAAGTGAAGTACCTCAATTTGATTTTAGTTCAGGAATAGTCTCTGATGTATTTCCAGGTTTAGACCCTCCTCAAAATTTTCTCAAGGTTTCAACAGGCAAGTTTGGATACTTAGCTGTATCTGAAAAACTATTTTTCCCTTATGGATTAAATGATTTTGGACAGTTAGGATATGTTCAATCCATTCCAAGTTCAACATTTTTGAATATTAGAGACGGTATTCCAAGTGGTTTAGTTCTTCCAAATATGAGTGTCCAGGGCATTTCTGATATAGCAGCTGGGGGGAATCATTCAATTATTTTAGCATCTAACGTTACGCCATCTTCTTACTCATTTACTATAACTAGACCAGGAGGATATGCTACAGATCCTCAATACCCAACTGCTTACCCAATAACTGCAATAGACCAGTAAAGGTGTAAACCTACTTTATTTTTTATAATATTAATATGAACCTTTCCCCAGATCCACGACAATTAAAAACAAAAGTCACTTTAAGTGTTATGAATGCTCCTGAAAGTGGATTTTTTTCAGGGGAATACTCAGCATCTGTAGCTACAAAATCCCAAGATAACTTGAACGTATTAAATTATGATTTTGAACCATCTTATACTTATTCAAATGGAACTACAGAACCAAAATACAGTTCAAGATTAAGAACAGTATCATCACTTCAAAATGCTAAAATACCAGAAATAAATACAGCTATAAGTGCCTCTTCTTGCACATTTGCTTATGGTGCAATAGCTCCAAATGAAATAGACCCAGTACTTGATAGATTAAAAGGACCTGATACAGCATATAATCCTATTTTTGTAGATACCCCAAGTACAAGTGCTGTGTCTTCTCAATCATCAAATTTTGTAGACAATTCTCAGCATTTACCAAAGATACCATTTAGTGGTTTGGGAAATGTCTTAACTACATATAATATTTGGCATTTGGATAATGGTGGTACAGAAGCATATAAATATATTGGTCCAAAAATTTCTGGAAGAAATACAGGTACTTTGAGAACTGTAAAAGATCCAAATTATGGAGCACAAGTTGAAGTAACTTCTGAAAAAACAAACACAACAATTCAAAGAATATTTCCTACAGCTTTTGATGCTGTATATCAAACTGGTGCTCAAATTTATAATCCAGATGATAGCCCTCCACAATCGATAAATGCGAGAGGCAGTAATGGAAATAATGGATTTCACATAAATTTTTCAGCAAGTAATATGCAACCAAACGATTCGGCAATTAGAATAATCGTCAAACCTGCTGTTGCCAATAATGACTATATAAATGATTTTTTTATAGAGTTTAAGATTGACAGTAAACCTGTTTTAAAAATATATGATCCATACACACGTCAATACTTCACACAAACCGATTTAGTGGCTCCTGTTTTTGATAAAAATAATATGAATTCATATGATGTATTTGTTCATTTTGCAGGACCAAATTTATTAATAGGCTTTAGTCCAGATATTTCAAGATGGAACACAGTAATCAACTTTAGTGGACGTGAAGTATATTGTCCACCTGAGACTTATGTGTATATTTCTTTGTCTAATACTAATTTAAAGTTTAGATATTCAGCACTTATTTTTAATAATTATAATAATAATCAACCAGTTAATCAAAGAAAAAATTACATCACAGCAGAATTTAGATATTCTCTGAAAAAGATTTCTAATATACAAGCTTTTTTAAATGTTGTCAAACAAACATTTGAACAAGCTTCATATAGGATAAATAATAATCCTAGAAATACTGGATACAATGATGCACCAAATTCTACAAATCCATCTCAAAAATTAAACCCAATAGATAAAAATATTTCTTATTTTGCTGATCTTAGACTTGATGGAAAGCAATTTGAAGACATAACTATAATAAGAGAGCCTCTAGCTACTAGTGCTGATCCAGATAAAAAAACAGTGTTATTTAAGCTAATTTATAACACAACTATTGAAGGTCCAGCATTTTTACAATGTGAAGTTCCACACCCTGCAGTTTTAGCCGCAAATAAAGTTGCAAATGTAGGAAGTGGCAATGTGGGCTTTGATGATTATAAATTTATTGACCCAGTGCTTAGTCAATTATTTTTCAATGTTGGTGATATTACAGCTTGGGTTGAAGGTTGGTCAGTTAATTGTGCTGCAGAATTGACAAATCTCAGTAGAATTTCTAAAACTGCAACAATCACTCTTAAGAACATCGATTCTAAAGAGGGCCAAAGTTTTATTGATGCAATTGAAAATAATTTACTTTGTGTGACAATTGAAGCAGGTTATGTGCAAGGTGATTTAAAGCCATTTTTTCAAGGCTTCATAAATAGTACATCATATTCTAGAAAAGGAAATGAAAGCACTTTCACTCTCACTTGCCAAGACATTGCATCTTTTGTTTTAGATAATCTATATTTTGATAAAAACTTGATGATTGCTGGTATGAGACATGACCTAGCAATTGATTCGATTATGGCTTGTTCTGGTTTTTGGTCATTTTATTCTAGAAATAATGCTGATTTATTCAATGGCGGTGTGATATCTGGAATTGACTTGAGATTAAATAGTAATTCTACTAACAATCAAGATCTTATAAAATTAAATCCCTTAGATAAAATTTATGAAAAATTAGGAAAGTTGCTTGAAAGGTTAAATAACCCTTATTCTTTACCGACATTCAGATGGGCTGAAAAATATGGTTTCAAATTAGAGTGCAGAAACAATTACGAAGATACTGACTTGAAATTTACAGGTCTTAACTCAGCAGGAACTGGATATTCTTTTGACAGTAATGCATCAAATACTACAAAGTTTATGACAAACTTTCAATCTGATTTACATGGACTTTTGGTTAATGATTACACAATAAGCACAAATGTTCAATCACTTTCAGCTGGGGTAAGAGTTTTTGGGGTTGCAATGACAGGATTTTTAGCAGATGAAAGATATTCTAATAATTCAGTATCATTGGATCCTGCAACATTACAAATTCCTGATAGATTATTGAAATTTCTTGCAAATGCTCCAAGAAATTCAGCACAAGCTCCATATGTCGGATTCAAGAAATACTTAATGTGGTCAACACAAAGAAATGAGATTCCAGATCAAGAGGTGTTGAGAAGAATTACTGACAGCATTGAGTTAGTTTCTAAAACCCCTATAAGTTCTATATCTTTTCAATGTTATGTTACAAAACCATTGAATTTTCATGGGAAGTTTTCTATTAAAGTATTTCAAGGTAAAGTTGTCAATTCAACAGATAGATATATATATCAAAGTATAGATTACAACTACGATAAAGGAAATAACTTAATTACAGCATCAGTACGTGGTACCAATATGCCAATTGCATTATAAGGAGTTTAACATGCCATTATTTCAATCTCTTTCATTTGTAATCAATGATCAAATTAGACAAAATACCATTAATATGCAAAGTGGTTTGACTTTAAGGTCTAATGTCACTCAGGCTTTACAAGTTATCAATGTCAATAAAAATAATATAATAGAAGAGCAAGATGTTTTACGCTGGGGTTATGCAAACTGGGGCGTAGAAAAAGTAACATCAGAATACAAACCACAAGAAATTAAGTAATGGGAAATACACCAATTTATGGGTTTGGATATATTGAACCAAACCAAGATCTTTCAGAAAACATTGATTTAGATGAGAATCGTTTCAAAGCCATCGAAAATCAAATGTACAATCTGTATCAAATTTTCAAGAATGGCATCATAGAAGAAGATCCAACGGTCCCATCATGGCGTATTCAAACTTACTCAAACGAATTTAAGCTTACAAAAATAACCATCACTTCTGGCAAGGGTTTTGTTTCATATAAAGCTGCAAACACTACTGCTTCTAAAGATGTTACTTTGCCTACAATTCCTACTACAGTTGGAATATCAAAAGTATATGTTTATGCTTATGAAAATGAAAACACTGCTATTACTGGTGATGTTGATTTTGTAGCATCATTAACACAAATTAATGACACGGTAAATTACATTTCATTAGGATATTTGGATGTTGATGTAGCTAATAATCTTGTTAATTTATACGAAACTACAAGACAAGACATAACTTTATTTTCAACCCTTTCGTACCTAATTAAGAATCACAAGCATATTGGTGGAACAGGAAATCCTTCTCCAATTGATTTATCCTTAGAAGTTAAAAACCAAATAACTAGTGAAAATATAAATTCTGTTGACGCTGCTAAAATTACAACTGGCATTTTAAATTCAGCAAGACTTCCAACAATAAGTCATAACAGCTTAGAGGACAAAGGCAATCTGACTCATGATCAATTAGAAACTGCATTACTGGCTGTAGTAAATAATGACGCTAACGATAAAATGTCAGATCTTTCTATAGCCAATAGACTTCAGATGTTGATTGCGTTAAAAAAATCTGGCGGAGTTGGATTTACATTTATTGATTCAACGCAAATAAATACTTTCACTTATGTACCAGGTATTTTTCCAAACACTTCTGCAAACGCTTCAACTGGTAATTCGGCTAATTTTGCTCAGACTACATCAGTTCCAAGTCAATATACTTTAGCAACAATTTATGATACAGCACCAAATACATCAGGATCTGGAATTAGTGGATCTGTTACATCGAGTAGTTTTGTAGGGGATAAATCATTCGTAGTACAAAATGATTTTTTGCAAGCAAAAACAGTAGCGTCTTCCTTAGGATCAACTACAAATGCTTTCTTCAGCAATATAAAGATTGCAGGATCAGCAACAACAGGTAGTTTTACAATTGACACTCCACTAAATTACCTTACTCTTTCACAACCAGTTTCAAGTATTTTTGACACAACTGGATCTTGGGATACTGGTTTAGTTTTCACTACTTCTTATGCAGCTAACAAAGTTAAAGTAGACACAAGTTTGTATGCTTACACACTTTTTAATCAACCAGTGTCATTGGATTTTGATTCTAAAGTTGGTTTTGGCTTTTCTGCAGGTCTGGGAGAAACAGGAGCAGCATTAGGCAAAATTTATATGTTCTTGGTAGTTGGTAATGGAAGCACTGATCCAAATTTACAATATGATCAAAAGATTGATTTTGCTCCAAATACGGGTACAGGTTCTTCTACAATCTACATAACTCCAGCTACTAACGTAAAGATTTTTGATGATACTACATATGGATTTATAGGTTCAACTGCTACTTATTCCTCAGTAAATTTATCTGATTTTGGTGATAGTAGTTTAAAATCATCTATTCTGGGCTTTGGATTTTATTTTTCGACAGATCAAGGTTGGAATGCTGAGAAGCAAACAAAATTTGAACTACTTACTCCAACTGATGCCCAAATTAATTCATCAGGAAACTACGATAGTTTAGTTTTGGCAAGAAGAAATGCTATTGACCAAACTTCATCAGTGTTTGTTTGGAATGAAATATATAAGTACAAAAATGCAAATTTCTTAATGAGATTTGATTCTGGAGATATTAATACTCAATACAATCAAGTTCAATATGACATTGATGTACCCTCTGGAACAAAATATACTGTCCAGAGCAGATCAGATGTAAGTTCAGATTTATTCTACAATTTGAAAACCGTATCTGAAACTGAAGTAATTATAGCTACACCAAATGTAAACTCAAGTACAGGTAGATATTTTGATGTTTTGTTTTCTTTATATTCAAACGAATTTCAAAGTGCAGCACCGACTGTAAATAATCTAAGAATCAATTACTCAACTGTTGGTAGTGCTACAACAAGATCTTATGATAGAAATATTACTGATACGACTAACCAAAAGTTTGGATGGATAAGTGATGTTTACTATAATAAAAATGCTGGATATGGAGTCACTAATCCAGATGACACAAATTATCTCAAAATTTATGACACTTCAAACGTGGGTAATTGGGTTTATTTAAGAAATAATAACTTGATATCAGCAGCAAGTAATGTTCTTGAAACGACTGTGGAAGATGGAATTGATGCTGGGACTTTGAGAAATTATCTTACTCCTAATCAAATATTCTTAAAATCAACAAATTATGGTTTAGATACTCCTACAGATTATCAATCTTTGCCCAATGGTGGAAACATTATTTGTGATAGCAAAAATGATAGAATTATTATGACTGATATCAATGGAGTATTTACCAAAGTTATTCAGGGTAATATCAGACTTAAACTTACATCTAGAGATTTTGTGGCTCTTTCTGCTTCATTCAATCCTAATACAAGAAAAATATTTATCGCTTTTTCACAAAACATATCTTTTGTGGATTTGACAAAAATTTATATCACTTATGACAACATCTCAGTTAGAGGAGATGATACTAGATTATCTGGAGATTATCTAGAACCAATTTTTGATTCTTCTTCAACATATGTATTTACTATCAAGGACACAGTTGAAGGTATAGCTTTAAACACAGCAATCAATAATTCTCTTACTAAAAAAGTAAGACTTGACAGAGGTTGCTTTACTAATTCTGGAAATTCACTGAACACAAATACAGCCTTGTCAGCGATTATTCCAACCTCAACAGTTTCAACTACAAATAGAACAGAACAATTTGTAGCTGGAATTAGTACTTCAATCACAGGAACATCAACAGTTACTACAGGATTACCTACAACTACTACTGTTGTAAATTCTGTGACTGACTACAATGGTGATGGTGTAGTATCAACAACTGAAATGTATGGACCAAATTCACAAACCAATGATATTATTTTGGATTTGTTGCAAGGGCCAATTTATTTTGCAAATATTTACAATCCAGTTTCAGTTCAATACGATGAAACAAATTCATTGATTGTTATTGCTCAACCACATTCAAATTCTGTTCTCTGTTATTCTGACAATACAGACCTAACTTTGAAATGGGCAATTACATCTGATATCGTAAATTACTATGATAACAAGCTTGGGTCAGCATATTTACTTCCTAATGGTAATGTTCTTCTAGGTAGTCCAGCTTTAGATATCAATGACACTGGAAAATTACAAGTTTACAATATTTCAAATGGATATATAGAAACAAAGCTGACATTTAATAATGATGTAGTTAAAGCTCTCCCAGGTCCAGCAACAGATTATTCTAATTTCTACGCTTTGACTGATGATGTAATAAATTTTGGTGCAAACTCAAGATTACATTTAGTCAATAATTCTGGAACAATATTGTCAACTTGGGGAGATAACAATGAGCTATTTCATCCTAAAGGTATGCGTATTATTTCCAATGACAATATTTTAGTATCGGAATAAATTATGAATTTACAAATTGAAAACAATAAACCAATCATAAGTGTCATTGATGATGAAAATATTTTATCATTTGAGTTCACATCTTATGATAAAAATTACCTTATTAGTCAAAGTGATAACAATATTAGATTGTTGCTTAAGAAACAAACTGTTGCAAATTTGACTATATCAGAAAACTTTTGTGAAATAAGTTTTGAAAAAATAATTTCTTATGTTCAATTTGTTTCTGTCAAGTTTAAGTTTGATTCTATAGTAGAAGTTGATCCTAATTACATAATTTTTTCATTAGGAGACAAAGACTATGTAATTAATTTTCAAAATACAAAATATAGCTTTGAATCTAATGACACTCTTATCATCATTTTAGACAAATCTATAAATGGTGTTAAAATTTCTGAATTGAACTTTTTTGCAAAGAGTTTTAGTGCACAAAACTTTAAGGCGTTTAACGCTACTAATCCTTTCATCATAGATGATACTAGCAAAATGCCTGAATTTTCAATTGGAAGTTATGATGATTCTTCATTATCTATTCCAAGACCAGTAAGGCAAGGAAACCCTGTAATTTCCACTGTTCCAGCATTAATAAACTCAAATTCATCTACAGATGATGTTGAATATTACAATAATGGCAATGGACCAATTTCTAAAACAATTTATTTCAAGATAATTTGCAATACAATAATTGAAAACACATTGTCTGCTGGAGATCTTTCACCTAATTTACAACTCAAGGTTTATTTACCAAACGGTTTAGATACAGTCAAAGCACCAGTGTATGTTGATATGTATTTTGTTTCTGCTGACACAACTAATGATATATCTGTTTATTCAGCTTCATATACTTTCTATAAACAAGGTAGATATAACAATATTGATTTTGTAGATGGATTTATGTACTTTGATGTGCATTGCCCATTAACTGTACAAAAATCAATACCTTTCCAGTTTGATTTTCAACTTTTATAGGGGCTACATCGGCTGGCAAAGAATATTTTAATATTCCCTGTTTAGCGGTGGTTACAAGTGCCATATAACGTTTCAATAATTTTACCCAATAATCTTACAAGTGGATATCTTCAATCTGAATTTATAAATCTGGGACAACCATATTCAAGTAATTCATATTCTAAAGATCCAACCCTTGACGATAATCAAAATACTCTTACTTTTAGTTTTGAAGTAAGAGATAGTGGCACTCGTGAGCTTACTTATTTAAGAAGAATCAAAACTCTATATCTTTCAAACGACCCAGAATTTGAACCTACAGCAACAGTAGCTATATCAAACTGGCCTTCAAGTTCTTATGTTTATGACCCAGATTTTGATTATGAATATACTTTAAATCCATTATATTTCTTTGACAATACTCTTAATCAAGGGACTATGGCAACTCCAATAGCAGGAACTGGATTATTTAAGGTTTATAATTGGCCTTTGAGTGCATCAGGTGGTCTCTCAACTGTTTATATGAAGGCCATTCTTGAAGGGCCTAATGGTACCGATATTGAGTATCCAATGGGTTATGGTATATTTGACCAAATTAGATGGGAAGGTCAAATTCCAGTAAATCCTGATTTTCCAGAGATTCCAAGTGCAAAGTCTGGGTTTGTAGGAAAAAATACCCTTCTGTCATTTGTTAGTGGAAATCAAGTTGCAGCTCAAACAGAATCTTCAGGAATTGGTAGATATATAGCAAGTGTTTACGAAATTTCAAACACTGGCGGAACATATGATGCTTATTCTGCCCGTAATAGTGTAAAGAGAACACTTATACCATCAGCATCTATAGCATCTACAACACTAAACACTTACAGATATTTTGATGGTAATTATTCTTCTTCATCGCTTTCATTAGGCGCAAATATTGGTCTTACAAGTGCTAGTTATGGTAAAGGTGCATTTTTCTACAGCAGAACAAAATTAGTACCATCTACAAATAAGACTGACTTTTATTCACAAGCAGGTTTCTCTTTCACAACCTCTGGTGTTGCTGTGACTTCGCAAGCATTCATGAAACTTTATGCTGCTCCAGACACTAGTGCAAATGGTAATGAAATTGTTTGTAGAGTTGATATACCTAATAACGACAATCCAACAGCATATCTCTACACAAGAATTAATGGATCTGATAGTGCAAGCAAGCAAACTACTACATTACCTCATAGTATTTTACCGTTGCTTCAATCTGGTGGTGTTATGGAAATGTATTACTCATCTATGGGTACTACTAATTTATGTATGGTAGAAGCTTATTACACACCATATATAGATCAATCTGTAGCATCAAGAAAAAGTTATTTATTAGGCAATGCAATACTTACTTCTTTTGGCAGTTCATCTGTAGGAAGTGCTTTTGGTTATCAAATATCACAAGCTACAGGAACAACTTTTTCTGGTGGTTTAGTAGTCGAAGAGTTATTCCTAGCTCAAGGAAAATCTAAACTTTCAATTGATATTGGTGATTGCACCAATGATGACATAGCCATAATTAATTCTCCACTAACAGAAATTGAATATGGCTGGAGCGATTCTGTAAATGAAGATTTTATTGTCCTTACAGATGCTCCTTCAGCTTTATCTTTCACAACAAATATCACATCTGAACTTTATGAAATAGATAAATTAGATAGTTCAAATTCATACGTCATTCCTTTACATTACGAACTACAATTATATAAACCATCATTAAGCAATAGATGTAGATTCGAGTTAGCTTTCAAACATGGATCTGATGACGTATATGTTGCTTTTAGTTCAGTATCTTCATTCAGATCTCATACACAAAATAATCTTACTGTAAACTGGGATAGACCTTTTGGAGTAAGATGTGATGATGGTTTCGCTTATTCCGATGCTCCACTCAATGCTCCGACTATCTTAGTAAAGTTCAGTGGTGAAAAGAATGAAATTTCTGTTTCTTATAGAACTGAAGATAATAAATTAAGAAGACAAGTTTTGAGATCTTATCAACCTCAAACAGATGTAACTAAATTTTTATTTGAAATAACAGATCAACTACCAAATTCTTACACAGGTAGATACAAGAATAAAACATCCACTGGAACATTTTTACTAGTCAAAGAAATTACCGGAAGTGGAATCAATGTTGTAGGAGTAACTGATATGCTTTTACCCATTAATTCTAACACTTCTGGATTAGGATACTTTGTTGGTTTTGGCGTTAGAAAAAGCTCATATAACAGTGATGGCTCAACTTATTTCCAAGATTTGAAATGGTCTGGAATTCCTAACGTTTATAAAGAACAATTTGATAATGACAGCACAATCAAATCAACTCTTTTATCAGATGAAGGCTTGACTAACTCCAAACACTATTTAGGTCAAAAATTACTAAGTGGTTTGACTGACTTAATTGATTACCAATACGATACAGCTAATACTTTACCAAAATTAACTTTAGATGCACAGCAATATAGCTTTACCCCATTACCAAATTCTCCAACTTACTCTTCAAATAGATTAACTGCTGGAACTGCGGGTACATTACTCTTAAATGGAAGTTTTATTACTTCTACTACAGATTATATTTTTGTAGCTGGCCAGGCAACAACATCACAAAATGGTGTTTACTATCAGACGAGAGTTGGAACAGCTTCAACTGCCTGGAGATTAGAAAGAGTTCCTGAAATGAACTCAAGTGAAGAAATTTATTCAGGCATGGTAGTAAGAATTCCGATGGATTATGATTATGCAAGTACAAAATGGTACTTAACAACACCAGATCCTATTACACTTGGAACTTCAAATTTATCATTTGCAGCAACACAGCCTGTAGTGGAGCAAATTTCATTAGCAACTACTGGAACAAACATATCTATTGCTAACATAACATCTCTTACTATAGATGGAACTTCATTATCTTCTTTGGCAGTTGGAAGTAAAATTCTTGTTAAAGATCAAATAGAGAACTCTGAAAATGGCGTTTATATAAAATCTGTTTCTGGTTTTGCTATCACTTCCACAGGTTATGATGTGCCTTTGAGAGTTATTAGTGGAACAATTAATGCTAATACAAATTGGTACAAATCAAATGTAACATTTAATGGTAATTTAGTTGATAGATTTGTAAGCACAACTTTCTTCAAATCGATTACTATTGGTGAAATTTCAAACTTTGTATCTTCAACTAAGCCAAAACTATTCGAATTCAAATTGCATTGGAATGCTAATAATAAATCTTTCCCTATGGATGAATTGAAAATAAGATTCTTTGGCAATATTGGTTCTTTGCCAGATTATAGTAATCCATTGACATCTTGGAAATCTGTATCTTACAATCCATTTGTAGCTGGTTTTACTAACAGTCCAAACAATAATTTAGTTCAAGTGAAATTAGATGATTCAGATTGGAATAACAATATTTCTCAATCTGATGTAATTTGGGTGGCAATTACAGTACCATTCAATTCTGCGCTTGGAAGAGCAAACGGTATAGAACTTTCTGATGTGGATTATATCCAAAACGGTGAATTTACAGGATACAGAAGAGCAAATAACCTTTGGCACAAACTTCATACTAAATACGAGGAAAAAGCAGCAAATTCTACTCAAAACAATGCAATTCAATACAGAGTTAGAGCTATTTCTCATGGAAATATTTCAAGCTACCCCACTAAATTAAGCAGTGCATCAAAGATAGATATCAATGCACCTTCATATCTTGGAGATGTGCCAAACATTTTGGTTGCGAATGAATCAACCTTGAGAATGGTTCAATTATCTATACAAGCCGAAGACAATGAGTCAGGAATTCTTGCATTTAGAGTTGGTAAAGAGATAGATAATTCTTTCATAAATTACACGCCTTGGCTTCCTTGGGATAAGTTTATAGTTAGCGGTGAGAATGAATATTATTTATATCTGTATGGTCATTTGAATTATTATGCTTTAGGACCACAAAACACAGCATTCCAAAATCAAAATATTGGTTTTTCAGGACAAAGAAAAATCTGGGTTCAATTAATGGACTATATGGGTAATGTGTCTGAATCAAATCCAATTAGCTTTGTTGCTACTTCACAAGCTTTAGTAGATACACAGGAGCCATTTGGCACAGTTAGTTTCTTTAATCCCAAAACTAATCAAGAAACTTCAATATCTAATTTGCCAGAATCTTGGATGAAAATTGATGGTTTTGACTTAGTCACTGGTATCAAAGATTTCCAAATTAGAAGATTGTTAGACTCTGGAAATGGCGCTTGGTCAGAGTGGATACCTTATTCTCCATATGTAAAGGTTGATTTTACAGGCGAAAGTGATGGAGTTAAGAAAGTTGAAATTAAGTTCAGAGACTTTGGAAATAATATTACACAACCTGAAGTTAAGTGGAATGCAATTAGGAGACCAAAAGTATAATGGTGCCAACAATTTTTACAGCTAGTTGTTCTTGGAAAGGTCCTAACGATAGCGAAAAAATATTATACTTTTCTGGTATCACAAAGAAAAGATTTACTAACATATCTTTGGTGGACAGTTTAGATCCTGCATACACTGCTGGAACTGCTTATAAACTTGTAGGCACCAATTCTGATGATTTGGGAAGAGTCTATAAAGTTAATTCACAAGATGAACTTACAGTTAACTCATCAGTAAATTATGGTGTAGACGATTACAAAAACTATCTAATCTTTGAAACTCCAATCACTGCTTCAACTATCAATGTAGTTTTAGAAAAATATTATGCATCAATCCATACAGCTAATCTTGTGTCATTTGAAAAGATAATTGATTTTTCAAACCAGGGTGAAAGAGCAATCACTTCAATGGTTGCTGCTGATGATGGAATTTATTTATCTGGTGTTTCTGGAAAGATTTGGTTCTACAATGGTGAATACATTAGCGGTCCAGTTTTTATTTTGCAGGAAAACAGTGTAGATCTATCTGCTTCTACGATGATTTCACACAAATTTGAGCATGAAACTGAACCTTATTTGTATGTTGCCTCTGATCAATTACCAAGATTGTTTAGAGCAAAGTTGAGCACTGCATATAGTGGTAGTCAATGGGAACAAGTGTATCCGTTTGGAGAATTAGCTGCAGTTTCTGGTGGCATTCTTTCAATGGTATCAGCTTATAATAAATTATTTTTGGGATGTTTTGACAAAAAAATACATAGATATTCTAGAACACTTACAGTTTCATTATCAGAACCAACAAACTTAATTACAGAAGAAGTAATAGTCAAAGAAACTGAAACTGAATCTTTAGAGACATCAACAATTATTTCGAATAATATTACTGACTATGAAGCTTCAGATTTTGGTGTTAGATGTTTAGCAGTAGGAAAGAATCAAGTTCTTGCTGGCATTGATAAAAAGCCAGAAGTTTGGTCTTATTCGGAAATTCCATTATCAAATCCAGAAACTGATGAAAGCTGGACTAAAATGATTTTTGATGAAATTTTCATGAATGATCCTGCTCCAGCACAATTTTATTCTTATGATAGCAATACTTTGTCAAGAAATGATGACAATGTGGCAATTGCAAGATTTCCTAAAGAAAATAATCATCAACAATATAATGAATTTTTAGTAATCAAAGGAAATACAGTTTCTTCAACTGGTGCCACTGCTTATGGTTCTAGATTATATGAAATTTCCGAAGGATCCGATTGGGAACAACTTTTACGTGAAAATTTACCAAGTCAAAACTATATTGATGTGAAGTGTGCGTCTTGGAAATCTGTTTCAAGCTGGAACAACTTCACTTCTTTAGATGGACACGATCTTATAATAAATGATTTATTTTTACTAAAAGACCAAACAGTATCTGGAACTAATGGAATATACAATGGTATTTATGTATATAATGGTGTAAACAACACACCTTCATTGGTAAACATTACACAATATATTGTTTCAGGCAGTACAGTTTTAGGATTTTATATAGAAACTGGCTATATAAATACTGGCAACAGATATTTATTAAATTATTCTGATTATTTATCCACTGGTAATTTTGTTGTTTATAAACCAAGCTATACTTTTGAAGCTAAGGTTATCAACCTTAATACTAGCCAAGCTGCAACATCAACTGATTTACGAAATGAAACAACTTTAAATAGCTCAGAGCAAATTCCAACAAATTCTCTCACCGGATATCAAGGTTTTCAAGTTGCTGATCTTTACGGACAATATTCAATAGAATTTAATTCCACAACTATGAAATTGTCTAGTGGAATGAATACCGTAGAAAAAACTATTACCACTACAGGATTGGTAGCAGATTGGCAATTCTATTCTGTTTCTAGCGCTGGGGTTGTATCTTCTGACGAGCAATCTTGGGTCATTGGAAAATTTGTTTCAGATTTAACAGCAACAACAGAAACCAACTATGATATTTTCAATGATCCATATGATAAATATGTCTTGAAAATCACCCCTGCATTAACTGGTAATCCTTGTATTGTGATTGATAACTTAAGTTTAGAAGTAGATTTAAAATCTGTAATTTCAATTAGGATCAAAGCAAAACCTAAATCAAAAACATTGTGTTTAGGCAAGATTAAAGCTTATTGGGCATACGAAGGTGGTATTTTCAACATTAGTGCAGAAACAGCAATGCACACATCTGATGAATACATACAATATAAAATCTCTCCTATTTGGAAAGGCACTATTGGAAAACTTCAAATAGAATTCGCAGACTTGCCAGAAAATAATGATAGACCTAACGAGATTGTAATTGACCTAATACAAATTCAATCAAATGAAGATGTTTTCGATATAAATAACAAGCTCTCAAAAATTAGATGGATTGTAGAAGACAGAGATATTAAGATTTACCTTGGTCAACAAAAGAATCCATTTATTGAAAAGAAAAATTTTATATCTTTAGATACATATAGTCCAAAATATTTAGATGCCACTGCCAATTCTTACGACTACGATCACCCATTTATCCAATTTGGAAAGCTGAACAATGATGCTGGTGATTCCTTGGTCGGATATTCAGATGTGTCTTTTATAATTGGCGAAACATATGAACCTACAAACGCTAAGGTAATTGATTTTAATCAATCTGTAGTACTTCCTTCTACAGGTGGAGTCAGGTTATTCACTTATCACGATGGAACATTATATTGTGCTACTGATGGATTTATAAGCGACAAAATTTCTGAAAATCCAAGTGATAGACAAAGTAAGATTTTCTATTACAACTCAAATGCAGAAAGTTGGTTCTTGGAAGATATTACTTTTGAAAGAAAAAAAGTATTTGATAATGCTGGTAATTACACTTTGTACGGTGTTATAAGACCATTGACAGCAATAAGTTATAAGGGCAAATTGTTCTTGAGCGGACACTACGGAAACATCAAACCATAATGAGCGAAGATTTAAGAAATACATTCATAGCTTTCAGTGGTGCTAGTCCTGGAATCTCTACAAGTTTAACGAATCTATCATACACCTCATTTGATGGAAAGAGAATTTATTTAAACTTTGAAGACATAGATAGCACTGGTCTTGAACCTGCCACTGGATTGCAGTTAAGATTTTCTGTTACCAAAAGATTTGGAGCAATTGCAACCACTGTTACTCCTGCATCTACCTTCGTCGATGCTAGCTCACCCAAGACTTTACAATTAATTTTAGCAGACTCTGATAGAATTGTAGATTTTTCGTATAATGGTAGTGGGGTAGCCTTAACTGCTCAAACAGTTTTCGTTTCTTATAACGCAACTGGATTTGGCAGTACAGTTACAAAATTATCTGACAACGATACACAAAAATCATTTGTAGCATCATTTACAGGCGTAGGGATTACAAATCTTACTAAAGAAGCTAATCCTCCTGTTTACAATTATTCAACCACAAGTACCGACGGAACAAAAGTTTACGTTTATTACACAGAGGCTACTCCACCCCTTCTTCCATCTACTAATATCAGTGGGTTTGCAGTAAGTCAGAATAATTCAGGTATTGCGATTTCAAATGCCTATGTTTTAGATCCAACTAGCGCTACAAACGGTAAAGTTATTGTTCTTGATCTAAATTCAAGATTAGGTGTAAATGACGGGACTAATCCAGTTACAATAACTTACACACAGCCAGTATCAGATTTTTATAAAATTAAAGACAGTACTGGAACTGGGTTAACTTATGCGGTTTCTTTTGCGGGAAACGCTGTAACAAATCTTACAAGCACAACTTTTTTACCAAGAATTACACAAGCTTACACTGGTACTGGTGTTTCTGGAAATATTGTTTATGTAAGAATGTCCACTACCACAACTCCAGCGTCTCCATCAGGTTTTGGAGTCTCATATACAAATGTTGCTAAAACAATTTCAAGTATAGGTGCATCTGCCTTGGTATTTAGTGGTGTAGCAACTACAGTTTATCTTTTAACAATGTCTTCTTACTTTGGACCTGAAGATATCATTACAGTAAATTACACCCAGCCAGTTTCTAATTTTATAACTGATAGAACTTCAAATGCTAATAAGGTTGCAAGTTTATTATCTCCTATAAGAGCTACAAATAGATTGACTGATACAACTGCCCCAATATTAGACACAGCAAACAGTTATATTGATAAAAACGGGCAAGATATTTATTTGAAATTTACAGAAAATAATTCTAGACCAATGTTGCCAGCTACAGGCATTCAAACATTCAATGTGTCAATTGATGGACAATTTACTCCTATCAAATCAGCAACAGGATTGGGAATTACTTTCTCAACAGATGTAAAGTTATCTCTTTACAATAAAATAAATTTTAACAGCATAGTGAGAGTTGGTTATAGTGGGGATGGCGGAGCTGCAGCATTGAAAGATAGTTCTAATAACTTTGTTGCAAATTTTGAACCGCTTTTGATATCAAATTATGGCGTATGATAACTACGGGTTTTTCGATCCTAAATATTGGAATGAAGCACTAAATAACAACACTTCAATAGGATACGAAATTGAGGATGAGACAACAGATATTTTTGTTAAGTCTGAATTCTATCCTAATGCCAGTGTTATTTATGATACTGTCCCACCTAAAGGCATTTTGATATTAAACAGAAAAGCAGATGATGTTGATCCTGGTATAAAAGTTCATTATTTTTCTGGCACTGGTTATTCTTCAATTTCTACAGAATATACTGACACAACAACTTCTTACTCATTCTCTCAAACTATTAATGCTTTTAAGATTGTTTCTGATAAAGATCAAAACATTTCAACCATTATTCTTAAGTTTAAAAAGACTGGTAGTATTGTGAATCTTGGAGATAGAATCAATGTTGCAATATACACTCATGATGCTACCAATGATGTTCCATCTACTCTTTTAGGTTCATTCGCAAGTATTCAATTCAATGATTTAACTACTTCATTTGAGTCTTATTCTTTTTCAAATACGGGCTTGACTTTAGCAGTAGATACTACATATTGGATTCATATAACTTTGGACAATCTTCCAATGCCTACTGTTGGATCTGCCACTATTGATATTGCAAACTTTACAAATAATGACTCTGAATTTGCATATTACGATTCTGACAATTTGACTTGGATTAGGATAGCAAATACATCACCTTACTATAAAATTACAGCATTCAACACTTCATCAGCAGAACTATCTTCTAAAGATTATTTGCTTGATATCTTTGAAGTGCCATTAAAAGAAGTATCAGTTTATGGTGGTAGTTCAGATCTTTCTAAATTTGAAGTTATTGGAAATGATCAAGCTAATTATGTATACAAAAAATTCAATCCTGTATATGAAGATGCTACAAATTCAGCTAACAATATTTATCCTACAGTTACAAATTTGATAGTCGGAGCTACTGCAAAAAACACTAAAACATATAAATTGCAAGTCAAGAAAACTAAAGCATCAGATTGGGAAGATATTGTTGAGAATATTGCAGATCCAGAGACAACTGATTATTTAAATTTCACTTTCACCACTCCACTATCTCTTTATGCAGCTAGAATTGCCTACCACGGTGATTATTTCACAATTGATCAAAGAGGTGATATCACTCTTGCTGCTTATGATCAATATTCTGATGTCGTTTCAGCACAAATTTCAAGATTTGCAGATTTCAGAGATTCTACTTCTTTTCCAAACGCTGACTCAAAAGGTTTTATAGATTTTTCTACTGGTGAGACAACATTTACTAATATTGATCTTACCAATGCTGCTTATTTATGGTCAAAAAAGACTGGTAATGCTGCTTCTGAAATTACTGCTATCGCTTCGTTTAATGACAAGATATTAATCGCAGCAAATCATAAAATGTTTGTCTACAAAAGTGGTGAAGTTTATGAAATATTAAATGAATCTCTTGTAGGTGAAAAATATCAGATTACTTGCATTCACGTATTTAACGGAAGAGCTTATGCAGGTAGTAATTATGGTCTAGTCTTCACTTCTTTCAATGGTGAATTTTGGAGCATATTAAACGCAAAAGACCCACTTTCTACCACAAATTATAAGTTATTGAAGCCTATTATTTCGATGACTTCTTTGGGCAATAATCTTTTTATGGGGTCTACAAAGGGTGCTACTAGTTCCTGTTCAGTTTATCAATACAATGGAAAAGCAATTACAGAACTAAAGACTTTCACCTCGTACGATCAAGTTTCTGCCCTAACTGCCAAAGAATTTACTCTTTATGTTGGTGTTGGAGGAGATTATGGCAGTAGAGCTTCAGCAGTTTATAAATATTATAATGCTGAATGGGTTCAAACATTATCATCAAACTTTGACAATGTTGAGTGTCTAGCTAAATCATCTACCAGAAATTCTGTTATGGCTGGATTTAGAGGTGGGCAAATCTGGGAGTTATCTTTTACAAATGCAACAGCTAATTCTTGGGCTAAACTTTATGACACATATGCTGATCATATTTTCAGTATTTACGATGATCCAAATGCTAATTATATTTATATTAGCGCTGACAATGGAACTTATGGATACTTTAAGTCAATAAATGGCTTCAAGAAAATTGTTTCCTATTCATATGACACCAATTTATTAAACTCAACTTGGAGATCTTACACTGGTTCTGGTATCACTTGGACAGATCTTGGAGACATTGAAAGCTATAATTTTATTGCTTACAGAGGACAAACATCAGCAATAAATTACACTGGTGCAATTGGTAGTTCATTTGTTCCACCTTCTGGATTTACAAATAGTTCTATAACTTTTGAAGGCGCAGTTTTAGCTTCAAAAGATGGCGCTTTATCATTTAGAATCGATAGTAGTGTTGGATATAATTTATTTATCAATGATACTTTACAAATAGGAAATTATAATCAATCAACAACGCTGTCAACTCTTTATTCCACAAACGCTTTTAATGTTCTTGAGGGCGATATCTTAAAAATCAAGCTTCAAACAACTAATAATGTTGGCTCTGGAACCACTTTTAAATTCTTGTGGCAAAAGAACACTGGAGAAACTTTTGAGGCAGTTCCAGCTTCACAATTTTACGGTTCAAGCAAAATTAAATCAGTTACATCAATTGGAAACACATTCTATGGAGCTGGTATGGATGGTAGTGTTTATGAATTCACTACTACTCCTTATGAAAATAATAACAGATTTATTTATGCAAGATTCAAGGATCAAGCTGGAAACATTCAAGGTGTATCTTTGCCAGCAAATGCAAGTGGATTCCCTGTCATCAGCGACAAAATGATACAAGTAGCTAACACTGCTAATAACACAAGTTCATTCATTCAGTACACAAATACTACTGTTGTTTCTAATACCAATACAACAATCAACCCTGTAACTGGAAATACACAAAACAACCAAACTAATAATCCGACACAAGGGCAAGTAAATGCTGGGACTGGATCGACAACAACAACGAATACTAATACTAATAACCAGAATTTATCTACAACTAATAATTCAGGCGTTATCTATCAAATTCAAAAGAATGCTGACAACTCGTTATCTAGGAAGGGGATTTATGTTCCCCCTTCAAGAGCTTACCCAGTTTACGCTCCTGACCGTAAAATCAGAGAGTATGGCATTTATGAAGTTCAGCCAATATATGTACCAACACTTATTACATGGACACAGATTGTTGCCTTAATTCTTAACAAATACCCATCAACTCCAGATACAACTTTGGATAATGGAACTCAAGTAAAGATTTATGTAAAGACTGGAAATACAAGAGCAGAGTGTATAGCAGCTTCTTATGGTGATGCTCAATCATTATCAAGCATCAATGATAATTTAGCTCCAACAACGGCACAATCTTTGGCTGTAGATCTTTCAGCATATTCTGGAAAATGGTTGCAATATAAGGTTGAACTTATCACAGCAACACCTAATATTACTCCAGAATTGCTATCATTAACTCTTTCATACACATCTTCATCAGGCAGTTATTTCTTTACTAGAATGTTTGATACTACTAATTATGACACTGATGCTCCAATGATCAAAAGAGGTTTGCTTACTTCTAACGAATTAAAAAACAATGGTAGCATCGTGTACGGATATACAACATCTGATGACACTAATGAAACATTCAATTTTGCTAACTTTACAGTAATTGATCCAAACCAAACCTTTGAATTACCAGAAGCATCAAGCAAAATCAGATTCGGAATTTTCCTTACAAGCGTAGGATCAACTCCATCTATGGTGTATGATTTTGCCGTACAACTTGATATAGGAGATGCTAGCATTAAATTTAATCCAACTCCGTAGGTAGTAATGGCTAATCGTACATCAATTTACAAGTTTTTATATTCACAATTTGGCGATATTTGGTATCCAGGTTTTGACTATGAAAATATGCTTACAGCTGAAACTAATTTTTCAGGCATATACTCTTTTTTCGGTCCTGGAGTTATAAATGGCTGGGATGTATCTAAATTAGCAGATAGTAGAGCTGATCAAATATTACTCCTAGATGGATATAATACAAGCGCCACAAGTGAATATGGGCAAAAATTATCATCTCTGGATCTTGATTTCACTGTATCTTGTTTAGCAGCTACCACAACAAATATCACTCTTTCTGGCGCACAAACTATTGATGGAATTTCTGTTGTTGCTGGCAATCTTGTATTAGTCAAAGATCAATCTACAGCATCACAAAATGGCGTATATACTGTGTCTGGTTCAACTTGGACCAGACACTCAAGTCTTGATGCAACATCTGATTATTCTGATAATTTTGTTGTTTATGTAAGTTCTGGATCAACCAACGAAAAAACACTTTGGCTTGGTGCAGTTTCATCAACAAACTTTACTTTAGGCTCATCAAATCTTTATTTCCAAGATGCTTTCAAACAATGTATCAAAGTTAGCATTGGTGATGGAATTATTGATAAATATGCTGCCAAAACTGAAAAACCTCGCTACTTTAGACAAACAATAGCAAATACTTTTTATGCCTGGGCTGAATCTGGAATATCAACCTTATCTGATGAAATTTGCAATATTTCTTTTCCATCAATTCCAGATTCAAAATACAACACCTATTCCAATGCTGTATATCTAGCCACAGTAACTTACAAAGCAGACTCAACTTACAATGATTTTAATACTGTTTCAGAAATTATTTACGAAGAAAGAAGAAACCAAATAAATGAAACTGCTGGAGAATTTCAGAGACAGCTTCAATTATCTTATTTGAAACACAAACATCTTGGTGAAATAAATACTGCGGAAAAAATAGATCTTGGAAATTACTTGGTATTGACAGCTTCTTCTAATGATGGAAGTTCTAGCTATGAGAATAATTCTATTTTTATATTGAAGAATGCTGATGGTACATTATTTAACGACACTCTTTCTTCTTACGGCACACCAATTGTAAAACTTGATGGCATTTCTCTTTCCAGTTTAGATTACACAATAAGTGAATCAGGCAGCCCATATAAGATTTATTTAAACCAAAGTATCAAGACAACATCCAAGCTTGAAGTGTATTTACCATATGCTGTTGACAAGACTTTGATTGCAGTAAATGCAAGTCAACAAATATTATCCACAGCTTTAACATTCAATACATACATAAAGTTAAGTGATGGAACAATTTACCAATTCACTGACGCTACTGGTTTAACCACTGATCTTTACACCCTATTCGCTTGGACAGATTTTCAATATGACACTGCTGAAGTTTATTTAGCACAAACATTGATAGATCCAGTGCACTATACAATCAATCCTTATTCTGGTTGTATTTTACTCAAAAATACAATTCCAGATTATGCTCAATATACTTTCTTGGATTTGTCTGTTGTAATCAAAGCACGTAAAACTGAAATTAAGAACGAACTTACAAATGATTACATCAAGAATTTATCTGCTAATAGCATATCTACAGGCAAGATTTCGATAAATAATTTAAAGATCAATCATTACAGCGAGAATAGATATAAGCAGCCTTTGACTTTTACCCCAGATAAATTTTTAACCACTGGAATTGGTAAGTCATATTTACACCCTCAAAACACAAATTCTTACATCCAATACAACGATAATATTAGCGCTTTTTATAAGAGTGCAAATATTATCACTAGCTTGAACTTGATTTATGCTGCGTCTTCAAGAGGATTGTTCAGCTTCAATTTGGGCAGCAATACAGCGCAAACAACGAACTGGCAAAATGATTATGGAAAGATTTTATCGCTTCAAGATAACATAATTTATCCAACAAATGAGAATTATTTTAAAAATGTTTATGCTTTCACTTCATTAGGCAAAGTTTATTACAACAATACAAGCAATGTTTGGGAAGATCTAAAATTACCGAGAGATGCTAGTGGAATTGCAAAAACATTAGTTGGTTTTAAGATTTCATCTGACAAATTAGCTGACGGAACATATCAAACTTATCAATATGGTTTGACATCAGGTAAAGCTTACTATGCTATTATTCCTGACAATACAGCATATCAAAACTGGGATTGGAATGAAATTTCTACCTTCTACAATTCTTCTGGTGTGGCAATAACAAATATATATAATCTTTCTGGAATTGAAGAAGTATCAACACAGGAGACTACATTTGTTGCTGGCGAGACTGATGATATTACAATCCAAAGAGCATTGTATGTTGGTGCAATTGGAACTAGCACTAAAGGTTTGTACTATGGAGATTTCAGCCAATTATCACAAATATTTAACGAGCCAGTAAAGGGAATTTATTGGATCAAAGATGGCGCATTCAAAAATAATATTATCTGGTGGAATGATTATCAGGCATTTATCACTCACACAGCAAAGTATTATGAAGACGCTACAGGTAAGTATTGGTCTCTTCCATTCTCTCAATCAACAACATCTTTCTCAAATGCTTTATGCGCCACTACAGAAGATATAGATCTCACTGGTACACAAACTATTGATGGTGTTGCTGTTAGTGCTGGTAATATTGTTCTAGTAAAAAATCAAACCAACAAAGCAGAAAATGGAATTTATATTGCAGCTTCTGGAAGTTGGACTAGATCTACCGAACTTGATGTAAATGCTGAATTTATAAATTGGAAAACAGTATATGTGTCAAGTGGAACTGTAAATGGCGACAGTACTTGGTATCTTGTAGTTGAAGATGCATTTGATTTTGGCACTTCTGATGTTGTTTGGGAAGTTCAAAGACTAAAGATTTATCAAAACTCGACACCTTCTGGAGCTGGCGCAAGTAGTGTAATCAATTGTGTTGCTCAAAGAAATTCAACAACATTCCCAACAGATTACTTCATTGGGCACTCTAATGGTATTGCAAGAGTTCAAGAATCATCATTAGGAACATCTGTAGCCTATAGTGAACTTTTCTGGGAGCCTGTTTTCCAAGGGTCAGCAAATGCACTTTACAGTTTTGATGATGGTAGTAATTTTGGTAAGTTATATGCTGGAACAACTAATGGTATTTTTGTTAGCACTGAATTATTGTGGCAAGATGTAAACGTATCCAGCACAGTTTCTTTAAATTACAGATGGAAGAGACCTAACGATACATTCTCTGAAAATGAAACAGAATTCGCAGTATTTGATAAAGATTACAATCAAATCACCAACTTTACCTTAAACTATCCTTATCAAATGGTGGCTATGGGATCATCTTATGTACCTGGTGATCAAGTTTACTACGAGAAGAGTTTCAATACATTTACCACTGATCCTTGGAATGACACACAAACTGATAGCACTAGACTTTTCACTTATATCAACAATGAGCCTAGTACTATTCCATTTTATTCCAGCCCATCAGAAGGCAAAATTACTTTCACACAATCAGTATTGAAGAGTGATATTGATAATGTAAAGATATCTGTAGTAAATGATTTCCCAACATTATCTGATGCTGGAACAAAGCCTCATTCTTCCACTTATGTACCCTTATATAAGACGAAAACACCTATTGCATTATTAGCGAAGGCGAACTCTAACACTGATACTAAAATCTTCGTAAATCAAAGAATTAGCGATTATTCTCTGATCGAATTGAAGGCTGGTAATAAGTATGAGATAGCAGTGGTGAAATCTGTTGACAATACTGTTTATCCTATTGAAATTACCTTATCAGTAGCAAGACTTACCAGCACAACTACTTATGATGTTGGCGCTGAAGTTTATGGAATTAAGAATGAGATTGTATCTGGATTAGAAGATGATTTGTATCTTGCTATATCCAACCAAACCTACAATTTAGCATCAGAAAATAATTCTAATATTCAAGAATTAGCAAGAAAGATCAAATCATTAAATTCAACTATTTTTGATTTCACTGCACCATTAATTTCACAGACAGACACTAGAGGTTTGAAAAATACATTACTAATTGATAATTTTTCAAGTAATGCTAAGTTTGATAGTTTGAATTCATCTTTCAAGAATAGAACTCAACTTGTCCCCACTGTAAATGATTTTGAAAGCGATCCAATACAAGTAAAGGGCATTGTTGGGCTTACAAAAGATGGCACTGGAACTAGAATCATAACAGAGAAGGGTGTTTGGAAATATACTGGATATTGGGAGCTAGAAAGCACATTAGATGGTGCTTTTGATGCTGGTTATATTGCTCTTGATCCTAATCTTAATGTAATTGCTGGTGCTTCTAATGGTCTTTGGAAATATGATGGTTCTTGGACTAAACAAACTTCATCAGCAAGACAAAATGCTTATCTCACTGGTTTCTGGAATGGCACTTTATTTGAAGCATTTGCAACAAGTGATGGATTAAGTGTCAAATTAGGAACAACCAATTTCTTATCTGATTTCTTGAAACTCACCACCAACAATGTAAATGGAATTTTCAAAGGTACATATGTCAAAAATAGTTTAGGCAATGTACAAGAATTCGAAAGTTTACACGCAGCAGGAGACGATGGTTATTATGTAATGGGAAATGATACTCAATATGCATCATTCTCATCGTTCCTTGTCCCTAGAAAAATGTTTGTTGCTGGTAATCCTATAGGTGTAAATAAGTATTACAAATCTTTCCAAGCATACAGTGTTCCTTCTTCAATAAACAAAACCACATATGCAAACCCATTGTTTATCCTTACAAATGATGGAATTTTAAAGGTAAGAAATTGGAAATATTCTTACCCTGACGATGTAAATTCTTCTGACTTTATTGTTGATAGTAGATTCTTGAGAGGACTTCATTGTTTCTCTTACGCTATAGACACTGAAGCTGCCGTTGGAAATACACCAGGCAAATCCAAAATTTACATTGGTACAAATGATGGAGTTTACAGATCTTTTGATGAAGGGAATACTTTTGAAAGATCTGACTACATTGGCGCACTTCCTACTTGTGTTTATGATCTCCAAGTATTTTCTTCAACATTCAACAGTATCACCCAAAATGTTTTAGTAGCTTGTACTAATAATGGAATTTGGTACACACTTGATGATGGTGATTGCTGGTATAGAACTGGAGAAAATACTAGTGAAGGTTATAGCCCAGTTTTATTTGCATCAAAACCTTCCAATGATATAAGATTCATTGCAAGTGATAGTGGTTCTGTTGGATATTTAGCTCAAACTTTCACTACATCATCAACAGCAAGCACAATATCAAAAGTATCTGCATTCTTATCAATTAGAGAACAAGATGGGCTTTTAAATTCTTCTTACAATGATAGTTTAGCAAATACAACTCTCACTGCTTATGTTTATTCTGTTGACACTAATGTAAAACCACAAACTCAATTAGCTGCATCAAGTCCTATTACATCTTCTAGTGTAAATGTTGGTGGTTTTACAAGTTTCAATCTTACAAGCACATTAGATATTCCAGGGACAGGATCAACAACTTTAGCACTTGTTATCAAAGAAACTGCAAGCTCTGTTCCTTTATTCAAGTGGAAGAAAGCATCTACAATTAATCCATTTTCAGGATTAGGATATTCAAGCTCAAATGCTATTAGCTGGTCTGGAATAAGTACAAGTTATGACTTCTTCTTCCAAGCACACTATGACAATGCATATGCTCCAACAGAAACTATCGTTCCTATTGGAAATTATGACAACACCGAAGTAAATTGGAATAGTGGTGCTGGTAAAGGTGTTTCTGCTGAAAATGACGGTTATTTATATTTAGAACCAAAATTTGTTATTTCAACTGTTTTTGACAATTCTGCCTCTATGCAAATGTCTTCAGGGTATGTAAATGGTTTTAATAATCTTCTTACAAATATTCTTAGCAGAACAAATCATCCTTCTAATGGTCAGTTGTCTTTTGTAGATTTATGGACTTTTGGCACTTCTATTAAACACGAAACTGGAAATGGTTTTACAACTTCAGGCACAGCAATCACATCAATTATTGGTTCTTTGAAGATTGATGGTCAAAATAGTAATCTTTATGACTGTCTTGAATATGCTTTGATTGGACAGCAACCAGCAGCAATACCAACTAGTTCTATTGATACAAAACAAGAAATGGATATATTGTCAAGTTCTTATATTCCATTGACATTTATTGTTTCTGATGCTGATAATAATACGACAGTTTCTCTAAAAAGTATTGAAGATAATACAAATTATAGTTGGAATAATCGTGGCACAAAACTAGTTGCATTTGGTGTTGATGATAAGACAAACACTGGAAGCTTAAGACAGTTAGTTCAGAATACAGATGGATTGTATTTTGATGCTTCTAGTTCATATTGGTCAGGAATTAGCACTGCTTTATTGCACGGCGGATCTAACACATTATTTGCTGGTTCTTGGACTAAATCTGTAGAGTTTAACACTTCCAAATTTATAAAATCAATTACTACAGCATACACAGTTTCCACAGGTCAAAGTGTAGATAGTTCTTGCATTGTCAAATACAAATATTCCACTGATAAAAAGAATTACAGCGATTGGATAACATTGACATCTACATCTACTCTCAATAAGGAAATTACAAATTTAAGTTTCCAAATTGATATGACAGAAGGATGGAATAACGCTACAAGCCTTCCAGTTACTCCTTATGTTTCTCAATTGTATTACACAGAAGTAACTCCAGCTGTCAATTATTTATTTACAACTGCCCTTACTTCCACAGATGATATTTTTGAATATATCCTTTCGACAGACTATTCTGACACTGATAAGGCAAAGCTAACTTGGGGCATTTGCAAGGGTAATAGTACTAATTGGAATGATTACGAAGAGCTTATAAAAAATAAAAATGGAATAATTTCTTCAAGACAAAGATCATACAAATTTACAAATGCTCTTTTTTATGACAAACTGACTTCTATCAAATCAGTAAATAATAATTTTACTTACTTTGTTTACTATGATAATGCTAGATTTACTTGGCTTCTTACTGATACTGTTGAAGTTTATTTAAATTCTGTTCTTGTTGCCACCAATCTTTACACAATAGACAATGTAAATGGAACTATTACATTTAGACAAGAGGTACCATCAGGAAACGTTGTCCAAGTTTCAATTAGTAGAACTGGTTCAAGATACGAAGCTTATGGTGAAGGCACAGTTTCTACAGATTACAAGAACTATTATGTTGTAAATGGTAGATGGCCTGAAGATAGCAAGGCTGTAGTACTTGTCAACAATGAGATAGTTCGTGGTGGATATAAATTAGACAGATATGATGGCAGAATTATATTTGATACTAATAAATCTGCAACCGATATCATTACTGTATTCATTCTTCAAAATTCAACATATAGATTGGGATTAAAAGTAGAAACATATTCTTCTACTGCATCAACAACTTACAATTTTGAATTTACTCACAATACAGTGCCAAATTCAAATGTTTATTCACATTACTTAAATACCAATATTCCATCATTGAAAGCTGGAAGTTTGGTTCTTAATTCAGATGTTTCATATTCTTCTGTTGGATCTACAAAACAACTTGCCAGTGCTTCAAGAATGTATGTTGATTATAATTATATTTCTGATAATCAACAATATAAACCAAGAACAAGATGGTATAGAATAAGAACATCTGGTGGTGGAACAACTACCATAGAATTAGATTCTACACCTAACTACAGGGATAGATTAGTCCAAAGAAAAGCAGATTTAAGTGCTGCTAATGGATATTTTAATGTCAATGATCAAGTTTATGTGACTCTAGAACCTAATGATAATTTTGACTATGGAATTACCTACACTTCACAACCAATAATTGTCAAGAATTTATCTGCACCTTATGTTTATGACGTTCAGATAAAATCCATAAACACTATAGTTGATAATAAAATTTCAGCAAATAGTGTTCTTCAGGCATACTATAATTTCAATGGTTCTTCAGATTTATCTACTATTGAATGGTTTGAATGGACTAATGGAGTGTCAAACAAAATAGCTGAAGGAAGTTTATTAAATTCTGCTGTGGTTTTAAGAAATATGGCAATTTCATTTATTGTCAAACCTTATGATGGAACCACTTACGGAACACCAATAGAAAGTCAAGTTCTTTATATTGTGTAAAGGAATTAGGAAAATTATATAAAGAATAATATACTTGTATCGAGGTGAAAAAATGCAAGATAAAATTCAATTTATTCCTGAAGAAGACTTAAAAGTTGTATCGGTTCCGTTTGCAGCATTATCGCAGACTCAAAACTGGGGTATGGCTATTGCAAACATTCAAGATGTTTGGGAAGTTTCTAAACAAGGTGAAGGTATCAAAGTTGCAATTCTTGATACTGGATTTTCAGAACACGCAGATTTAGCTGAAGCTTGGAAGGCAGATGAAGCTGTAAACTGCACAAGCGAAGCAAGTGTTAATGACGCAGGTAGTGGTCATGGTGTTCACGTAGCTGGAATTATTGCTGGTTCTGATAATGACTTTGGTGTTGTTGGTGTTGCACCAAAAGCAAAATGTTATTGTATTAGAGTTCTTGACAATAGTGGTGGCGGAAGCTATGACACAATTGCTGCAGGTTTAAGAAAAGCAATTGATTTGGATGTTGACATTATCAATATGTCATTAGGAGCACCATCTGCACCACCATCATTTATTCACGATTTAATTAAAGAAGCAGTTTCCAAAGGAATTGTAGTTATTGCAGCTGCCGGAAACGACTCACACGCAGTGAATTATCCAGCAAGATACGATGAAGTTATTGCTGTTGCTGCATTGGATGAAAATGGAAGTTTAGCCACTTTCACTTCAAGGGATTTTACAGTGGACATTGTTGCTCCAGGCACTAATATTTATTCAACTCACTTGAATAATAACTACTGTAAAATGTCAGGCACAAGTCAAGCAGCTCCATTTGTTGCTGGTATTTGCGCATTGATAAAAGCTGCATTGAAAAATCAGAATCTTCTTCCAGAATTTGGAAATCAATTTTGTCAAGAAGATATGATAATTGCATTGAGAAATATTTCAAGTTTACAAAATGTAAATGTTCAACCTGGAGAAGAACAAAATTGGGGTCCTGGTGTTCCTAAACTTGCAAATATTGATTGGTCAACTATCACTGTTAAAAAATCTTAACTACGAGCAAAAAGCTAAAAAAAAGAAATGTCTTCAGCTCCTTTTATTACAAGAGGTGAAGCATGAAAAAGAGATTGATAGTTTCTTTGGTAATTGGTTGTATCTTGTTGTTATTGGCTTATTTACAACCTTACAAATTAGTCGTTGTAGTTGGAGAATCTATGTTTCCAACTTATAAGAATGGACAGATTTTGTTAGCTAAAAGAACAAAAAATTTCAAAAAGAGTGATGTTGTAGTTGCTTATAGTGATGATAGAACTCTTATCGTTAAAAGAATATTGTATACTCCAGAAGAATATTATTATTATATGATGAAAAAAAGTGGTGTTTATGATCTTATTATAGATAATTCATACCATTCTATTTTGGAAATAAAAAATATAGACGATGCTTATATGATGGAATTAAAAGTTCCAAAAAATCATTATTATCTTGTTGGTGATAATTTATCAAAGTCAGATGATAGCAGAAGATTTGGAACTGTTGATGAAAATGAGATTTTGTACAAAGTAATACAATGAATTTTAGATTAGATGTAAACTATTTGGATAGTTTGATAAAGACTAGCCAAAGCGCAGAAAAGATTGAAGACCCAATTAAAAAAACAATACAATTGGGGCTTCAATCTTCTTGTTCTATATATGTGAGATCTGGAAAGAGAAACTGGTCTGGAAGTGGATTTCACATTGGAAACAATATTATTATCACCGCAGGACATGTTGTTCCAGCAAATGAAACATTGACAGAAATTCTTATTACTTTTGATAATAAAAATTTTATTCCAGCATCTTTTATAACTTCTGATCCTTCAATTGATTCAGGCGCAGTAAAAGCAGAAAGCATACCATCAAATATACCAGCTTTAAAGTTTGCGAATAGTGATATGATTGAAGTTGGTGATATTGTTGCAGTTATAGGATCTCCTGAAGGGTTTCATGATACAGCAACAGTGGGAAGAATTTCTAATTTACATCAAGCAATTAACGACCCAAATATGCCAGCATGGAATGATATTATATTTGTTGACGCTGACATTCTTGAAGGTTCATCGGGCGGAATGGTTATTGGAACAGACAATTTAGTTTATGGCACAATTATGGGTGTTACAGGGCAACATGCTGATATAGGCGTTGGAGAAAATGCCGTGTGTCCTTCTAATAAAATTACTAATATGCTTTCCAAATTAGTATAATGACTTTATGCCAAACCCATATGATGTTTTAGGTCTGCCACACAACGCTTCAGTTGACGATGCAAAAAAAGCTTACAGAAAGTTAGCTAAGCAATACCATCCAGATGTAAACAAAGAAGCTGGCTCAGAAGAAAAATTTAAGGAAATATCTCAAGCTTATGAAGATATCTTAAATCCTCCACCTCCACAACATCACTTTGAGCCTCCTGCAAATCCCTTTAGAAATACTCCACATAACCCATTCAGAAAAAATCTTAACACTCCAATCACCGTTACTATCGAATTGGAATTAGAAGAAGTTTACAAAAATGTAGTTAAAACTCTTAATTATGAACGTTTGACACCTTGTGGAGCTTGTTCAGGAATTGGTGGAAGTGGAAACAAAACTATTTGTATGAGTTGTATGGGATCAGGCGAACATTACATCATACAAAATTTAGGTTTCATGCACGTTAGAAATTACGCTGGCCCCTGTGGTAGTTGTTATGGTAGAGGTGAAAAGTTTGAATCTTTCTGTAATTACTGCAATGGCTCTGGCTTTACAAGAATGTATGAAAATTTTGATCTCACTATAAACAAAGGACACGTTTTTAGATCATCAATGATTCAAGGAAGAGGAAACCATGGGGATATTCATCAAGCTCCTGGTCCTCTTATCGTAGAAGTTATTACTAAAGCAAGAGATAAATACGAAATAGATGCTAATTTGAATCTCGTTCATGAATTTGAAATTGATCCTGTAATGGCCTTAATTGATCCAGAATTTAAATATCAACATGTAAATGGAAACAAATTAAATTTCAAGTTTAACAACAGCGTAAAGAATGGCTACGTACATATAGTTAAAAACAAAGGTATCCCAACATCAAACGATACATTTTCTGATTTGCACCTCAAAATAATGTATAAAATCCCTAAAGAAATTTCTGATGAAGAATCACAATTTTTAAAATCATATGTCGAATCTAGAAAAAGGAGGCAAATGTTATGAGTATGGTAAAGAGAGCTACAGGCAAGATTGAAAAGTTTACTAACGCAGAAGGCGAAGAAGTAATGGCTGACAATCTCGTTTGGGCAGATGAAAAGAAAGATGAAACTGTCACCGCACAAATTAAGGATGAATTAGTTATTCCTTTAACTACAGATATGGATCTTGATCCTAATGCATCTGATGAAGATGATTCAGTTATCGCAAAGGATTGTTAATTATGGAATTAATTAGTAATTTTCTGAAGTCAACACAAAATGAGATTATTGTCTATGTAATTTGTTTCATTCTTGGTAGCGTAGTCTTCTTTTTCTTAGCAAAATCAAAAACTGAAAGTTCAGCAGCTTTACAAACACTAGAAGTAATCAAGCTTGTTCTTCGTAGCAAACTTGGTGAAAAAGCTGATGGTATTTTAGACATTTGGATTGAAGGTTTGAAGAAGATTCAAGATGGAGAATTTTCACAAGACGATGCAGTTGATCAATTTGTGAGATATATTCGTTTGGGATGTGCTCAAAAGGGCATTGAACTTTCAGAAGAAGATGTTGATAAGATTCATATGCTTGTTCTTTCTACATTGGAGACTTTTGTAGGCAAGAAACCAAAGCAGATTGAAATTGCTGTAAATAAATTCAACGCAATGAATCATCGATAAGGATGTTTCTTCGACAAAACAACCATTTTCGTGACATCACGAAAATGGTTGTTTTGCTTAATGGTATACTGATTGAATGGTAGAAATAGAAGTTTACAATGATAAAAGCGTGATCATAAACCATAATGATCCTATGGGTAAATTGCCTTACCCATATCAAGAAGCTTTGAGAAACGAATTATCATATAAAGTTCCAGACTCTGAATGGTCTGCTAAATACAAGACTGGTCAATGGGATGGATTGATATCTTTGTATGTAAAAAGAACTCAATCATTTCCAACAGGTCTTACTATGCGTGTTGCTCGTTTACTTGATGAATTAAATGAACAATACACATTTACTGACAAGAGAGAAAAGCCTGTAAGAGATTACAACATAAATTGTGATTTTATGGGAAAAGATCTTCGTGATTATCAAATGATTTCAGGAGATTTAGCACTTAAAAATCAACGTGGAATGCTTGCTCTTGCTACTGGTGCTGGAAAGACTATGACTTCTTGTTATATTTTTCATAAACTCAAAGTCAAGCCAGTGGTATTCATTGTTCCAGCTATTGAATTACTTAAGCAAACTCAAAAAGAATTTGAGAAATATCTTAAGATTGATGGTCAGTCTGTCAAAGTTGGTATTGCTGGAGGTGGTCTATGCGATATCAACATGGAGGGTATCAATGTAATTACCTACCAAACTGCCCTTATTGCTTTTGATAAGAAGTATATGGAAAGCAATAACAAGATAGTAGAAGACACTGGTGAAGGATCCAAACCCACTGGACTCTTACAAAAAGAATTAGATGAAGCCACAGCCAAATACAAAAAAGCACGTCAAATTGCATCAGGAAAACTTTCTGATTTGTATGTGCAAGTTGAAACAGCAGAAGAAAATCAGTCAAAAGATGCAGATAAATTACGTAAAAAGTATGAACGTGAAATCAGTTTATTAATAAAGACTGAATTAGCTGCATATAAGAAGGCACAGACAGCTTGGGACAATAGGCAGGATACATTATTTCAAAAGGCACAGGTAAGAAACGTAATTCAATGCTGTAATGCCTTGATTATTGATGAAGCACACTTGGCTGCTGTTGTTACTGAAGAAATAGGAAATCAGGCTAAAAAGGCATATTATAGGCTTGGTTTGAGCGCTACACCATTTCGTACAGACAATCAAGAAATCAGAATTGAAGGTACTTTAGGTGGAAAAGTCTGTGAAGTAAGTGCTAGTGATCTTGTTGAGCGAGGTTATCTTGTTCCACCCAAGATTTTTGTCGTAAATATCAGCACTGTAGAACCTGGTCAAACTTATCACGAAGTTTACAATTTGAACATAGTTAATTGCTGGGAAAGAAACTTCAGAATAAAACAATTTGCTGAAGGTATGAAAGCAAAAGGCATTCCCACTCTTATTCTTGTTGAAAGAATGGAACACGGAAATATCCTTGAAGGGATGATTGAGGATGCTGTATTTGTTCCCGGTGGTGATAAGGGTGAAGTAGATCCTAGTGATGAGGAAAAGAATTACCGTAGAAGAATGCTAAATGCTGTCGAAAATAATGAAATCGTTCTGATAGCAACTCAATGGGCAAATGTTGGTGTTGATGCTCCAAAGATTGCTTGTCTGATTTTAGCTGGTACAAGCTCATCACCTGTAACCACATATCAGCAAGTTGGTAGAGTACTTCGATGTGTTGGTAAGAATGTTGAGGACTCTATTAAAAACGGAAAACCTGAAGCTATCATTATCGATTTTGCTTCAAGTCATAAGAATTTAAGAGCTCATGTAAATATGAGAAAGAAAGTATACAAGAATGAACGTGCTTGGAAGATGTATGAGTTGAAATAATCTACGCCATTGTAGATTATAAGTTGCCTTACAATTCTACTCTGAAAAGTGCTGAAATTACTTGATTCATCATTTCTTCAATTTGTTCAAAAATTTTCATAATCATTTACCTCCTTACACAAAAATATCCACTGGCCTCAATTTATCCGCCAGTGGACTATAATAGTATACAGCATAGAAAGAGTTATCTCCTATTAAGGTTTCTTAATAAAAGTTGGGATATGTTTTGCAAGGAATAATAAAGTGCTTATTGCGCATTGGAGGTGTGCTATGTTTCATCAAACCATCGTCGGCAAACCTAAATGTTGTCTTAATCGTAATTGCAAAGCTCAATTTACAAAAGCCTCTCATCTTGGTTGGCTTCCTAAATCAGAAGTTGAAGTGTATGCAATTATGAGATGCCCAAAATGTAAAGACACATTTGCAGTCACACAACTTATGTCTATGGCTCACGATTATAGATCAGATTTGCCAAAAGACGAGAGTAAATTATCTCCTAATGGGCCAATAACAAAAAAAGAAACATTGGACTTTAAGAAAAAGTTAGAGAATAAAGATTCGTTGAAAGAATTAATGGAAGGTTATGTGCCTGGAGGTACTGTTTTACCAGATGACTCAGAATAATGTACAATTATTCTTATGAGTTATGCTATTGGAATTGATTTAGGAAGTACTTTTAGTGTAGTTTCTTATGTAAATGAGAACGATCAAGCAGAAGTTATTCCAAATGATTTAGGCGAAAGAATTACTCCAAGTGTTGTATCATTTGGAGATGAAGTATATGTGGGGCAATATGCTGTTGACATGGAGCAGCATTTGCCCTTTTCTCATACTATACGTGTTGTTAAAAGACATATGGGTACTAATAAGAGATTTGTCATCGGAGATAAATCTTACAGCCCAGAAGAAATTTCATCTTACATTTTAAAATATCTCAAAAATTGTGCTGAAAGACATTTAGGTTTTGAAGTCACTGAAGCTGTTATCACTGTCCCTGCTTATTTCAATAATGACCAAAGACAATCAACAAAAACAGCTGGAGAATTGGCTGGACTTAAAGTATTAAGAATTATCAATGAACCTACTGCAGCATCCTTAGCATATGGTTTAGATAAGAAAAATGATGCCACCATTCTTGTTTATGATTTAGGTGGTGGAACATTTGACGTCACATTACTTAAGCTTATGGACGGAGTAGATTTTCATGTCCAATCTACATCAGGAAATACTTCTCTTGGTGGTGTAGATTTTGATTCTGCTATAAGTGAAATTATTTCCAAAAGAACCTCACACACATTAGAACCTGCTGAATTGAGAAACATATCGGAAAAAGCTAAAAAAATGCTTTCTCATATGACAGTGGCGAATGTTATGGTTGGAAAAAGTCCAACAAAAATCACTCGTGAAGAATTTGAAGTGTCCATCAAACCTTACGTTGACAAAACGTTAGTTTGTGTAAATGATGCTTTAAGGGATGCAAATGTAAGAACTGACAAAATAGATGAAGTTGTTTTTGTAGGCGGAAGTACCAGAATTCCAATGATTGAAAGAGTCATTGAAGAAAAGTTCGGAAAAAAGCCAAATAAGTCGATTAATCCTGATGAAGCCGTTTCTATAGGCGCAGCAATCCAAGCATCAGTTTTGACAGGAAAATCAAGCAGAGAAGTGTTTCTTTTAGATGTTTGCCCACTTTCATTAGGTGTAGAAACCCAAGGTGGCATTATGAGTGTGCAGATACCAAGAAATACTCAAGTTCCAGCAGTTATTAAGGAAATCTTTACAACTGCATATGACGACCAAACTTCTGTGGATGTAAAGATTTATCAAGGTGAAAGACCAAAGACGGTTGATAATTTATGTCTTGGTGAATTTAAGCTTGATGGTATAGATAAAAAACCAAGAGGAGTGCCAAAGATTGAAGTTGCATTTGAAATTGATGCTAATGGTATACTTTCAGTCAAGGCTCAAGATTTAGACACTGGAGTCAATAAAGATATTGAGATTACTGGGCAAGCATCGTTATCAAATGAAGAAATATCAAAAATTATTAACGACGCACAAAAATACAAAGAAGAAGATGAATACTTTAGAAAGATTACAAATTTGCACGATCTTCTTTATGATTGCGAAATTCAAGTTGAAGAATTACTTAGAACAAATGTGTTGATTGATGAAGATGTCAATGATTTGAAAGACCTCAAAAATTCTATTAAGGAAGACGGAAAAAGTCAAAATATAGAATTATTGTCAAGTCTTTTAGAATCTGCAAAAGATACTATTAAAGAAAAATCTTTATCAGTTCATGAAATTGCAAAAGAGAAAATGAAATGAAAAAAGCAGGTGTATGGGCTTCTTTAATTTGTGCAGTTCATTGTACAATTTTGCCTTTATTGATGATTTTAATTCCAACAACGGGAGTATATTTGTTTATCAATGAAACATTTGAATTTGTATTATTAGGCGTATCTCTTTTGTTTAATATTACAAATGTTTGTTTTGGATATAGACAACATAAATCTAATAAAGCAGTTGCTGTTTTAGCATTTGGTATATTTAGCTTCGTTTTAGGTAGATTGATGCATAGTCATTCCGAAGATCATAAAATTCATTTTGATGTTTTTAATGTCTTAATGATCTCAGGAGGATTGTTAATGGCTCTTTCATCTTTCATTAATGACAAGTTGTGTAGTCATTGCAATAAGTGTGGTGTAAAAAAATGAGTGACAAAAAAATAGATAGGCATTCGCTTGATAACAGTGATCGTTACGAGCTAATACCTATCTTAGTTGAAAGTGTAGTTGTAAACCCTGAAGGCAGATCTTTTGTCGTCCTTAGTGATGGGGATAAAAAATCAGCTTGTGAGATGAATTCTTATGAATCAGGAATGCTTACTTTTGTAGCCAAAGATTATCATAAAAATTCTCACATACAAACGATACATCAGGCATTAATAAAGATTTTGGAAATTTATAAATCTGATGTAGAAAGTGTGGAGATTGAAAATAAAGTTGGTGATGTAATATATACATCAGTTAAATTTATTGATAAAAATTTGAATAATTTTTATCTGATAATGTCATTATGTGATGGAATAATCTTGTCCATATTATCCCAAACCAACTTAAAAATAGTTGCTAATGTTTGGGATAATATGGAACCTCTAGATGAGGATTGGGATTACGAAAATTTTATGTTCGACGAAGACTAATCTAATTAGACAACGTAGCACATAAAGTCAAAGTCAACAGTCAAGATACCAGTGCTTACAGAGAAGTTAGTAGCATTGATGATTGCTTTTGATAATCCAATACCAGGAATCAAACTTGCCCAAGTTGGTGATGCACCCATGTTGAATCCAACTTGTTGTGCAACTTCAAGAGCAAATGTAACATCACCAGCACTTGCAAGAACTGTTCTACCTGCAGATTGAGTGGTAACACCAGCAGTTGTTTCAGATGCATATGTTGAACCAACAACAACAGCGCCTTTACCCTTACCGGAAATGGTCAAACCATTTACACCAATGTGCGGGAATTGAGTTCCATACTTGTAGGAAATACCATTACCAGAAAGAACTGATGGTAAGCTAGTACCACCACCACCACTCAATTGGTAGCCAATGTTAGGATCTGAAAAGTCATAAGGGTTGATGAAGTAGGTTTTTTGAGTTTCTACATTAACGTCAACATTTGCTTCTTGAATGAAGTATTTTCTCTCACCAATTTGAGCTCTAAAGTCATAGAAACGAGCAACTCTTGTAGGACCAAAAGCAGTAGTACCTGAGCCACCAGTTCCAACTGGGTTCAATGTTGGGTGAGGGGTGTTAGAGTTAACAACAAAGAACGCAGAGGTTCCAACACCAGAATCACCATCACTCTCGAGTGTTAATGAAACAGATCCACCACCTTCATTGATGCTAAATGAAGCTGACTTAAGGATAGGTAAGGTAGCATTTGTAGGATCAAGAATTTCATTGATTTTTTGTGTAGCAATAGCTCTACCATCAGCAGCAGCACCACCACCAATCAAAATAGGAGCCTGAATGGAAATTGTTTCAGTAACTCCACCGATGTCCATAATTCTAGTTTTTGGACTTCCTTGCATTAATACTTTAGGTGAAGCATCAATTGTAACCGATCTACTGGCACTTTCAACAATGTATGATCTAGCAGTTCCACCAGCAACTGTGATAAACACTGATTTGTAAATACCAAGAATATCATTATTAATAGGCATTTTATCAACTCACTTTCAAAAGATTTATTTACTTCTTTTGTTTTTTTAGGTTATTCAAAATATTCTTTATTTTCTTGATGCTTACCTTTTTAAACAAAAGTGAATAAGCCATTGTCGTTCATAGAAGCATCAGGTTTATTTATTCCAGCCCATTCAGTTGTTCTCCTTATAATTTGAGAAGTCAAAGGAGTTTGTCCAATTTTGAACACCGGGTTTGGAAATGTTGCTTTCACAGGTCCAAATTCTAAAACCAAGTTGGAATCATGCATCAAACCACCATGGATAAATGTATGTAAATCAGCACCATTTCTGATAACTTCAGAGACATTTCCACTCCATTTTGTTGATTGAACTCCAATTAGCTCTATTTGATCTTTAGATTCAGTCACACCAGCGCCAGGAAATGATAAATAAGGCATAAGAAAAACAGGAGTAATTAATTCATTTTCAATTCTTACTTCTATGCTGGAAGTAGTACGCATGGAAGATTCTTTTCTACTAGCATTGCAATCTGCCCAAGTCAAAGCCCTTCCTAACAAAAAATCTGTGCTAAAATTAAATTCAGATTCTTTTTCTTCATCAACCATACCAGTGACATCAATTCTGACCATCACTTTATTACTTTCACTGCACGATATTGTTAAATTACTTATTACAACTGAATCCAAAGAAAGATTTTTATTGTTATCTGTTCCAGGATCCAAAACTGTGGTTGTTTTCATTGATAATAAATGATGAGTGTCGATTGTCAGGGCAGACATTGGTTTTGCTGCATATTGAAGCAAAGTGATTGCAGCTGGCTCTAAGTTGCCATCTTGATCTACTCTAAGCGGAAATGAAATTGATCCTTCGTATTTCTTTGCTCCAAGATTATAAACAGCATAAGCAGGACCACCTTGAATATAATTATTTAAATTATGCTCTTGATTCTGATTTATATTACATTCTTCAACAATAAGATATGCACCATTAACACATATACTTTTTGTATTAAGACCTGTTGAAAACTCACCTCTTGTAAGTATGCCTGGAAAAGCCATTTACCACCTATAATCTTTCACTTCAAAAAAACTTTTGAAAGTAGAATTGATAGTCCCTGATGCTTTCCAAGAATATTTATATGTTCCAATTCTTGAAGGGGTCCATTCTTTGTAATAAATACCTACTGTGTCTGTAGATTGGACAGGTTGTGAATTACCACTACCAGATCCAATGTTGTAATAGTATGTATATCCAATCCCCCCAGGTTCAGTTATATAAAATGTCAAACTGTCTGCAGAAATTCCTGTACCACTTTCATTTTTGAGATGAGCATATATTTTTAAGGTAGTTCCTGATAAATATTCGTTGTTGAGCATATCAATATTCCATTTAATAATTATTTTTAGTTGAGTTATAATGCGACAAAATTTGACTTGTAGTTAATATTCCACTAGAAATAATAACCTGAGAAACTTTTCCATTTAAATATCTTGGATAAGCATATGTAGTAAAATCGCTTCTTCCAATTTCAGTGTGCAATGTCGGGGTATTAATTGCAGAAATAGGACCAGAATATCTTAATACACCATTGACATATAAATCATTAGATGTGTCACTATTTATATTTAGCGATAAATGATTCCAACTATTTGAAGATAATGCAATACCAGAGTTGTACCATCTTACGTTTCCATATCTTATGTAAACATTCCCTGATGTTACATATTCTTTATTGATTGCTATTCCATAACCATTAAGGTTTTGTTCACTACCTATGTAAACAATCATTTGCCCTGATTGTGTGACTATAGATGAATTTACCCAAGTAGTAATGTTGACATCATTAGTGTTAGAAGTTACGGTAGTGCTTATTCCAACGTAGTTGTTTGTTCCATCAAAGAATAAATAATCAGCGTTTCCACTATCTACATAATTTGTTCCGTTATATAGATAGCCATTATAACCGTAGCCACTAAGGTCAAATATAGTAAATCCAGTGCCAGGGTATGAAGAAGAATTTGGAACAGAGAAATACAACACGGTAGAGCCTGAACCTGCTCCCCCGGTTCCTCCAGTACCACCAGTTCCTCCAGTGCCACCAGTACCACCAGTTCCTCCAGTGCCACCGCTGCCTCCAGACGATGAAGCTACAAAAGCATTTATATGGCTTTCTTCAAAAACGTATGCTCTATTGATCCAGGATTTGATTGTTGCGTTGTTCATATTGTGGTCTCAATTGTTAAAATTCCCATTTTTAGACCACTTTTACCTATAAAAAAAGCTCTAGAAAATCTAGAGCTTGAAGATTCTGTTATCGGTATTACTCCATTGCAGAGTAATGTTTCCACCATTTGGAACCACTGGTAAATTTGATGATGTGTCAAAATAAGCAATAAGTTTTTTAGATGTATCATGAAAAATTACATATTGAGTAACAGTAGTTCCTGCGACACCAGCTATTGTCAAATCGTTTGCATCTGCTACGCCTTTACCAGGAGTTATGGTAGTCATAACTCCTGATATAGCTACTGTTCCTCCAACGCTTGCTGTAGTGACGTGATTGATTAGATCTACGGTGTATTGACTTGAAAGCAAAATTACTTTGAAAGAATCTGCTGACCAGTTAAATTCACCATTTAAGAAACCATCTCTGCCACTATCAAACAATGCGTTAGCCATAATTTACACCTATTATTCTGTAAATTCTTCTTCTGACTCTGATTCGCCTACATATGGGACAACCACTGCAGTTTGTACGGAATCATTATCATCTAAAGCAACAATAGTAGTGGCTTGTGTTGCCTTGGATTTGTTTCTAAGACTATCCAAATTACAACGCATCATCTTACCCTTGTTTGTAAGTACCAAAATATCATCACTGTCATTCAATGCAAGAGCAGAAACAATTTTGCCTGTAATCTCTCGCTTATGATGATTGATGGTTCTCTGGCCCTTTACAGAACGTCCAGCAGTAGATCGATACTCTGACGCTGAAGTCTTCTTTCCCTTTCCTGATTCTGTAATAACAAGAATTGAAGGATCAGCTTCTGCATCTATAGCAAGCATAGCAGCAATACTGTCGTCTGGAGAAAGAAGCATTGAACGGCTACCTTGACCATTTTTACCGATACAACGAACCAAAGTTTCATTATATCGAACAGCCATACCCATAGATGTTACAAGCATAACGTCTTTATTTCCATCAGTGGTCATAACAAAGTTTAAGTTATCACCTTCAGTAAGGGAAATTGCTTTCAATCCACGTTTACGCAAACTGGTATTGTATTCTCGAATTTCCGAACGCTTAATCAATCCCTTATTAGTTACCATAATAAAGAAGCCATCAACGTCCAGAGACTTAAGTGTAATTGTTGAAGAAACAGCTTCACCTTCAGTCAAATTCAAGAGATTATTAAGGTGTGTACCCTTTGAAGTACGAGAAGCAAGAGGAATTTCATAACCCTTCTTCTTCAACAAATTACCTTGATTTGTAAAGAATAAGAACAGGTCGTGAGTGGTTCCGCTGAAGATATCAGAAGCTTCATCTTCTTCACGTCCCTTGACTCCAATGACACCCTTGCCACCACGGTTTTGGGTTCTAAATGTATCAAGAGGAACACGCTTAATGTATCCATCTTTAGTCAATGAAACGATGATTTCTTCTTCCTTGATTAGATCTTCATAAGAAATTTCATCTTCAAGGGCAAGGATTTCAGAACGTCGATCATCTCCAAACTTTTCAGCTAATTCAAGCTGTTCTTTTGAAATAAGATTGAGCATTTTCTTTTCTGAAGCTAATTGAGCAGCCAACCATTCATTACGCTTGGTCAACTTGTCAAACTCGTCTTGTAATGCACGAGTGTCAAGTTTAGTAAGGTTTCCAAGAGTAATTCTTAATACTGCATCAGCTTGTTCTTGTGATGAAACAAACCCTTGAGCAATAAGTTCTCTAGCTGCTTCTTCTTTATTATCAGCATTACGAACAAGCTTGATAACTGCATCAATCTTATCTGTAATTCCAAGAAGACCCTCAAGAATATGAATGCGGGAGCTATTCTTTGCGTGTTCAGCTGTAAATTTATTCGTTAGAACTTCTTTACGATGGTCTACAAATGCCTTTACCAATTGAAGAATAGATACATTCTCAACAACCTTCTTGCCATCCATAAGAACAGTGGAATTGACAGAGAAACTTGTTCGAAGAGATGTACGCTTAAGAAGTTGATTTAGAACAACTTGAGAACTTGCACTCTTATGAAGCCAGATACGGACATCCATACCCTTCTTGCTAGTAAGGTTCTTGAGGCCTGTAATTCCCTCAATCTTCTTACTCTCAACAAGGTCTTTGATTTCACGGCAAAAGCTTTCAGCACTACTACCATAAGGCAATTCACTTACCTTGATAATTTCTTGATTTCGCTCTTGAACAATGTCGTAATAGCCTTCAAGTTGAACAGTTCCACGCCCATTTGTGAAATATGAACGGATACCATCCAAACCTAAAACCTTACAACGGATTGGAAAGTCTGGGCCTGGAACAATCTGAAGAGCTTCGTCAGTTGTGATTTCTGGGTTCTTGATATAAGCATCAACTAACTTGGCTACTTCACGTAGATTGTGAGGTGCCATATTTGTTGCCCATCCAACTGCAATACCACTACATCCATTAACAATCAAGTTAGGGAATAAGGATGGAAGTACAGTTGGCTCCATCATTTCATCATTATAGTTTGATTGATAACGAACTACCTGGTCAGATAATTCATTAACCATCAAATCACCAAATGAAGACAGTTTTGCCTCTGTATAACGCATTGCAGCTGGCTTATCTTCAGGAGCAGGAGAACCAAAGTTTCCCTGAGGTGTGATAAGTGGGTAACGCAATGACCAAGTTTGTGCCATACGAACAAGAGTAGGATAAACCACTGCTTCTCCGTGTGGGTGATAATTTCCAGAAACATCACCACAAATCTTTGCACATTTCTTGGTTTTACCTGATGCACGGAGCTTAAGGTCATCCATAGCAACAAGTGTGCGACGCTGTGATGGCTTTAGGCCATCACGAGCATCTGGCAATGCACGATCTTCCATAACTGCAAAAGCATAGTTAGTAAATCGTTCATCAATAAGATCAACAAAATTCTTTTCAAGAATTGTATCTGTCAAGTTTGATGCTTCTACAACATTCTTGACTTTAAGATTCCTTGCCATTAGTTTTCAACTTCCTTACTACGATCAAAAGACTTTTTGATTATATGAGCCTTACGTGGACCTACTTCATTGCCCATCAAAACACTGAGCATATTTGAAGCTTCTTCTGCATCTTCGACACCAATTTTGATTATTTGACGTGTGCCAATTTCCATAGTTGTGTGTCCAAGTTCATCAGCATCCATTTCACCTAATCCCTTGAATCGTGTTACATCAATTTTATCACCATACTTAGCACGATAGGAATTAAGCTCTTCTTCTGTATGAATGTAATTGTGATTATTCTTTACAGTCACACGGTATAGAGGTGGTTTTGCAAGATATAAATGACCTTTCAAAACCAGAGGACGCATGAAACGATAGAAGAATGTCATCAAAAGAGCTGCAATGTGAGCGCCATCATCATCTGCGTCAGTCATAATGATAATCTTGCCATATCGCAAATCTTCAATCTTGAAATCATCACGAATTCCAGTGCCAATAGCTGAAATAAGTGCAGAAACTTCTTCATTTGCAAGAAGTTTAGCAAGTTCATTCTTCTCTGGATTTATGATTTTTCCACGAATAGGAAGAATTGCTTGAGTGATAGGATTGCGCCCACCCTTTGAAGATCCAGCAGCAGAATCACCTTCAACCAAGAATAATTCTGAAATTGCTACATCTTCGGTATCACAGTCAGACAATTTACCTGGGAGTGAACCTGACTTACCAAGAAAACCTTGACGCTTAATAGATTCAGAAGCTTTCTTTGCTGCAGCTCTTGCACGAGCAGCACGTAAAGCACGTTCAGCAATCATCTTGAGGATAGATGGATTCTTCTCAAAATATTCAGTAAGTGCTTCGGAGAAAAGTCTATTTACAACGCCTTCAACCTCAGGAGAGCCAAGCTTACCCTTTGTCTGTCCTTCAAATTGAGGTTGTGGAAGACGAACAGAAATGATGGCAACAATACCTTCACGGATATCTTCACCAGTCAAATTAGGTTCTTTTTCCTTGATAACACCCAAAGAACGAGAGAATTGATTTACTACTCTTGTGATAGATGTTTTGAAGCCACTAAGATGAGTGCCACCATCAGCGGTATTAATGTTATTTGCATAGGCATAGGTTGTTTCATCATCATCCTCTGCGTATTGGAATGCAACTTGAACATTCACTTTTCCTGACTTATTCTCAAAATAGAATGGCTTAGATGGATAAGGATTTGAACGAGTAGATGCAAGATAACTTACATAGTCAGCAATTCCACCTTCAAAGTAGAACTCTTCTTTAGTTCCGGTGTGCTCATTCTTGTAAACAATCTTAAGTCCACCATTAAGATAAGCGGTCTCTTTCAATCGACGAACTAGAACAGTTTCATCAAATTGAATATTGTCATTAGAGCGCTTGTTCCAAATCTTATAAATGATGTCTAAGCGTTGCTCACTCAAATTTGTAGATTTGAATACTTCATAGAATGTGACGCCGTTGACTGGACCATTGATTAAAGCTTTACGCCACTTGCCAGAACATTCAGCGAACACTTCGTCAATTTCAAAGTCATCAACAAGGCATTCACGAAAAGCATCTTCAACTGCAAACTGACCAAAGATATTATAGTCAGGAGTGAAAGAAATTTTCGTACTAGTAGAATTAGATGTTCCTACTTCCTTAACAGAAGAAACTGGAATACCTCGCTCAAAAGATAATTGATATTTCTTCTTATCACGGCAAACTTCAACATCAAGATTTATTGAAAGGAAGTTTACACAGGAAGCTCCAACACCGTGAAGTCCACCAGATGCTTCGTATCCAGATCCATCATCACCAAACTTTCCACCAGCGTGAAGTTCGGTAAGTACGATTTCAAGAGTAGAGCGTTTTTTAGGATCTTCTTGCTTTACTGCTACAGGAATGCCACGACCATTATCAATTACGGTAAGAGTGCGGTTGTCTTTAGAAACAATTACATCAATCTTTGAACAATGACCAGCCATGTGCTCATCAACAGAGTTGTCCAAAATTTCCCAAACAAGGTGGTGAAGTCCTTTTTTACCAGTGTCACCAATATACATAGCAGGACGTGTACGTACTGCTTCCTGGCTCTCCAAAATCTGAATGGAGTTTTCGTTGTATTGATTTGCCATTTGCTTTCCTTCGTTTATTCCGAATACAGGCATAAAAAAATGCTGTGATTTACATTACCACAGCATTATACCTAAAACAAGCAAATTTGGCTATTTTCTATAAGATACGATCCGCTACACTATACATACCTAATAAATCCAAATTTTGGGCTAATTTGACCATATTATCAAGTTTTCTTGATGCCATACCAGGCATTCCACCACCGGCTGCTCCGCCACCTTGTTCTTTGCCTTTGTTTTTAGCAAATCCAAAAGATAAGAATTTTACAGCATTAGCCATATCATCTAATGAGATTTCAAGATCATTTAAGTTTTGACCCTCTGGAAGTCTTTCCCATCTTGTTTTATCGGTAGCTTTTACCTCTTCTGGAGTTGCTTCTTTTGAATCTTTTCTTTTTCCACGTTTTTCTACATCAACTCCGCCATCTTCTGTCCCACCATATTGAATCCAAACTTCATTAGCTATCCCTTGCTCGTTATCTTCAAGTTGTTCTAATAATCTTTTTTCAATTTCAGAGTCAGCTAAAATTAATCCTAAATTAGCTAATGGAACTGTTATGTTCTTTTGTCCAGAGGGAGCAGGACCAGCAGCAGGCATAGCCATTGGCATAGCTGGCATACCCATACCCATCATAGGATCCATTGGTGGCATTTGAGCTAATTTCACGTATTTCATATTATCTTATTGGAGCTGAAATAAAATCTGAACGATGTCTGCCTCTACCTGGTGTGTCAAAGGCTTCTGTGGTTTGTTGCGCATTTTCTAATTTAGTTTCAGAGTCTGGTTCGTCATCTTCTTCGAATGAAAATGTATCTTCAATAACATCAGGATTTAAAATATCCATTTGTCCCCAGCTAGGTTTTGTCGTATTAGCAACTCTTCTTATCAATTGAGAGTGAGAAAGTCCCCTAGCATCAAAAATTTCATCATCCTCTTTATCCCATGAAGACAAAGTAGACATTGCAACCAAAATTGCATCTGTCATTTGTGATTCTACAACTCTGCCGTCAGCCTTTGCAAAACGTCTTGCATTAAATTTTTTAGAAATAGTTGCAGAAGCTAAGGCAATAATTTTTGCTTGCTCTTCATGGGAGTGAACGTCTGGTGCAATGTCTTCTAAAAGTGTATGTAGCTGGGACTCTAAATTTTGCATATTTTATCTCTCTTGATAAATTCTTAATACTATATTTTAAATTAGACTGGGGTTATACCTTTACTAATCCTTTGCTATTATGTATTCTACTTTGAATTTTATATTTCTTACCTGCCCATTTGTTGTAATATTGTTTGTTGCAAGCACAGTAGAACTTGGTGTTTTTACTGCAATACCAAAACTCTTACTTTTAGCAGTTTGATCAATACCTAATTTAGCTCCACCAAGATAAACTGAATTATCGTAACCGGCCAGTAAAGATTGCCAAGTATCTGGTGAAGAATTATACAATTGAAAATTCGCTGTATCTATCCAATCAATGTTATCCGTGCCCAAAATGTAAGCAGTTGTTTGAGTATTTGTTATAGTACGAGGTGTTGGTAATTTAATTCTGAAGTTTTTATCAGCATTAGTAGTTCCATATCCAACTTGAATTGATAATTGAGGAAGTAATTCACTACTTGTATCTAAATCAGTCGATCTTGTCCATACATTTGATGAGCCAATAGAGGAAACTACATAAACACCATTAGTAGTTTTATCTGATTGATTCTTTACTAAAATTCTGTCATATTTTTGCAATATTACTTCGTCAATTTTACTTGGGGGGTTTGTCAATGAAATTTCTGAAGTAGTAGCAACTTTTGTATTAGTCAAGTAAGAATTAGTATTTACCTTAACCCAATTCAAGTTTGTACTATCTAGAGCTGGAGTAGTTGATTCATCATATACTAATGCATATATACCACTAGAAGCAATACCACTTAAAACAGAAACTCTTTTATTTATTGAAATTTCAGATGAACTATCTAATGCTTCATGCCTATTTAAATAATTAGTTACAAGTTCGTCTATTGAATATATTCCATTTTGAGTTTGATTAGATTGATTTTTGACTAATAGTCTGTCGCCTTTTTGAGAACCCGGAATATTGAGATTTGAACTTAGGTTTAAGTTAGTAGTACTTGCAAATAAACAATTTGCAAAATTTGAGAGCAATCCTTGTTGGAACCATTGAATGCTATCGCTTCCAACAGTTGTATTAGATGGATTGAAATATAATTCATAATTTAAATTTCTGTTTGCATCATTGACAAACAAACTTGCAATTTGAAATTGAGTAGTAGATGTCCCATTTCCAACTCTTACTAAATTAGGTTCAATTTTTTTATTTATTCTGGCGACAATATTTTCTGAGCTTGTTGTTTGTCCTATAAATAAAACTTTGTCGCCTTGCGTTGTTGCAATTCCATTTATATTATCAGGAATAGCGCCTAAATTAGAGAAGTTAGTATGCCCAAGACCAACAACATCAATAGTGTATTCAGCGCCAATTGTCTTCCAAAATAAAGGAGTATTCAAAGCTGAAGCACCTAAGTTATATGCTGACGAATCTTCAGGAAGATTAAGTTCATATGTTCTATTGTTAAATACAACTCTTCCTAATTGATATAATTCACTTGTAGCATCTAAATCTGAAGTTCTATTCAATACATATTTATTGTTAAGAACGGCTGTGTATATACCATTTAATGTATCGTCATTTTGAGATTTTATTAATATTCTATCTCCAACTTGAATTGTGTATCCATCTAAAGAAGCTGTTGCGCCAGATCCTGTAGGAGCTCCCATAGGACCTATTACAGGAATGTAAGTAATATCATTGAAGTTTGGAATATTTCCTGTATTTCCAACTGCTGATGCAAAAGTTGTTCTTGTACTAACATCAATCCAAGATCTAGCAGATGTATTAATATTTGTGCTTGCAGGGTTGAAATACAAACTAAATGTTCCAAATCCAGCAGAATTTGAAAGTCTTACTGTTGTTGGATATAATGAAGAACCAAAAGCAGCACTGTAGTTTAAGGTAACTTCTTGAATTTCAGCTCTTTTAAATGTAAATAACTTTTGATCACGTTTACCAGCTTTATTATGAGTTACCAATCTATTTATATCGTCATAATAAGAACTAACGAATGTTGAGTCTATTGTAACGTCAGAGTAGTCTGCTGTAGTTTTATTCTTGAGAACTAAAACATTAATATCTGTTGATAAACCTAGTCCAGAATACCATGATGTTAATGCAAATCCAGATGGTTGATAGGCCTTTTCTAGATATACATCACCTGAAAATAGTCCAATCGGATTTAACGTTACAGGATCGTTAAAATTACCACTAAATGTTGAACTGTTTCCAAGTCCAGTCTGTATATAAAATCCGTCCTGTGATAATCTACTGGTGAAGAAATAGTCTGTTGTAGAGTCATTTTCTAAAACAATATTAGCATTTGAGGAGTAATTTTTATTTGAGTTATAGCTAGCTAACCATGAACTTCTATCTCTGTTGTATTTAATTTCAGTGCTAGTAGCTGTCCCAATTACATTTACAATTTGAAAATTTTCAGTATCTACAGTCCAAGTCGCAGATAATTTGACATCTTGGGATTGTAAAAATGCCTTATCTTTCAGCACTTGAGGTACATAATAATATCTATTTAAAGTCTGCTTTGGCTCTTGATAATACTTTGGAATAGAAGAATCTCTATACAAATATGCATAAATGGAACCAGACCATCCAGAGCCAGATATATTCAGTCTTCCATTTGCAGCGTCAACAGTGTAATCAGTGCTGTACGATTTATTGATCACGGTTCCACCAGTAGAAACCACATATACATCCATTATTGAGTCAGGATAGTTTGATGTAGACCAAGTAAACACAGAACTTGATGATTCAGGTCTTGCTAAATAAATTGTATTACCAAATGATGAAGAATGATTGATTAGATTTTTTGCATGATCTAAATGTCCAATTACAGAATTATATTTTACTTTTCTTAAGTAGTAATTGAAATTACTATCAATATAAACAATCTGATAAATTCCACTTGTTGATTTTCTGACAGTTGAATTGTAAATATCTTCATTAGCAGAGTAATAAAACACTCTGTCATTTATTTCATATGGGTATTGAACAGCGTCGCCTGAACGTAAACTAAATAATTCAACGCCATTTCTTCTAACAATCAATATATCTTGATTGACAGTATCTAATGTTGTATCAGCAGCCAATATGTGTTGTATAGGAGCTGTTCTTGGGAATTTAGGTAAATCTAAAGGATTAGCATTCAGTCTTATTTCTGATCCTTGATAGTAAACTTCTGATCCAGTATGTAAATATTTATCTAAATCTGTTGAAGCATAATCACTAGCAAATGTGCCTATTCTTATCCCAACTTCACCTTGCATATAAACTTTATCATATGAGAAAGTTGTTCCAGCCCCCATGTAGCCATAATCAATTTTTACTAAAGTCGGTCTTTCATAAGGTGAAGCTAAAGATTTTTGATCTAATCCTAAAGTGAATTTTGTATTATAATAAAAATCTTCATGAGGTGTAAAATAAACGCTACCTATTCCAGTAAATGTTGGTCTAAAGATACCATTTGAAACACTAGAGGAAGAATAGCCGGAACCAACAAAAACTAAAACACTATCATTACTTTGTAAAATTGTTCTACCAGTTCCAGATGTGCTTCTAATCAGACTAGAAATGGCAGTACCTGATGTTGTAGGAAGTGAAGAAAGTGAGTTTACAAATAAAACAGCTTTTACATTGTATTTTTGATAGTCTTGCTCATACCAATCATAATCCAGCTCTTGAAGAATAGAACTACCTTTGCCTTCAGAGCTAAAATAATTTTCATAATTTTGAAATGATGGAAATAATACTTCTGGAACAAATATTTCGCCATAATGTGTTGAAGCAACAGAAGCAACTTGCATGATACCAGAAATTTGTTTTTTCAAATTTGGTGATATTGCATAAGTCCCATTTCCATTACTAGACAGAATATTTGAAAATATGTTTTGAGTCCATAATGAAAGATTATCATCGTACTTGAATACTTGTTTGGTTGAATTTCCAATTGCACTAACTGAATAAACACCATTTACTAATTCATTACTGGTATTGACCAATACCGATGTACCAATAGCCACTGGAACATCAAAATCAGTAGGGGATAAATATGTTGAACTAAACTTGTCTTTAGTGGTTGATGCGGTGACAAAAAGATAGTTTTGATTTGTAATATTTACCCAAGTAACACCCACTGATCCTGATGCTGTTGAACTTCCGGGCGCATATAAGAAATAAGTAGTACCAGCACCCGTATTGCCATTAGCGATTGTGGCAACACTACCTCTAAGAACTGAATAATCTGTAGAGAACTCCAATCCAAAAACAGTATCACAAACTGAAGATACTTTGTAAATTCCATTTTGTGCTGGATATGTAGTTTGTCCAGCAACTAATACTCTTTGTGAAATGGCAATTCCAGAGTTGATAAAATCAACCTCATTGACATTAGTCAAGTCAGTTTGATTATTGACAATCAGGTTTGTTACAGGTTCATAAGTATATGGATAAAATCTTTCTTGGATTATAATTCCATCAAAATTCATCTTGAAATTTGAATTATAAGTAGTAGATTTTCCCAAATACCAAATATTACCGCCCAATGAATTGCGAGAATTTGCTGCATATACTACCGTATTATTAATTTCTGCAGTGGTATCAAAGTCTGATGCTCTTACCCAATAGCCAGTGCTGCCAAATCCAACATTAGATACAGAATATATGCCACTAAAATTTTGGTTATAATGTTTTACTAAAATTCTGTTTGAATTAGACAGAGTAGTAGCTACACCCGAATAATTTGTGATTGTTCTTGGCGTACTTGTTAAGGTTCCAGTGTTAGAACCAAAGTCGTAGCTAAATCCAATTGCGCTTCCTGATGTTATCTCATAATAATAATCAACGTTTGTGTTGCCATAATTGTATGTTGCATCGGACCATTTCATCGTAGCAGTAGATGCTATACCACCAGTCAATCCTATTGCAGAATAAAATCTAAAATAACCACCACTTTTAGCAACACCAGCATTTATATATTGAACATTTACAGGAACATTTGCATTTATATAATTTATTGCTGTTTTCCAATAATCATCAGCGGGATCAGTGCTTGTGTAAGGGTTAAAAAGCGAAGATGAATTTGGCCTTGTCAAACTAGAGACGTAGTATATACCGTTTTGAGATTTGGTTGTTTGATCTTTCACTAACACTCTGTCATTTGTTGACAAGATGAAATTGTCTATCACAACTGACGAACTAGTTAAACCAGTTGATGATTGCTGTAAATTTGAAGAAGTAGCACATTGCACAGGTACTAAAGCATATCTATTTGTTCTATCGACCCATATAAATTCAGTTGAACCAGCCGAAGCTGTTTCATAAGGATTCAAATAAGGACTATACAAATAAAATGATGAGCTGCCTACAGATGCAACACGTCCAGCAGTTAGAATATCCTCTGCAACAATAGCTCCGATAGTTCCACTGCCAACTTGAGAAGAAACTCTATATAGACCGTTTTGGAATGCAGAAGTTTGTGATTTAACTAAAACAATTTTATTACTGTCAAGTTTTACACCATCTACATAAGTTGGTGCAAAAATGACACTTGTTCCACCAATTGAAGCTGCAGATAAATTTGTTGATGTGGCTACGTCTGCATTTAATTTATTGATAATAAAAGAATCAAATAAAGTAAATCTTATATCAAAGCCTAAGTCTTGCAAAAGCTTTATATTATCTGTATTTTTTATAATTGGGTAATGTTGGTTTGTATAAATGTCCGCAAACTCATTATCAATCCAAAGTCTAATATCATCGACATTAGTGTTGATCCATTTTAATCTGAATAACTTTTTATTCCAAGTGCCAGATATGTTAGTACCAAATCCAGCACTTGAAATTTCTCTTGAGATTTCAGATTGTGAATTATCAGCGTTTACTTCAGACCAAATGAAAGCGTGGGACATTTATACTACCAATATTAATTTCTTCTAGCTTCTGGTCTATTGAAAATTTCACTAGCCACAGCAGCCAATTCGGATCTTTCGACTTTACTTAATGTTACAGAAGCGACTAAATCACTTTTCTTTCCACCAGATATAGCGTGAGAAAGACCATTTGATTTGGCATCGAGATAAGGATTTTCTACTTGAGAAAGATCGCCAAGAAGGATGACTTTACTGTCTTTTCCGCATCTTTCTACTACCATCCTTGCTTCTCTAGGTGAAATGTTTTCAGCTTCATCAAGAATAATGATAGATCTTGGTATGGAACGTCCTTGAATGAAAGCCATTGCTTCAACTTCAATAATGCCGTCACGTACCATTTCTTCAAACATATTGTTGGCAGAAAGTGACTTGGAACCTAAGATTTGATCGATATTATCTTTGATTGGACCTAACCAAGCAGAAATCTTGTCAAATTTATCACCAGGAAGAGCACCAATGTCTTTTCCACCTACAGCGATAAGAGGTTTCATAACAACAATTTTGTCATAAATACCTTCGTTAATCATTTGTAATGCAGCTGCAAGAGCCAAGAATGATTTACCTGTACCTGCTGGGCCAGAAAGAGTTACAAGAGGAATAGTAAGATCAGCAAGAATTTCTAAAGCACATTTTTGCTCTAAATTTTTCCCTTGAACACCGGAGTATCCCTTTACTTCTTTGGCATTTGATTTTTCCTTGAGAACTTTTAAGATACCTCTTCTGTAAATAGCTGGGCAGATTTTATCTCCGTAGTGAAATAAAATAAATTCATTTGGGAAAATATCACCAAGCTTAGTTACTGTTTCTTCAGATAATTTTTTAAGTTCAATTTCATAATCAGACCAAAGCAATGCCCAATCTGTTTCGCTACTTATTTCAAACTTTCTGATACCTGTGTAAATTTCATCACTGAGTTGATCAGCTCTGTAATTTTCAGCAGCACAACCCCAAGTAATTGCACGGATACGAAGTCCTGTATCCTTGGTGATAATAGCTACTTTCTTTCTAGGATTAGCAGATTTAAGGGCTAAACAACACTCAATAATAGCGTTGTCAGAATGAACCTTGACAATATTAGGTCTTTCGTTTTTTTGTAAAGGAGACTCTGTATTGTAGACAAACAATCTTCCACCAAGTTCGTTTATTTTTACGCCTTTAAGAAGATCTTGAAGTGAATAATGTTCTAAATTTCTAAATACTTGTCTGGCTGACCATCCAACATTTTCTTTTCTTGTCTTGATGTCGTCCATATCATCGATGACAGCTAATGGTATATAAATATCATTGTCACCGAATTTGTAAAGAGCAAGGGGATCGTGAAGTAAGACACAAGTGTCGATGATGTAAATATGCTTTGCCAAATTATTGGTCTCCTCGCATTTTTGTTGATTTTATGATCACAGTATTGTTTTCTTTTTTATGCTTCTCAAGCCCTACTAAAAAGGTAATTCAGGCTTTGCTGATTTCTTAAAAACAGGTCTTTTATTATCTATATTTTCTAAAAATTCAGCTGCTTTTTCGTCATTATCAAAAATAAATTTTCTAATGTTTAATATTTCAGAAAGTTTATCTTTGTCAAATTTTTTCATTTCATCACTGTCCATCATCTTGGCTTGGTTTGCTTTGATTGTTGGCTTTAGTTCCCCATTGTAAAATTTGATCAAATCTGTTTTTAATTTATGTTTTATGTAATCGTTTGCTGTATCTAAATTTGTTGTTTCAAGTAAATCTAAATCGTTGTACCCTGCTTTAGTGATATTTCCATTTACTAGAGTTTTACCATCAGGAGATAAAACAGAATTTTCTTCCCTTACAAAAACTAAGTTGGCTTTAGGAATACAAATATAAATTTTAAATGGTAATGCTTTTTCTACATCTTCATTTGATGTCAATCTCAGCACTTCATTTTCATCATTTACGATAGAAATAACTAATTTTGTTTTTTCTTGTCCTTCTATGACAAAATCCCACTCGTAATTGTGTTCATTAGTTGTTGGGAAAAAAGCTGGCACTAATCCTAAATCTTTTTTCACATCACAGAGTTGCAAAAATAAACTAAATCCAATAGTGTCTTCTGGTGTACCCTTGCGATAGGTCCCGATTTTTGCCCAATCTACTTTAAAACTATCGTTCTCATCTACAAGGGTATATTCTTCAAAAAAACCTTGATCATAGATTTTTCTCAATAATGGATCTTCTAATATTCTTCTCGCTCTAACAATATCCAAAAAGGCTTCATTAGACCCGCCAAAATCAGGATGGCATTTTCTTGCTTTTACACGGAATGCTTTTTCAAGAATTTCAGAAGTTTTTATAACATCTGCTCTTGATTTACCAATAGGAAAATCAAGTTTTTGTAATCCTAAAATTTCATAATAATCTTTATCAAAATCAATAATTTTTTTAGGATCAAATTCATTTGTCATAAGGCTGTTATAAAAGAAATTGAGAATAAAACAAATATGTGGTATCGACTTGCTAAAAAATATAATATGTTTGGTCTTCCTATTTCTGGAGATCGTAAGTTTAGTTTATTTGCCGATGAAGATGCAGATGAGAACGAAACTGCAGAAACTCCTTTAGAATTACCAGCAGAAGATTTACCTGAAGAAAGAGACGAACAAATGGGTGATGAGTCTGGACCACCTAACCCTCTTGAAATTTCAGTAGATGATCCTTCAGGGGACGATAATTTTACACCTGAAGATTTACAAGACAATGTTCAGAAGATTGAAAATGATCCAACAGCATTGATTCAATTACCACCACTTCATGATAGATGTCATTGTTATATTGAAACCTTACCTATTCTTTCAACGCCTGGAGTAAGAGATGGTAAAAGAGTTTGGCAAAAGAGTGATAATTGCTGCCCCAAATGCCATGAAACTGCTTTGAGATTTAATGAAGCAGAAGTTCAAAGATTATTAAACAAGGGCATTGATGTAAATAGAATACCCGGATAAATCTACATCAATCTTTTTATTAAGTATCTTTTTGTTAGGGTTTTTTACTTGTTTCAAACAAAACAATAACCTATCTTTCAATACATCAGACAATTCTGATTTTTTTATTTCTTTAATTATTGCGGGTCTGATTTTCAACAATTCAATTTCAATATGCAATAAATTATAAAAAATTTTTTCTTCTAATAACTCAAAGATTTCTGCATTATATTTTGCTTCTTGTATAGACAAACATTGAAAAACGTGCGAAACAAAATATTTTATTAAATTATATTTTTGTAAGTTTTTCAAAGATAAATCTGTCAGTTGATCTAATTCAAATAAAAGATCACTATCACCAACGATTTGATATAAATTACCCTCAATATCTAAAATATAGAAAGCAACAATTTTATTATTTGAAAGTATTGGAAGAATAGGCTGACCAGACCTCAAACCTACAAACAAAATATCGCAAATGTTAGTTGGATTTTCAATACCTAACATATGCACATCATCTTCTTTTCTTCTAGCAAATGTTAAGAATGCTTTCATTTTATGATAAGGTGTTCGATCAATGTTGAATCTTTGTAATTTGTAGACCCACCCCAAATATTTGTCCAATAATCGATAATTTTATTTTTTCTAGCAATGATAAAACAAGTTTCGTAAATTTGATGCTCAATATTTGCTTCTTCTAACAAATAATTAAGATCTTTGTTCCTTGTCTTGTAAGTATCAAATATATTTTTGGAAAATTGATCTTGGTGATCTTTTATGAAATTGAAAAGCACATCTTCATAAAATGGGTTAAGACGTATTTTATCGTAAACTACTTTAAGCTGTAAATCTTCAAAAATTTCTTCAATAAGATTTATTAGATATAGCTTCTTATTTTTGGGTAATAAAAATAAATCAATAGGTTTTATTCCAATCTTTTTTATGTTATCTTCATTGATTTTTTTGTAAAGATTTGGATTTAGGATTTGACAGTTTATTAAGTCTTTTTCATAATCATCTGAATATGTAAAATCTATCCAGTAATATACAGGACTGTCAAATAAAAAAGCTCTCAAACTGATAATTATTTCCAAACGATCATTTTGAGAGCATTGAGTTATTTTATTGGAAATTTCAATTAATGTATTCAACTCTCATTATTTTTTGCCAAATAAATGATAAACAGCTTCTGTAATGATTGGCTGCAAACTCATTCCTTTTGAATATAATCTCACGTTTGCAATTGAACCGTAGCTTTCTTCCAAATACTTAAATAATCTTTTCAATTTTCTACTTACTTCTACTTCAGAAGGATTGTAGTTTTTTTGAAGGGCACAAAGTCTCCTGATAGCATTCTCGCCATCAATCTTTATGATCTTCATTTCGTATGTTGGATTTTGCTTTTCTGGTTCTTGGCTCATATTATTTACTTATATCTAAATTTTGTACGTGAATTTCGTTATATGCAAAAGCTACATTCTGGCTAGGAACATTGAATAAACATATCACCATTTTTTCATCTTTGTAAATAGTGTAGAAATCTTTATTCACTATAAGAACACCCTCAATTGGTCCTATAAGTGCTGATGGATTGTAGGTTTGAATTTTCCACTTTCCATTGCCTCTATTTTGTGAATTATTATCAACTGTTGCCATATTTTTTCCTCCAAAGCGAATATAATATTATTTGCCGAATGGCATATATCCTACCTATCTGTATAATATTTAGGAGGGAAAAATATGAATAAGAAGACATTAGTTCACACCTGTAATTTTTGCGATAGACCTGCCACTAAAGATGTTCTGGGTGAATTAGAAATATTTGAGCAGAGAATAGCAAAAATTTATCTTTGTGATCAATGTTTTAAAAGTTATAAAACTGGAAATAAGTTCGGACAGCTTCAAATACATCAAAACATTATGTCTTTGATTATCAATGCAGAAGATGAAGCTCCAGTGATAAGCCTTAAAGAGAAGTTAGCCGAAGTAGCCCCTTTGTCTAAAAAATTCTTATTTGAAAAAAAATTAAATACATTTAAGAAAGTAGCCCCTCAAGATCTGTACGAGAATTTGAATCAAAAAGTTGTTGGTCAAGAAAATGCTAAAAAAAGAATTAGTATTGCAGTCTTTGAGCATATGCGGAATGTTGTTCATCATAGGTTAAATGATAAGCAAAATATACTCTTTTTAGGTCCTTCTGGAAGCGGAAAGACTTTGATTGTTAATACTATATCTAGTTATCTTGATGTTCCATATGTTTCTGGAGATGCAACATCCTTTTCTCCCACAGGCTTTCAAGGATCTGATGCAGACTCTGTAATTACTGATCTTTTGGTGAAATCAAATGGTGAACCTGGATTAGCAGAAAAAGGTGTAGTTTTTATTGATGAAATTGATAAATTAGCATCTAATATGAGTGCTGCTACTAGACTAGAAAGTTTTCATTATTCGACACAAAGCACATTACTCAAACTTATTGAAGGCAAGAAGGTTAAAGTAAATTCATCTGCTCTTGGAGAACAAGGTACACCACCAATTGTAGTAGACACATCTAGTATTTTGTTTTGTTTTGGTGGTGCTTTTAACGGCTTGGAAAAGATTGTTGCTAAAAAGCTTGGCTTAACTGAAGGCACTATTGGTTTCAGAAAAACCAAAACTGCTGATTACGACAGTCAAATTAAAAACTATGAAATTTACAATCAGGCTTCCCACGAAATTTTAGCTGAGAGCTTGATTGAATATGGTATGTCCACTGAATTTGTGGGAAGGATTCAATCAATTGTACCTTTGGTTCCGCTATCAAAAGAACAAATGCTTTACTGTCTTTTGCAATTAGATGACTCACCAATTATTAAAAATCAGATTATGTTTGCTGAATCAAATGTAAAGCTTGAATTTGATGAAAACTACTATGACGAAGTAGTAGAAAAGGCTATAAAGTCCGGCACAGGAACCAGAGCATTGAATTCTATTGTTAAGGCCTCAATTTCTAGTGCAGCATTTGAATTATTGGGAATGAATCATCCAAATCCAAAAAAAGTATTCATAGGAAAAGAATGTGTTTCTAATCCTAATGCGTTTGTTGTTGAATAAAGGGTATGGGAAATTATTTTCAGTAATTATAAAATATAAATCTACATTTGTAAGTGAAAAGTTAAACAAAAATGAGTGAATCTAAAAAATTTAGAAAGATAGCAGCTCCATCTAGACCTCGTAGAACATCTAGACCTCCTAGCTCAGCAGGTGGTGGATCAAGTCCTGGCACAAGTCCATCTTCAGGTAGCTCATCTAGTACTTCGCCTGCATCACCAATTTCAAATTTGCTCGATTATATTTCAAATATGAGAAATAGAGCATTTGGGGATAATTTTAGTCCAGAAGAAATAAAAGAAGCTATGGGATATTTGACAGCTTTGATACCAGGCTGGAATATCAATGAAAGATATAAACCATCTGCTTTTATTCATGCTCTTGAAATGGATAAAAATAGAGGTTATAAGGATACAGCTCTTTCTCAAGGTGCATATGAAATGAAAAATCCAGAATTGCAAAAAGAATTGGAAGATTTTAAAAAAAATGCTCCGTCAAATATGAAAGATTTACTTACAAATAAACCCATTGAAAATTTAGAAAATATAAATTTAGACGAATCTTCAGACAGATATAAAGATATGAAAGAAAAATTGTTTGGAAACACCACTGCTAATACATCATCTAAGTTTGTTAAAACATCACAAAAACAAGAAATTGATGAGTTTAAGAAATTAATTCCTAAATGGGATATGAATGATGTCTTGCAAGCAATGGCTAAAGTTGCTATTAGGCAAGATTTGTCAACTCAAGAAAAACGTGAAGGCATGACTAATGTTCTTTCCCAATACGAAAGAGAAATGGCTCCGTTAAGTCAATATTTGAAAAAAAATGACATCAAATATAAGTAAGTTAACAAAAATTGCACAACTTTTAGATCATAAAGGCCACTATGCCTTGTCTGATAAAGTTGAGAATTTAATAAAAACTTCACAAAATTTATTGCCTACTTATCCTGGTAAGTATGAACCTACCGGACCACCTAGAACTGGAAACCCTCTTATTGATTCAATGTATCAAAATATGAGTGATACTGCTGCAGGATCTGGGTTTGCTGGTGGAGGTATGTATGATACGAAGTCCCCTTTTAGATCAAAAACGGGACCTTCTGGACCACTTGTGTTGCCAACTTTATCTCCAGCACAATTTGCAGAATTATCAAAAACAGAACAGGGAAGAAACTATTTAGCACAATTATCCTTATCTGGTGGCCTTAAAGCTCAACAATTTATGAATCTTTCAAATGTAGGATTTGTAAATTTAGGTAAATTTATTGCTCAAAATCTGGCATCTGGAGTAGCCAAAGAACGTAAACAAGAATTTGTCAACACTGTTTTACCAGGAACAATGTCTACACAGCTTGCTAATTTACTTGCCAGAACACCAGTTAATCAATGGGAACCAAAGTTGAATGATTTTTTCAATGCAGCAAATTCAAATCCTGGATATTCTAGTCAAATAAGAAAAATAATGGGTGATGCTAAAAAATCAGCATTAGAAGACATAAAATATCAAGATGCAACATATTACAATAGAATTGTTGCTGACCCAAAGTTTAAAGATTTTTCAGATAAAAGCTCTTAATATCTCATATTGTATAAAAACAATATGTCAGAATTATGCCCAGTTTATTTATCTTCGGGTGATTGTTTAGTAAAAGTATTATCAAACCCAAGATTATCTTCATTTCTCACTAAAATTCAGCTTGATGTTGTAGTTGAATCTTGGGGCAAAGATTGTCAGGGTGATCCCAATTTGTGTACTTTTAAGCATCAAATTGAAGAACAATCTGCACCTACTCCAGAACCAGAACCAACTCCTGAACCAGTTGTTGATACTAAAACAAAAATCAGTATTCATAAGATAGAAAATCCTTATCTGGTCAAGGCTGATATTTTGATATACCCTACTAATATTGGCCTTACTATTGATGATCCGCTCCTTAATAGAATGTCCCGTGGCATTGTTCAAAATGAGCTTGACAGATTCCAAAAGCCTATTAATATGGGAACTGTTTACATCACTTCAAATGGTGATGAAAATTCTAAAGTTAAAGCTAGAAAAATTTATCACGCTACAGTATCGGGAGAAAGTAGGTTGGTAAATGAGGTTGATCTTAAATCTGCAATGAGAAAAGCTTTGTTATTAGCAGATGAAGAACAAGCTAGAAATGTACTCGTTATACCTGCAGACTGTGGAACTCACGATATCAATGACACTGCAAGAGTTCAATTAGCAGCTATCAAGACCTATCTTCAGTCGGCAAAAGAAACAAATATCAAGAATATTTTTATCGTAATGGAAGACGAGGAAAGTTATCAAGTCTTCGAAGAATACTACAATAGAATCTTTCTTTGAGGCATAAATGAATGGAACAAAATATAGAATGCAATAACCCATCAAATTTAATTTGTGGTCTTCTTGATACCTTTAGTTGTGCAGCCTATATTTTAGATGATAATAAAAACTTGATAATGAATGACAAGGCAAAAGAACTTTTTATGAAAGGTCTTGACATAAAAAATTATTTATCAGCATCATATATTCAATTCAGAGATCAAAGATACAGTTTAAAACAAAAAGATATAAATCACGGAACAAAAAGTAAATTATTTATTCTTGAAACTGTAGATGACACTATTGTAAAACTTTCCGAATCCTCAAAGAAATTACGACAAGTTCTCTCTGCTCTTTAATTGGAGGATAAAATGCAAGATAACGAAGTCGGATTAGAACAACTTAAGAGCGTCTATAAAGCACAGACAGAGGCATATCTAGATTTTAATATGGCCCTCATCAATATTCTTACAAATCAAAAAGAAATATTAGCTCGTGTAGAATCCTTAAAATTATTATCCGAAGATGAATTTAAGAAACTTTCTAAAGATTACGCAGTTTTAGAAAGATTATTTGAAAATTTCCAAACAGCCCAAGTTAAAAGAGACTCTGATATAGAAGAAGCAACTCTTGAATACACTGCGCAAATTTCTGATTTTGGCTCTGATATTAGTGAAGTTAAAGAAGACATCAGAAGTATGAAGAAAATCTATTGGGATGTTAAAAACACAATAAACAGAATTATGTGGACTATTGGTGGAGTTATTGCTTTCTTGACTGTGCTTCAATTATTCACTGGTAAAACTGTATCGGACTTTGTGAAGTAATGCCAACTGTAGCTTGTTATTGTGAAAAATGTGGGCAAAGTTTTTTCTTAAAAGATGAATTATATTTGCCAGGTTTGAAAAATAGATATAAATTTTCCCGAGCTGAAAAGAAAGAATTAAAAACTTGGGATGATTATATTATGCACATTTCTACAAATTGCGAAGATTGTAGGATTAAAGAAGTGCCAGAGTCTTGCTTAGAAGATTACAAAAAACACAAATGGCACTAAGCTGACTTTACAATCCCTGCCAAACTATTTTGGATATCATTGATGCTTTGAGGGGATAAATTATTTCCGACAAATTTTAGGTTATTATCAATATTTAAATGATATAAAACCCCACCTATAATTTCGTCCATTTCAGAAATAATATCAGCATTTGAAAAAATTACATCTGGACTAGCTTCTGTCTTCATAGCATCAGCAAGATTTGTGGCTTCTTCTTCGAATCCATTTTCTTCTAATTCTTGCACTAATTGAGCTAATTTGCTATAATTCATTAGTCTGCCTTAAAGATTTCAGCGAAAAGATTGTCAATATAATCATTCTTTGAAGCGTTGACAGTTCTTTCGGTGAGTTGTTTTTGAATTTGAGGAGGTAAACACGAAATACAAACTCTCTTACCAACACGATCTTGTTGCCAGCTTGCGTATTCTGTGTATTGTGGCAAGTAGAAAAACAAGCCACTATTCATAGGTACCTGAGCCATACAAACTTCGCATTGACGCATTAGATTTATCTTTTGCTTTGGTGCATTTTGTGGAACGGTATGATAAGATTTCATTTGGTCGATTGGGTTCATAAGTATTTCCAAAAATAAAACACTATAATCTATTTATAAAAAGTTTCAAGTGATTTCCTGCTTGAAATGAAAAGGAGATGACAATGATTGAGGTAATCAGTCAGGTGATTGTTTCCATAATTCTTTTGTTGATAAACATTGGGGTTATTCATTCACCGAAACCATACCATCAAGATGCGAAAATTTCCGTATCAAACTCAAAGGATAAACTTGATAAAAAAGAAAAAATTTCTAAATTTATCAAACTTGTTCAACCGAGATATTCGCAATCATACATAAAGAAAATTACAGATGCTATAATGAAGTATGCTGCAGTTTTCAAAGTAGACCCATATGTGATAGCTTCTACCGCATATGTTGAGAGCGAATTCAAGATGACTAGTAGACCCTGTATTGGTATGATGCAGCTAGTCAGACCATCAATTAGGTATTATGACCCCAAAAGAGTCTATAATCCATATACAATTGATGGGAATATAGCAATTGGAACAAAGGAGCTATCTGTTCATTTAAGAAGGCATTCTAGAAGTAAATTACCTGATAGAACTGCTTATCGAAATATGTATAGATCTTACAACGGATCTTATATGAAAAATAGATATTCTGTGAAGACATTGCTAGTTCAAACCAGATTAGAACATCTTTCTATAGATGCACTAAAGGCTAAACTGAAAAAAGGGCCAATTTGGAGATAAAAAAAAGAGGGGAGAAAATTCTCCCCTCTTTTTGCAATTAGATAAACTAATTATAAACCACCAGCAGTGTTGGTATATCTGTTTCTGGATGATGGATATCTTCCGAGAGCGGTTGTTGCACCACCAGCAGTACCAGCGTTTACAAGAGTTACATCTGCAATTAATCTTGCAAATTCATATGAAATCTTTTCCATTTTGGATTGGAGATTGTTGTATGAAATTCCAGAGAATGAAACTGCAATTTCTCTTTCTGTTGCAGTGATTGAACTTACAGCTGTTGCATAGTTTGAAATCAATGTGGTCAAGTTAGCTTGCACAAGATCAAAATCTTCAAATGTTGATGTACCCATTCCGGTAACACCAAATCTGACGTCAGTTGGATATTTTGCAGCTGAGTTGTAAGTTACTGTTGTGCTATCGTTTGGGCCTGAACCATAACCAATGACAGTATCTTTGAGCTCTTGGTATGTTGTTAAGTTGTTCCAAAGGTAGGAACCTGGATCGTTGGTAGTACCATTGGCTGATCTAGCGACACCTTTGTATAAACTTGATGGATATGTTGGCATATTAAGTACTCCTTATACCTTATCTATTTCTTCGAAGAAACATAAACTAAAACAAATTATATTTTTTGTTTTCAATTTGTTATTTCTATTACTTTTTATTTTTCACCTTCAACCCTTGTTTTGGGCAATTATTTTTTATTTATGAAAAACTGTATCTTCTTCCTCTAGAATTTTTGTAGTTATTTCTTTCTCAAATAATGAATATAAAAAGTATGAAGTCCTAGATGCTGTAAAAAAATTACAGCTGATAATATTGCAGCCCGTTTTTTCTAAATTTTTATGTCAGATTTTTACATTGTCCCTCCCAGGTTAATAGTTGGATCGCTGCAAAGATCTAATGTAGTCACGTCTTTAAACACATTAAAAGGTGATTTATCATTTAAGGTCTCGCCTGATACTGGCTTAACTCTTAATATAAACAGCGGAGTTTTTAACCTTTCCATTCAGCCAGATTTTTATATCAAAAAATCTGGGGACATTGTTCCTTCTAATATTATTTTCCAACCAGATCCAGGTAAATATGGTTTAGCAGTTGGTTCTGGTTTAACTGATCCAGGTGTTGGTGTTGGTGGTGCTTTGTTCTTCAACACCACAAGCAATGTCCTTAAAGTTTATGATGGATCAACTTGGAATGAAATTGCTTCTACTGGCACATCTGGTATTACTCAATCTTTTGCTGATAGTAGATACTTAAGATTAGATGGCGGAAATGTTCCAACCAGTGCAATTTCAATGGGGAGTCAATTCCTTAGATTTGCAAACCTTACCACAAGATCATCTGCGGGATTAGCTGGACAAGTTTATTACAACACAGATACTAATAAACTAGATCTTTATAATGGCAGTTCTTGGATTCCTGTTGGTTCTGGCATCACTCAAATAAATGCTGGAAATGGAATCACATTATCAAACAATCCTATCACAACTTTTGGCACGGTTGGGGTTAACGAAGCATATAATTTCAATTGGACTGGAACACATACTTACACCCAGCCAATTACATTTTCTGCATCTCAAATGTTTGATGCTTCTAAGCTTACTATAGCCTATGAAGTACAAGGTGATATTCTACGCTTCAATGGCACAAATTGGGCTAGATTACCATTAGGAACACCAAATCAAGTATTAAGTGTTTCAAATTGTGGTGGAGATGTAGAATGGCATAGTTTAGTTGCTGGTAGTGGCATAGCAATCTCTTATGCTTATGGGCAATTAATATTTTCTAGTACTGGTGGTAGTGGTGGAACTACTATAATCTCAGGCAGTGGGACATCAGTATTTATAGGTGAAAATCCTCCACCATATACTGTAAATCCAGGAGATCTTTGGTACAACTCTGAAAATGGTGCTCTAAATATATATTATAATGATATAGACACATCACAATGGGTTGAAATCAATAGTGCATTTGGTGGTGTAGATCCTCCCACAAATATCGGAATTGGCATCACTCAAATTAATAATTTGGGATCTACCACGCAATTCTTGTTTGCAGGTTTTGCTGGTAATACTTTCAATATATCTTCTGTTGGTAGCTCTCATACATTTAACATACCAATTGCCGGTGTTGGTTTTACTGGTTTAGTATCAGGAATTGCTCAAACATTTGGTGGCACAAAAACATTCCAGAATGGCTTAATTTCAGGCAATGGCATTACTATATATGGAAGCCTTACTTTACCAAATCAACCGCTATTAAGTATTTACGGTGGCACAGGAAAAACCTCATACAATTTAGGTGATCTTCTTGTAGGAGCTGGATCATCTTTTATCAGTTTAGCAAGTGGTCCAAATAGATATGTTTTACAATCCAACACGTCTTATGCTAGTGGTCTTGGTTGGACTTATATATCAAATGTAAATGTATCAGAAACAGCCCCAACACCTGCTATAACTGGTGATTTGTGGTGGAATTCTATTGATGGCTCTTTAAGTGTATATTTTGTAGATGTTGATAGTACAGAACAATGGGTTGAAATTGGAAACGCACCTTCATCAAATAGTGGTAGTGGTGTAGTTTCTGGAATTTCATATATAAATGGCTTATACGATAGTGCTCAATTCATTAATGTTGGAGCTGGTAATAGTTTTTATGTAGCTTCTTCTGGTAGTACACACTTAATTCAAATTCCTCTCGCTGGTTCTGGATTCACTGGTTTGATGTCTGGAATCGCACAAACATTCTCTGGAAATAAAACTTTTCAAAATGATTTCAATGTTTCTGGAATGCTCAATTTTACATTTGCATCAATTGGAACAGCGGGAATAACTACCTCTCCATCTATAGCATTTATCGGACAAACAAATAATCCTATAACCTTAAATGTTTTGCCAGATAATTCTTTGTCTTTTGATAGCGCTTCAGGTCAATTATTCAAAATTTCAAATGATCTTCTTGCTGATTATATTTATAGTGTTAATGATGTGTCTGGTTTGCCTATATTAAGGGTTAAATCAGATTCAACTTTGACTATGGCAGAATATGGTAGCAATGTAGGTATTGGTCTTTCTAATCCTTCATATAAATTGCAAGTTTCTGGCGATATTTATTCTACTACATCAAAGGCAGCAAGAGGGTTTATAGAAACGGTTTATGGTTTTGGTACTACTTCTGGCACAATTACACCAAATTGGAATAACGGAAGCACCCAAACTATGACTTTAAATAATAATTTGACATTAAATGCTCCTATTTCGATGCCTACTGGTTCATCAATGCAACTCGTGATTACTCAAGATGTGTCAGGAAGTAGACTTCTTTCTCCAAATGGAGCGTATAAGTTTCTTGGTGGAGTAAACACTTTATCAACTGCTGGAAATTCTATAGATATCATAAATGTGTTTTATGATGGAACAAATTATTTGTCTGAAATAAAGAAGGGTTATTCATAATGGCTATTGTTCAAAATCCTTCGATAGTAACATTAGGTTTACAAGCTTTTTTTGATGCGTTAAATCCAAGAAGTTACTCTGGATCTGGAAATACCGCTTACGATTTAAGTGGGTTCGGATCGACATTTTACTTAAATAATACTCCAGGGTATGCTTCAACAGGATATACATCATCTATGACATTCAATGGCACTGATGAATATTCTGAGTGTGCTTCTTTCTTAAATAGAACCGCTTACACTAAAATTGCTATATTCCAAATTCATAATACTAGTGGTGCAAATGTTTTGATTGGTGGTGATGCAACATTTCAACACGTTTTATGGATGGCAGGTGGCAATAAATTAGCTGCTGGACATAATAACAGATCTGGAGGAAGTTTTACGAGAGTTCAAACTACAACATCTCTCTCCACATATAAATGGTATTTTGGTGCAGTTAGTTTTTCAAACTCTACAGGATATAAATTATATCTAAATCAAAATTTAGAAGCTTCAGATCCAGATACATCTATGTTTGCTTCTGGAGATGCAATTATCCATTTAGCTGCGCATCAAGATGGTTCAAATCTTCTGAATGGGAAAATAGCGCAAGCAGTTATTTACAATAGAGCATTGAGCGAAGCTGAAATATTACAAAATTATTATGCTTTTAAGTTCAGATATGGAATTTAGTTAGATTCATTTATAAAAAAAGAAATAGAAATTATGTTAAATCAAGAATATTTAATAAGCACCCACCTAAATTCGGATAAATAATGGCAGCACTTAATTTCCCCCCATCACCATCGACAAATCAGATTTATTCAGCTAATGGAAAATCTTGGAGATTTGACGGCACAAGTTGGAAAACTTATTACATATTAAATGTTCAAGGTGGTGGAACAGGAAATACCTTTTATAACCTTGGTGATATTCTTGTTGGTGCTGGGACATCATTATATCCTCTTTCTGTAGGTTCAAACAATTTTGTACTTACAGCTGATAATTCTGCAGCATTTGGGATAACTTGGAAACCAGCTGCAGCTACTGGAATCACGACACTTAATTCCTTAACTGCTTCCAATCAATATTTTTCTGTTGGCACTTCTGGTAATTTATTTAACATATCTTCCTCTGGTTCCACTCATACTTTCAATATTCCAATTGCTGGAACAGGATCTACAGGTCTTGTTTCTACATTAGATCAATCATTTGCTGGAATCAAGACTTTCACAAATGATTTAGTTGTTTCAAGTTCAACAGTTTCCACTTCAGATTCCACTGGTGCATTGACAATAACAGGAGGAGTTGGAATAGGTGGAAGTTTATTCCTAACCAGTTCGTTCCCATCAAGTCTTTCTGGTGTTGTAGTAAATAATGGAGTAATTACATCTGGTGCTTGGGCTGGAAATGTTATTACATCTCTTTATGGTGGTACAGGGCAGAACTCATATACTACAGGCGACATTTTAGTTGGCACTGGAAATACTGTGTCAAAATTCCCCGTTGGAACTGACACATATGTTCTTACAGCAGATAGTGCATCATCAACGGGTGTAACTTGGAGGGCAGCATCTGCTTCAGGAACAACAGTTATAGGCACTCCAACTGATGGAGTATATACTGATGGATTTTTCAACTCTTGGACAAATAATACAACTATCTCTAATGCTTTTGATGATGTAAATGAATTATTAGCTTTGATAGCCCCTGCCAAGCCAAATGAAATGACAGGTTTGAGTTTGACTGCAACTTCTGTGCCTACATATTATAGTGCAAGAATTGCTGGTGGACTCGGAACTGAATGGTATCAAGCAGGTTTTGGCACAGGAAGTTTGATATCATCGAAATATTTTGTAACTGGAACACATACACTAACAACACCAAACACTTCAACAACATTTTATGCAGGAACTTTAGTTACTTCAACTTATGGAACATTAAGTTTTAGCGCTTCTCACTATCTTACAGGTTCAGGTGCAACAGTCAATCAAATTGATATGGTTGCTAATTACACTCCAAGCTTTACAAGTGGAAATTTAGTCTTAACTGCAATGGATGTATATAATAGCATTTGGACAAAAGCAAATGCAAGAATAAATGCATATACTCCAAATCACGCAGGATATGAAGCTTTATTTATATCTCATTCAACAAACAGTCAAGTTTCTGCATCTTATACGATGTGGTATGACCCTTGGTCAAGTGGGAAATCCCCATCTTTCTCACAATCAGCCACAGCTTCAACATATAGTCAGTCTTTAAAGTGGCTTTCTGGAATTGGATATTATACTACTGGAACAGGGTTCAGTGTTTATTTCAAGGGTGCAGCTGGAATATATAGCTCTTGTTACAATGTAACTCAAACATATGCAATTTCTGCTACTGGCTTGGTCACATCAACTGGTCTTCCTGCAAGTCCTCCTTTGTACACTGACGAATTAGATAAATCAGGTGCAAATCATGTAAGAGTTCAGTTAAACTCTGCTAATGCGTCCTCTTTTAATAAATATCTGACAGTCACTTTATATAAAGCTCATAATACTACAACTGCTCAAAATGCATCAATATTGAGAGCAATCAACACTTATGGAACTGTTTCAACAGATACTTATGAAGGTTTTCAAGATGAGGCTAGAAGATTAGTGATAGGTTCAGGCATAGCATTCACTTCAACTATAGATATGGCTAACGGAAATGCCCAGGTAAGATCTGGCACTTTACAATATCCATTAGCAGCTGATTATGACACTGAATGGGGTGGTACACACACATTCACTGGTGATCAAGAGTATCAAAGATATTTTTATAAAACTTCTGCAAGCACTGGTTCACTTACATTTGGGGGATTTACAGCTTCAAATATTGCTGCATATGGAACTGGAAGTTTAAATGTGCTTTTATATCTGGAAGGTGATGCAAAATGGTTTGATCTTGGAGTGCTACAGGGTTCTAATGCAAATGATGGATCATCAAGAGCACAAGCAATTTCAGCAAAAACCTCAACATCTTCTGGAACTGTCAACTGGTCTTTAGGAACAAGCACAACTGGTGTTAGTGGTGCTGGTAATTCCGGAAGATATAGAGCAGTTGTAATTTTGAGAAACAACACTTATTCAATGACAAGTATAACGAGCGCATAAGATGCCCTGGACACAAACAGATACAAGCTTCAAAAAGCTATCAAGTAAAAGAATCACTACAAGCACTGGGAAAGGGCTGCCTGAAGAAAAAGGAGCTTCAACTCTTGAATTATATCTTCCTGATATTAAAACAGGATTAATTCCAGGTACTCCTCCAAATGCAACCACAGGTGTGCTTTACTATACTGGTGCTATTGGACAAACTCTTGCTGTTGATACATCTGTCCCAGGAAATTTAACTTGGTTTGCTACATCTGGATACGGCAACACTACAAATGCAAACGATGGATCTGCTCTTTCAGAATCTCAAAGATTAGGAAACTGGGTATCAGATAAGTACGATGGTTTTGGAACCGTCGCTGGTGCTGGTTATGAAATTAAAGTTTACGATAAAAACGACAATCTTATAACTAAATCAGACAATTCTAACTGGTTATTTGATTATCAAACTGGTATTCTGATATTCAATAACAACGTCAACTCTTATGGAACAGGTATTTCTACAAATGGTCCATATAGAATTGTTGGCCACAGATATATTGGACCTCAAGGTATTATTCCAGCATCTTATGGTGGTTTGGGTTATACATCCTACACATTAGGCGATATTTTAGTAGGCGCTGGTTCAACTTTCATAAAGTTAGGTGTTGGAACAGATAGTTATGTTCTTACTGCTAGTTCATCATCATCTACAGGTCTGACTTGGTCTCCAACAGCTGCAACTGGCATAACCAATTTCAATTCCATAACTTCAAGTGTTCAATATTTTGCTACTGGATCTTCTGGTAATTTATTTAATATATCCTCATCAGGATCAACTCATACATTTAACATACCAATTGCTGGCACTGGATCTACAGGTTTAGTATCAACTTTATCACAATCATTTGCTGGCATCAAAACATTCACTAATGATTTAATTGTATCCTCTTCAACAGTTTCCACATCAACATCAACTGGTGCATTAACTGTCACAGGTGGTGTTGGAATTGGTGGAAGTTTATATCTAACTAGTTCTTTACCATCAAGCTTATCTGGAGTTGTAGTCAATAATGGTGTAATTACTTCAGGCTCTTGGGCAGGAAGCGTTATCACTGGCTTCTATGGTGGTACTGGGTATAATTCTTACACTAAAGGTGATATTTTAGTCGGATCAGGTAATACATTTATTAAATTAAATGTAGGTACAGATAATTTTGTATTGACTGCTGATGCTACTTCTCCTAGTGGTGTTAAGTGGTCTAGTGTGGCGGGGCTTTCCATCACTTCAGTAAATGGTCTCACTGCCTCTGCTCAATTTTTCTCTACGGGAACATCTGGAAGTGGATTCAATATATCTTCTTCTGGTTCTACTCATACATTCAATATTCCAATTGCAGGAACGGGTGCAACAGGTTTAGTCTCTACATTAGCTCAATCTTTTGCTGGGATTAAGACATTCACTAATGATGTAATAATTAGTTCTACAACTGGTTCAACAGCATTCAATACTGGCGCATTAACAGTTTATGGTGGTTTAGGTGTTTCTGGGCAATTATCTTTCAATCAAGCTGCTTTAGGATATACAGGTGCAACTAATCCATCTATGGCGTTTATTGGTAGTACAACAGCTGCTCCAATAACCCTCACTGTTCTTTCAGATAATTCACTTCTTTGGGAAGGTACATCTGGAAAACTATTTGGTATCAACAACAATCTTTCATCAGGCTGGATTTTCAATGTTGGAGATATATCTGGTCTTCCAATAATTCGTGCAAATGCTGATGGAACAATTGCAATGGCTGAATTTGCAGCCAATGTGGGAATAGGTCTTTCAAATCCATCTTACAAGTTACATGTTGTTGGAGATACAAATCTTTCATCAGGATATGTTTACAGAATCAATGGTGTTCAAGTTCTTTCTTCAACATCTTTGGGAATTGGAGTAACAAATTCATCACTTACTGCAGTAGGAACTATCTCTGCTGGTGTTTGGGCTGCTACAGCTATTACATCTTTCTATGGTGGTACAGGCTTTCAAACTTATAGCACTGGTGATTTGCTTGCGGGTGCTGGTTCAACATTAACTAAAATATCAGTTGGAACTAATAATTTTATTTTAGTTGCTGACAATACTGTTCCAGGTGGCATAAAGTGGGCTAGTGCATCCGGGTTAGCAATAACCAATATTAATGGTCTCACTGCTTCAAAACAAGATTTAGCTTTTGGTTATTCTGGAACCGTACCAGCATTTTCTTCTTCTGGATCTACACATACACTTAACATTCCATTAGCTGGTACAGGAGCTACAGGTTTAGTCTCCAGTCAAGCGCAAAGTTTTGCTGGAATAAAAACTTTCACTAATGCTGTTAATATCACTGACAATACAGGTTCAGGATCGTATACATCTGGTGCTTTAGTAGTTACTGGTGGAGTAGGTATTGGTGGAACACTTAATGTTCAAGGTGATTTGAATGTCCAAGGTACATTCACCACTATAAACTCCACAACAATTACTGTTGCTGATAAAAATATTGAATTAGGTGTTGTAGCAACACCGACAGATTTAACTGCTCAAGGCGGTGGAATTACTTTACGTGGTGGGACAGACAAATCTATAAACTGGTACTCTGGTGTAGGTTGGTCTTCTTCAGAAAGTTTAAATTTAGCTTCTGGAAACACATTTAAGATAAATAATGGAATTGTCCTTTCTGCTACATCATTAGGCACTGGAGTTACAAATTCTAGCCTTACAGCATTAGGAACAATTACTACTGGTACTTGGTCTGCTACAGCTATCACGGCATTATATGGTGGTACTGGTTTAGTTCCATCTTTTACAGTTGGAGATATTCTTTACGCAAATACAGCTAGTACTTGGGGAAGATTAACAGCAAATTCGAATGCTGGGTATGTTTTAACTTCAGCAGGTTCAGGAGCTACTCCGACATATGTAGCACAATCCACTTTGTCAGTTGGGTTAGCCACAACTGCTACATATGCTCACCAATCTGGATACGCAATAACTTCAGGAACTGCTACAACTGCAATAAATTTAAATACTGTAGCAGCAAGTACAAACACAAATCATCACATTTTATTTTCTCCAACAAATGGAGGTAGTGGTGTAGCTGTTTCTTCTGATGCTGGACTATTATTCAATCCAGCTTCAAACACACTCACAACTAACACATTTTCTGCAGGTGTATCTGTAAACACTGTTGCAGCAAGTATTACAGGATCTACAGCTTCAACAAGTCCATCATCAGGTGCATTGATTGTCACTGGAGGCGTTGGAATTGGTGGTAGTTTGTACGTTGCATCTGCCACAGCAATTTCTGGGGTAACCATTAATAATGGTATCATTACGGGTAATCTTACAGGAACTGCAACCACTGCTACAACTTCTGGTTTTGCTACAACATCTGCAAACTTAAATGTTGCAAATGCTGCCTCTGGAACTTTCTTCCCTGTACTTTCAAATACAGCATCTTCAACAAGTGGTATTGGCGCATCTGTAAATGGTTTCTTTTCATTCAATACAGCAACTGGAGCATTTGGTGCAACTTCTGTAAGTATACTTGCCGGACAATCTTATAGTATTGGTGGCAATAGTGTTCTTTCTGCAACTTCACTTGGTATAGGAGTTACAAATTCTTCTCTGACTGCAGTAGGAACAATTTCTACTGGTACTTGGTCAGCAACTGCAATAACTGCATTTTATGGTGGAACTGGATACAATTCATACACAGTTGGCGATTTACTAGTTGGCGCAGGATCAACTTTATATAAATTACCTGTAGGAACTAATAATTTTGTACTTACTGCTGACAATACTGCTCCTGGTGGTGTAAAGTGGACAGCAACAGCAGCGACAGGCGTAACAACCCTTAACGGATTAAATGCTGGATTGCAATATTTTGCCACTGGGACTTCTGGATCTGGATTTAATATATCTTCTTCCGGGTCTACGCACACATTCAATATTCCCATTGCTGGAACTGGTGCTACTGGTCTTGTTTCAACACTTGCTCAATCTTTCGCTGGTGTAAAAACCTTCACAAATGACACTGTAATTTCATCAAGCACAGTTTCAACATCTACTACCACTGGTGCTTTAACTATCACTGGTGGAGTGGGCATTGGTGGAAGCTTATATACTGGAACTTCAACCGCTAGTAGTATTTCTGGTGTAGTTTTAAATAATGGTGTCATAACTACTGGAAGTTGGTCAGCTACAGCAATAACAGCTAGATATGGTGGTACTGGAAACACTTCCTACACTCTTGGAGATTTGCTAGTAGGTGCTGGATCAACATTTATCAAGCTTCCTGTAGGCATAAATAGTTATGTTCTAGGTGCTGATTCATCTAAGCCATCAGGAATTGGTTGGACTACTGTAACTCCATTAACTGTTTCAGATATACCTCCAGCAAGTCCAAAAAATGCTGATCTTTGGTTCAATTCTTTAGATGGTGGTTTACTTGTTTATTACAATGATGTTGATACGGCTCAATGGGTAGAAATCGCTCTTGGTAGTGGTATTGATTTATCTCAACCTGTTCATATAACTAATACTACACCTTCTACATCAACTTCTACTGGCGCTTTGATTGTTGATGGTGGGGTTGGAGTTGTAGGAACAGTATTTGCATCATCTTTTAGTATCAATGGAATTTATGATCAAATTTCATCTACATTAGTAACATCTGCCACCACTGTAAATCAAGTTGCATTATCTTTAGACGCATCATCATTTAGAACAGCAAAGATGTTTGTTCAAGTGACATCTGGTTCAAATTATCATTCACAAGAAATTTTGATGGTCCATGATGGCAGCCAAGTATATATGACTGAATATGCAATGGTCAATACTGGTGCAATTGGATCAACATTTGATGGAGATATTTCTGGCGGAAATATGAGATTTTTAGTAACACCAACAAATGCAGTAACAACTTATAAAATTGCTTGTTCTGCTATGAGGATTTAGTAATGGCAATAAAGCGTAGTTTTATATTATCTAGTGGACTTGGGGTAAGTGCTGATAATATTTTTGTTGTCAATAATACGAATTCAGTTTCATCCACTACTGGTTCAATTATATCTACTGGAGGAGTTGGAATTGGTCAGTCTGTATCGATAAGTGGCAGATTACAATTATTCAACGGTGCTAATTACACTGCTTTTGTTTCTTCTGCATCAGGCAATACAGTATATATATTACCATCATCTTCACCAGCCACGGGAACTTCTGTTCTGCAATCAACTTCTGCTGGTGTAATGTCTTGGGTTCCGATGACCACTTCAAGTGGTACCTCTGGATTAGCTACAACTGCTGAAAATATCAATACAGTTGCAGCATCTACAAACGCTACACACTTTATTTTATTTTCTCCAGTAAATGGAGGTAGTGGAGTTGCTGTTTCCTCTGACACAGGTCTTACATTCAATCCAGCATCAAATACAATTTCACTTTCTACATTATCAGCTACAACTGTCAATACATCTACAGCAAGTGTGTCAGGTTCTACTGCATCAACAAGTCCAACAGCTGGAGCTATAGTTGTCACAGGTGGTGTTGGTATAGGTCAATCTGTTTCTGTTGGTGGTAGATTACAATTATTCAATGGCGCTAATTACACTGCTTTTGTTTCTTCTGCTTCAGGCAATACTGTCTATACTTTACCAGCTACATCACCATCTACAGGATCATCGGTATTACAATCTGATTCCGCTGGTGTAATGTCTTGGGTGCCTATGACTGCTACAGGTGGTGCTTCTGGTAATACTGCTCAAAATATTGTTGTAAATAGTGCTGGAAATGCAAGTGCTTTTCATCCAATTTTATTTACACCAGCTTCATTATCTGCTGGTTCTGCTGTTTCAAGTGATGGGACTATAACATTCAATCCATCAACAGAAATATTGAATGTTTCTGGTTTAGCAATTACAGCCACCACTGCTTCAACTTCAACATCAAATGGGGCTTTACAAGTTGCTGGTGGAGTGGGAATTTCTGGTAGATTATCTTTCAATCAAGCATCTTTTGGAACAACTGGTATAGCCACAAATCCAACTATGGCTATGATTGGTCAAACTGGCGATCCTATATTTATGTCAGTGCTTGAAGATAATTCAATTTCTTTTGAAGGCACTCAAGGTCAGCTATTTTCTATCACACCAAATCTTTCAACAGGATATATATATTCAGTAAATGACATTACTGGAATCCCATTGATCAGAGCAAATGCAAATGCTAATGTAACTGCAAATGAATATGCTGGAAATTTTGGTATTGGTCTTACAAATCCAGGTTATAAATTACACGTTTTAGGTTCAGTAGGTTTTACAAGCACAACAGTTTCGACATCAACTACAACTGGTACACTGATTGTTGGAGGTGGAGTTGGAATTGGTGGAAGCTTATATGTTGCTTCAGCTACAGCAATTTCTGGCGTAATTATAAACAATGGGATTATCACAGGTAATTTAACAGGAACAGCTACAACATCTGGATTTGCCACTACTTCAAATTATTCAAATCAATCTGGCTATGGAATTACAGCTGGATTAGCTACAACTGCTACTTACTCTCATCAGGCTGGATATGCGATAACATCAGGGTCTGCAAGCATAGCTACAACTGCTACTTATTCTCATCAAGCAGGTTATGCAATCACGTC